GCTGCTTGTGCGCTGGGGGTGGTGGCGGTGAGGAGGGTGATGAGTCCTGCGCCGATGCCTGCGAATGCACGCCGGATACTGATCATGTGCATGTCACTTCCTTGTCTGTTGGTGCCCGCTCGTGGATGGCTGGCAAGGCCATGCGGACAGGGGGCACACCCAACCGTGTCGGCTGACTGTGCCCCCAACCCGCACAGGGTCAACGGCCGGTGGCGCAGATTCCGTGCGTGGGGCGCCCGCCGTGACGCTTCGGGACAGGGCCGCGGTAGAGCGTCCACGTGTCCCGTCCGGCGAGGTACGGGTCAAGCCGTACCAGGGCGCAGCGAGCGACGCGGGCACGGGTACGGGCGTAGCGGACAGTGGGCATGAATGCCCCTTCCAGTAGTAGGTGGTGACGGTGAGGCCATGCGGACATCAGGCGCACCCCCGCAGGGGAGGGTGCGCGCCGGACCCGCAGGGGTCAGTCACCGACGTTGCCGTCACAGTGGGGTGCATCACAGCCCCAGTTGATACCGGGGCCGCACGTGCGCTCCGGCTTCGGCTCGGGCAGGTACGTGTCCGGTCGCAGTGCCGGGTACCTCTCCAGCCCGAAGCGCTCCCAGACGGCGGGTGAGGGCATCGCGTCGTCCACGAGGGCGTGCCACAGGTCTGTGGCCACGCTGTACCCGGCATCGGTGAACGCGTTGGCCAAGGCGGATGCATCGTAGGCCCGTGCCGTGTTGAAGGTTTCGATGTTGTCGCCCGTGACAGGGTTGTCGACGAACACGTTGAAACTCATTGTCTGCTTGCCTTCCGCTTGGGTTGTGAGCCGGTACCGGTACACACAGGCCAGGCCAGCGCGGGGCGGGCGGGGGCTGTGTGCGCCGGAGATCGGATCACCCCCTAGTGGGTGTGTGCGGGCTGTGTGTAGCCCTCCGCGGCGATGCGGGTGTATGCGGCGTATGTCGTCTTGTCGGATGACCAGCCCTTGGCCACGGTGCGGCCGGACACGGTGACTTTCGCGGGTGACTCGGCTGTCGAGTAGCCGTTGCCCGGACGCTGCCAGTACTCGACACGCTGCCCCAGCGGTGATGTTGCATTGAGTGTGGTGCGCCATTCCCAGGCCATGATCGTGCTCCTTTCCGCCAGGCCGTCCGGCCTGCCGCAACCCACGCACGGCCCCCGCAGAGGCGCCCGTGGGCTGCGACTGCCAGACGGACTCAGCTGCGAGGCTGGCGCATGAGCCGTTCTGTCTCGCGCGAGGCGCCGTCGGTGAAGGCGGGGCTGCCTGTGCCACCGGTGCCCTGACGGACGGGAACACCCTTGGGTGCAGCTTTCCGGCGCTTGTCGGCGTAGTCCCGCATGCGCTTGAGCTTCGCCCAGTACTTGCGCTGTTGGCTGCGCGACAGCTGTTCGTACTGGTCTGCTGTCAGATAGCCGTACTTCCCGCCGACCATGGGCACTGTGGACGCTTCGCGGTCCATGTGTGCCCTGCCGGTCGGCCCGTACATCGTGCCGCCCATCTTCGCCCACCCCGTGCGGGGGTCTTCGAAGGGCACAGGCTCGGGCTGAGGGTCACCTACCGTGCGGCGGGTGACGTCGCTTGCCAGGGGCTGTGTGGCGCGTCCACGGACCAGGGCTGGTCCGGGGGAGGACGCTGCACGGTTTCCGCCTTCCTCGCGTCCCTCGGGGGCGCGGGGGGCCTCGGGCATGGGCAGCGCGCCCGCAGCGACCTTCCGCGCCTGGACGGCGCGGCGTACGGTCGCATCACGGGGGTCACCCTTGGGTGACCCCGTGGCCACCACGGGAAGCGTGGGGTCAACCTCAACGGCGACAGGGTGCGCACCGATGTGGCCAGCTTTGGACAGCTTCACGCCCGGGGTGAGGCACTCGGGGCACGTGCCCGTGTGCTCCTGCTCGTTCACGCTGCCCTCTACGGGCGCGCGGCGGTGCTTCGCTTTGACCGAACACGTTGTCGTATTCATGATCATCTCGCTTTCCGTCTCGGATTTCCGGGCGGGGGCATGAGTGCCCCCGCCCACCACTACAGGCCTCCCGCGACGCGTTCAGCCTCTTACCCCGGGGATTGCTTGTCAGGCGCACCCAGGGGCGTACAGCACTTCCCTCCCCGGCACACAGGGGCCGGGGGCAGGGCACGCACCGCGGGCAAGTCACCTTGACCCCGGACATGGGTGTCGGGGGGAGCCTGGCAGGCTCAGGGCGAACGTGATCGTCCGCACGGGCAGGATCTTGCGGTGCGCGTCGCGAGGAGGGCGTACTCGCCCATGGCCGCGGGACATGGGTGTCCCGTGGCTCGCGAAAGCATGTCGTCACACTGTGCAGTTCTCAAGGAACGGATCAAGCAACGCAGGGCACCTGCCCCGATGGCCCCGGGCGTCGTCGCCCGGTGACTGCGCATGAAACTGATCTTGAGGTCCAAGATCGCCAAGGACACGGGGGTGCACGCACGGTCGTTGGCTGCCGCGTCTAACCGGAGGGAATACTCCGGGCCAGAACACCAACGGGTGTGCGAGCCACCCGAGCCCCAGGGGTCGCCTGGTCACTCAGAGTGAGAAAGCCGGTGCACGCAAGGTCACCTCCTGACTACGAAGCGTGAACCGGCAGGATGATCAAAGGCCGGTGACGGGGGCCAGGGGGAGGGCGAGGAGACCCTCCCCCCGGGAGCTCACAGACCCTGGGGCATCTGCGCGACCCTGGTCCGGTCGTAGATCCGAATGACCTGGACCGCCCGACCGAACGACTCCTCACCCTGACCACCCAGGGTGATCACCGCATCCGCCACCTGCGGGTGACGCGAGGCCAGCCGGGCCAGCACCGTGGCCAGGTCGGCGCCGTCGCCCATGATCCGGCGGAGGCGCGAGGTGAAGATCATCAGGCGGTCGTCCTCACCCGGGGCCACGGGCAGCACAGCCACGACCGGGAAGTCCGTGATCTTGTGCACACGGGTCTCCTCGCCCTGGGGCTGCGCAAAGGGCGTGACGAGGTAAGCCTTGGCGTTCATGATCATCCTCTCGGTCGGTACCGCCTGCCCGGGGAGGCCTTCCGCCTGCCCTTCGATGTCTCTAGTATAGCCCCCTGGGGGTCACGAGAACAGCACGGACAGGTCACGGATAGGTCACGAATGTGATGTCACTCAGCGTCAACCGGCGGTTACTCAGCGTCAACCGGCGCTCACGTGAGCACATGGGGGATTTGAGGGCAATTCGGACATTTACCTCGAATTCCGACAAATTTCCCGCAGTGGTGCCGTGAGAAATATATACCCCGAAACCACCTATGGCGATCCCGACATAAGGTACATATCGACCAGCGTATTCCCGCGCCACCCTTGGCACACCCGTGGGACAGTAGCCCCATGGAATCCAACCAGAGCACCGAACACGTCACCGTCCTGCCTGCCGACCTCTACGACGAGCTGGCCACCGACGCCCCGGCCGAACCCAGCGAGGCCCTCCGGGAGGCCGCAGCACGCGCCAGGGAGGTCGTTGTACAGCGGTAGACTGCAGGCGCTCCTGGCAACGCGGGAGACGCACAGTGGGCCCTGGATTCAGAGATCCGGGGCCCACCGCTATGCTGCCGCGGCGTATCCGAGCCGCTCGATCAGCACCGCCCCGACGAAGCGGGTGTACGCCGGGGGCACCGCCTGCCGGATCCCGTCCTGGTTGGCCCAGGGCATCTGCATGACCTCCCTGGCCTTCTCAAGGCCGGAGAAGTTGCCGACGAGGGAATGGAACTCCCCCTCGGCCGCGGGCCGTCCCATGCGCGCTGTGGGCGCCTTGTGGGGCGGGTGTGCGCCGGGGTGCAGGCGCAGGGGCCAGCTGGTCTCGAACAGCCGGTGGCGGTAGGTCGTGAGGCCGAACATCGCCCCGCACAGCAGCACCGGATCCACGAGCGGGGCGCCGACCACGTTCTCGATGACGTAGGGCCGCCCGCTGGCCCTCAGGGCGCTTCGCGTCGGCCCGATGAGGTCCGGGTGCCGGTAGGCGGCGGGAGCCCCGTGGCGGGCCACGGAGTAGGCGCGGCAGGGCGGTGAGGCGTGGACGGCGTCGTACTTATGGCCGTGGTCGTAGAGGTACTCCAGGGCGTCGCCGTGGATGAAGCGGACACCGTCGGGCCGGTGCTGCGGGTGGATGGGGCGGATGTCGACGCCGGTCACGTCGAACCCGGCGAGGTGATAGCCGTACCCGGCGCCGAACTGGCCACAGAACAAGTCCAGCAGTCGTGGCCGTTCCATGAAACACCCCCTGCGCTCTTTGATCCGAGCGTAGAGGGCGCAAAATATCTTGTAATCTGAGGTGTTTTTGCGGGCTGGCGTCTCCGGATTGGTGGCCGGTTTTCCGGGATCCACGGCTGTGGGAATCTTGTCCCATGGGCAAAGGGAATGAATCCATGGACCTGCACGACTGGACGGCGGTGGCCACGCGGATCTGGGGGCCGGAGCCGACTCCGCTCCACGACGGCATCCTGTCGGTGCTGATTCCGCTGGCGGACATCGCCCGGCAGGCGCGTACCGGCCTGGAGGGCGGTCAGGTGGACCGGGAGGAGCTGGCCAAGGAGTATGGCAACCTCATCCTGACCACGCTGCGGTTCATCCGGGACGCCGGTCTGGATCCTGATTTCTGTGTCCGGTTGGCCGAGGATGCCCAGCGGCGTTATGCCTCCCGCCTGGGCGGGTGACTTCTGTCGGGACAGGGAATCAACGGTAGAGGCAGCAATATGGCTTGTAATCCAAGACGTGACCCCGCGGGACTGGTTTCAGATCCACGGCCCTGGCATGCTGCTGGCCATGAAGGAGTGGCATGGCGAGGCAGCCTGGCAGAAGACCCCCTGCACACGGTGCGGGACGTTCCATCCGCGGCACTGTCCCGACTGCCCGAACGATCCGCCCTGCGCCGACCATGTGTGCTCCTGGCCTGACGACGGGGATGTGGAAGGGTGAGGGCATGGACATCGGAGAGGCCGTCGAGGCCATGAAGAACGGCGCGAGAGTGCGGCGCACGGGATGGGCCGGAGAGCGGAACTGGTGGACAGCCCTCGCCTTCCCGGGAGACGGCAGGACCGTCACCGACTGGCCGTTCTTCGTCAAGCACTGGACGGACGGGACCGTAGCCTGGGCGCCGACCCACGACGACCTGCTCGCCGAGGACTGGGAGCTGGTCGGCGTCAGCCGCACAGAGACCGGGCAGCTGGATGAGCCCGACGAGGACCCCGCCGATGTGCAGGCCGCCTACGAGCGGGGCACCAAGGGATGGACGGGGATCCGGTGAGCGAGGCATCCCTGCCACCCGGGGTGATTCACTGATCCCCCTGGGATTCCAAGACGTGGCTCGGAGAGTGTCTTTCGATCCGAAGGTTTACTTGCCGTGGTTGGGGCCGTTGCAGGGGGTCTCGGTCACGGCGATGTTCTGGTTGTTCTCGTCCCGGGTGTAGATGACGATGACGGTTCCCCCGCAGGGGCACTGCTTCACGCTCTGGACGTGTGTGGCCATGTTTTTCTCCTGGTGGGTGAACGAGAGCGGCCCGCCCCTCGGGGAGGGCGGGCCGCATGCTACGGGCAGGGCGTCACATGCCGGGGTGGTCGAACTTCCCCTCCTTGGCGCCGGTGATGAACGCCGTCCACTCGTCGGCCGTGTAGTCGATCTGTGTGCCTGTGCGCTTGGAGTTGCGTGTCTGGACGGTGCCGTCGGCCAGGAACTGGACGTCGAAGCAGCTGCTGCCGTCGTTGGCCGAGGCGTTGTACCAGGGCTTGAGGATCTGAGGCTGGGACATGCGATACCTCCGTGATGGTGTTCGTGGTGGTGGTGGTGCGGGTTGAGTGTAGGTCAGACGGCTGACGGGTGTGGTCAGTTCACCGCCCCCCGGTATCTGGCCTGCTGCTCGGCCGAGTTCTTCGCCCAGCCCTTGTTGAGGATGCGTTCCAGCTGGGCCTGCATGACGGATGCGTCGTCCCCGGGGATCGTCACGTGGATGACGACGTCCCTGTGCCGCAGCCAGGTCCACCGCCGTACATGGAGGGTGAGGACGACTGCGCCGTCCGGTGCCGGGGTGAGCTGCGTTCTGGTCCATCTGGCCGCACGTTCCATGCCCGCCCCTGGTGCTGGTCGCGATGATGGTTTCGCAGCGTAGCAGCGGATCAGCCCTCTGTGATGGTGCTTGGCCGTTCCTGATCCCACTGGTCGAGTTCGAACAGGACCCGGCCCGCACAGGCGCGGAAGCCGCGCTGCCAGTCGGTGTGGTCCTCGGTGTCGGCGATGTACACGGCCTGCCGGACGCGTTCGGTGATCTCCTGGGCGCCGGAGAACGCCTCCAGCACTGCATCAGCGTGGGCGTACCAGGCCGCCCGTGCGTGGTCCCACTCGGTGCCCTCGGCGAGGAATGCCTTCGATCCGGCGTGCCCGGCGAGTGCCTGGGCGGTGCGGTTGCGGAGTAGAGCACGCTGCTGTTCGCATGCGTCTTCTTCGTCGATCGTCTGGTGTGGCAGCTCGCAGATGTCCGGCTGCCTGCCGGGGGTGTCCGTCATGGCGCCTCCTTGTGTGTGCTCTCCCGGACGATCCGGTCGGCGAGTGCTTCCAGACGCAGTGCGAGGTCTCCCTCGTAGCGACCGGGCCATCTGGTCTGGATCATCGCCGCGGCGGAGCGCAGCATGTCACGGTGGGTCAGGTCGCGGACCGTCAGACTGACGGGTCGTCGGTCGTTCATGCCAGTTCCCAGTCCTCGGCGAGCTGGTGGAAGGCGTTGGGGAACAGGGGGATGCGGGTGCCGTCGTGGAGGGTGGCCACGAACATGGGGGCGTATCCCTCGGGCTGGTCCAGGCGGACGCTGACCAGCACCTGCGGGCCTGGTTCAATCTGGGTCCACAGGTGCCGCCGGACGGCGTGCCCGTTCTTCATGGCTCTGATGGCCCACCCGAAGTCCCGCTGGTGGACGGGGATCTGGTCGTTCATGGCGTCACCACGATCCTGGCCAGAGGCACGCCCTTGCCGAGCTGGCGGTGGAGCTGCCGCAGCCGTGCGACGGCGCGTACGTCCTGTCTCTTCAGGGCGCGCCGGGCAGGCAGGGGCAGCTCGCCCCAGCAGTCGAAGCACAGGTACTTGCCGGGACCCGCCTCACCGTCATAGCACGCCGGGCACCGCCGTGGGGGCGGGGGTGGTGGAGGCGGTGGCACAGGAGTGCGCTCTGGTTCGAGACCTGGCTTCGGGTGATGGTTCACTGATCCCCGCAGACGTGCTCTTCGATGGCGAACGGCTGGCCGTCCTCGTCGTGGAGGGTCAGGCCGGTCTCTTCGTCGTACCAGCCGTCGCCCTCGTACAGAGTCTCCGGCGGCTGGCTCTCGCACATGTCGGACTGCCCGTCGAGCCGGATGAGGATGTCGGCTGTGGGGTCCGGGCCCTCCTCGGTGGCGGCGATGTCCTCGAAGAACCCGGGTGTCACACCCATGACGTCCGCGTCCACGGCGCACAGGAGATCCGTCACCCGGTACCACGCCACCCAGGACACCTCGCCCGGTGAGTTCACCCGTGCCGCCCCGGGGTCGGCGGCCAGCCCGGCGAACAGGGTGTGGTACTCCCCGCCCTCGTTCACCCTGCTCTCTACCAACCGGAGACTCTTCAGCTCGACACCGGTCTCCTCCCGGACTTCCCGGTGTGCGGTCTGCGCCGCTTCCTCACCGGCGTGCACCGCTCCGTACACGTGGTCGCCGAGCCCGGCGTACGTCTTGTCGGCGGCACGCCCTTGGACCAGGATCCGGCCGTCGCCATCACGCACGACGACACTCACGATCGGCAGATGTGCTCCGGCGTGGGCACGCCACTCGCTCCTCGGTACACCGCGCACCACCACACGGCCTGCGGTGTCGACCAGGTCGACCGGCTCATGAGCGCTCACTCCACACCTGCCTTCTTCGCGCAGCACCGGCACAGCAGCAGGTCGTGGCCGTTGATCTCGTGCAGGCCGATGCCGTCGGCGAAGAACCACACCTGGCAGTTGTCGCAGATGTCGAGGTCGTCGGGGCAGACGACGCCTCCGCGACGGGGCATCCAGGCGCGGTCCAGGCTTGCACAGGCGGGGTCGTGGGCGAGGAGCTTGTCGCGGCGGTCGGTATACAGGCCGCCGCCGTCGGGGTCCGTGGCCCACCGGATCACCGCCGGGTAGTCGTCACTGGTCATGGTCGGGTGCCTTGCTCAGGACGTCGCGTGCGGCGTCGTGCATCACGTCGGCGGGCAGTACCACGGCGAACTCGTCCACTCCGATGCTGGCGTCATGCTGGCCGAGTTCGTCCAGCAGGTGCGGTTCGTCGGGGATTTTCCCGATGACGAGGTAGCGGCCGTCTTCGAGTTCGAAGATGTCGGGGCAGGTCTGGCCGGTGACGCTGCCGCGCTGCCGGGGGCTGCTGCCGCAGCGGCGGGTGATCTTCACGGGGCGTTCTCCTTGTGTGCAGTGCTGGCGGCTCATGCGGTCTGCTGGGTGGTGCTGTCGCTGTGGATGTCGATTTCATCCAGGGTGATCCTGCCCGTCCTGAGTGCGATGACCACTGCAGGCATGGCGCGCTTCACGCCCAGCTTGCGGTAGGCGCGGGTCAGGATCTCCGAGACCGTGTGGGGGGTGACGGCCAGCTTTTGGGCGATCTGGGCGTCGGTGAGTCCCCCGGCCTTGAGGACGAGGACTTCCCGCTGCCGCGGGGACAGGGGCGGCTCGTAGGGTGCAGTCACGGCGTGCCCACCCCGCTGACGTGTACCCACTTGTCGTAGGGGATGAGGCGACCGTCGACATGGACGTAGCAGCCGGACAGCAGTTCGTACTGCACACGGATGCCGGTGTTCTCGCCCTTCCCGACACAGGTGTGCCGGTCGACGTTGGCAGCGAGGAACCCGACGCCGCTGAAGAACGCCCCCACCCCGCAGATGATGCCCGCAGTGACGGCCAGCGTGGCGAGGGTGTCGCTCATGATGTTGTTGTGGACCTTGACCAACACCCAGATGACGGCGAGGCAGGCCGCGGTGATGCCGAGCAGGAACCAGTAGGTCACGCCGCTTCCCTCCGGGTGTACGTCAGGCCGCCAGCTGCGGACTGTTGGGAGTGCCAGATCTCACCGCGCGTACGGCCGACGTTCATGGCTTCGATGACAGCCATCTGCACGGTGCTTGCACGGGAGCTGCCCCACTTCACATCCACGAAGACCACCGAGAGAGTCCGTGGGTCCCGGCTGTTGTTGCGGATCTCGTCCAGCCCGTCGAAGACGATGTAGTCCATGACGCCACCCAGATGGAAGATGTCCTTCGGGTTGTAGATGTTGTCCGGTGCGTAGGGGAACGCCTGCTGGGCGACATGTCCGTTGTAGCTGCCGCGGCTGGCGGCTACAGCTCGCTGTGCGCGCTGTTCCATCTCGGCGCTGTGGGACTGGGCAGTCGTGGTCAGCTGCTGGGTGAGTCCTAGGGAGCGCTGCTGTTCGTCGGCGAGGGACTTCTTCGTCCTGGTCAGCATGACGGCCAGGACGAGTGTGGCGATGAGCAGGAGAACGATCACAGCCCGCTCACTTCATGATCAGGAGCTGGGTGCCGACCACCAGCTGGCGGTTGTCCGAGGTGGACTCCACGAACACCTCGTAGCCATCGAACTTGCCCGGTGCGACCCTGGTGTCCCCGTGAGGGATGCCGACGATGTCGCGGGCCTCGGGGCCGACGTAGATCTGGCTGGTCGCCTTGTCCATGACGGCGATGCCCTTGTTGCCCTGGACCTTTTCACTGGTGCGCTGGCCTGCCGAGAAGAGCTGGTACCAGCCCATGCCGACCTCGAACTTGCCGTTGGTGATCTTGTTGAGGAAGTCGTCGATACGGACGACGTAGCCGACCGGCTCACCTTCGGGGAACTTCTTCGTCGGCCGCTTGCGCTTGAGCCACGCCTTGTCCGTCTTGGTCACCGGCACCAGCTTGTAGGCGGTGTGCGCGAGCGGGACGAGCTTCTGCTTCACTGCGGCGGCGTCGACCTGGCCGCCGACGGCGAAGGCGCTGCGGGTGCCGCGGACACCGGTTGCGGCGCGGGTGGCGACGTACGAAGTGTAGGACTCCTTGATGCGCTCGACGGCCTGCTCCAGATCAGCTTCCGTGGTGGCGTCCCACAGGGCAACGTTCCACTTGGCGTAGCCGAAGTCGTAGAGCTCCTTGGCCGATCGCTCGTCAGGGGCGAGGCCCAGCATGATGCGGTTGACGGGGAGAGCGGCGAAGCGCTTTTGCATCTCCTCCTGCAGCACCGTCACCGGCGTGCGCCCGAAGGACGGGCGCTTTCCGTCCCGTGTGCGGCTGGCGTTCTCGAAGCCGTCGGTGAGGAGGTAGTACGTGAAGTCGTGGGCGCCGTACTTCTCCGGCACCGCCTCGGTGTCATCCAGCGCGAGGTGGACGGCGTCCGCCATGGCGGTCATGCCCTTGATCGTGTAGAGGCCCTTGACGCTGGGCAGCCGGAACACGTCCATGTCCCAGATGTGGCACTCGGCGTCGTCGGAGAACGAGTAGACCGAGATGCGGGTCTCTTCGTTGTCCTCCTTGGACTTCTTCGCGAGGAATGCCACCAGATCGTCGGTGACCTTCACGACCTTGTGCTGCAGGTGGCCCATCGAGCCGGAGGCGTCGAGCAGGAGCGTGATGTGGTTGATGTAGTTCTGCTTCGTGGACACGTGTGTTCCGTGCCTTCCTTGTCGGTGGTTCTGTGGCCGGATCCTATGCCTGGCCGGGTTGACGCGGCAGCATTCTGCGCAGCCGGTGTGGTATGCCGTGCGGGGCATGACGAAGGCCCCGGTCGCTCTCACCTGACCGGGGCCTGCCGGGTGCGGATGCTGGTCCCTTGCCCCGCACCGGGCGAGCCCATCATGCCATGGTGGCGGGGCCGCTACTATCGTCTTCAGTACATCCGAGCAAAGTGAGGTCCCTCATGAACCCCAGCCGTGACGCCGACGAGTCAGGTGTTTCCTCTGCAGGCCCCGAGCGGATCTCGCTCGTGCGGCTGGCTGCGCAGAGTAACGGTTCGTCATCGCCCGCCCTGACCCGTGTCGTGTCGAAGGGCGCGGTGACGAGCGGGCCGGGCCGGGTCGCGGTCGCCGCCTTCAACTCCTCCGTCTGACCCTCTTCGGCCTGTCGGGCAGCACTTTGATCATGAGGTGCTGCCCGCACAGGCCGAGGATGCCTTCGGCCCAGTCAAGGGTGAGGGTCGCTCTGCCGGTGAGCATGGTGTTCATGTGTTTGGTGGAGACACCGAGCTGGCGGCAGACCTCGGCCTGAGAGATGCCCGCCTTGTGCAGGGCTATGCGGACCTGGACGCGCAGTTGCTCCTCGGCGGTGGGTGGTTCGTCGGTCAAGGGTCAGGCATCCTTGGTGGGCTGCGCCACAACAGCGGGCTGCCCGGCGGCCGGGCCGCGGACGATGTCCTGAGCGATCAGCGTGTACATCCGGTCCACGGCGCCGTCCAGCTCCGCCTGGATATGGCCAGCGGCATACGCCCAGCGGCGGAGCTTTCGTCGGATGGCTGCTGACCCCACGAGCGGCACCGTCTCGGGCTGTGGCGTCTCGGCGGCCATGCGGCGCAACTCGGCGAGGGCGTCCTGTTCGTCGTCGTTGATCCCGTGATCATCGTGCTCGATCTCGGCGTCGGCGAGGTTGAGCGCGTACTCCAGCATTCGCCGCTCGATGGGTGACAGCACGGTGGCCCGGTCGGTGGTCGCGGGCAGCACGGCCAACACCGCGTCCAGCAGCGGCGCGTTCGGGTTCCACGCCTCGGCCGGGTCTGCGTCCACAAGCAGCGTCTTGGCCATGCCGAGCGCGGCGTACCCCTTGGCGCACAGGTCGTGCCTCGGCTCCAGCGGTTCGCAGCAGATCCACTCGGCGACGATGTGCTGCTCGGCGACCGCCCACAGCTTCGCGGACAGCGCGGCCCGGTCCACGGCAGACGGCACCATGGTGTTTGCGTTCTCATCGAGCCCCAGTGCATCCAGTACTTCCGCCGCGGGAATCATCACGTCGGTGCCATACGTGCGGCAGAGCTGATAGACCCGCTTCATGCTGTGCATCGCGTGCAGGTTCGCGGCCTCAGTGGCTTCGTGTGCGGCTTTCTGCAGCCGGGCGTAGGCGGGACTCTCAGGCACGGCGTCAGAATCCCGCATCATGACGGCTCCTCTCCGTCGAGGGCGGCGTCGAGGGCGCTGATCACGGATTCCCAGCCGCGGGTGTAGGCGCGGCCGAGTTCACTGGCCCGCTGCGAGGAGTGCGGCTGTCGGGGGATTGCGCGGACGCGTTTGATGGCGGCCTCGGCGCGTTCGGCACGTCCGCGTAGTCCGTCCGCTCCGAAAATTCGTTCGGCCACACTGGGCGACGCAACGGTGATCATGCCGTCCGACCAGTGGACGAGCAGCCAGCCCGGCAGGGGCCACGCGTCGCCGTCATTGGTGTAGATGAGGAGCTGCTGGCCGTCGTGCCAGGCGTACCGCTCGGGGGTGAGCCACGTGGGCAGGCTGCGGGTGCCGTCCCAGATGTGGGTGTGGGTGACGGTCGGCTGGTGGGTCACGTCCGGCTCCGGTTGTGTGCTTCCTCGACCTGCCCGGCAAGCAGTCGGCACTGGTCGCGGACGTAGGCGAGGTCGCGGTAGACCTCACCGAGGATCACGGGGAAGTCGGAGGCGAACTGCTGACGCATCTCCTCCAGGTGCGGGGCGATGCGGCGCAGCAGGGCATCGTTGCCGGGCTTCTGGTCCCAGGCGTGTCCGCAGTCAAATCCGATCCAGTACACGTGGTCCGGCTCGCCGGGGCTGGGGATGTGGCAGATGCCCTGGGACTCGTCTGTGGTGTCCTGGCAGAACGTGGCGAAGTTCAGGCCGCCGTGTACGTCGGCGCCGATTTTGAACGGGTTCATTTCGAACCAGGGGTGGCCCTCGGACACGCCGACGTACCCGCACCAGGATCCGCTCTGCGTTGCCCGCTTGGCCAGGCACGGCAGACCGCTGGCCTCGTCCTGCCACTGCATCTTGTCGGGCTCGTCCTGCCAGGGGCCGTCACCCCAGTCGGACTTGTCCATGGTTCTCCAGCTCTTGGTCTCCATGTCAGTCCTCGCTGTTCCGCAGTGCGCGGACTTCTGCGACGGCGTCGTATGACTCCCGGTCCGCATCTGCTGGGATGCCCGCACGGATTCTGTCTTTGATCGCCTGTAGTGTCTCGACGGTGATGACGCCAGGCTTCTCACAGCGGATGATCACCTCATCGCCTTCCTTGATGCCTGCTGCTCGCTGCATGGCGACGGGAATGGTGATCCGGCCGCGTGGTCCCACGGTGGTCATGTCAGGCTTCCTTCGGGATCGTGAACCAGCCGGGTCCCTCGACGGCGTCCAGGCCGAGCCGGTCTGCGACAGCACGCAGGTCGTCGTTCCAGCGGTCGCGCTCGAATCTGCTGGCGTTGGGACGCTCACCGGAGTGGTGGGTGTATTCGACCTGGTCCCACCGGTTGACCAGGAACGCCATGCCCCGGGCGCGGAAGTAGCCCACATTGCCGTCGTTGAGACAGAACCCGGGGTCCTCGTCGAGCAGGGCCTGGTCGGTGTCGCTGCGCAGGCGCAGGCCGTAGATGGTGTAGACGGCCGGGGGTCCGTCTGCCGCCTGGTCGCCGGGGATGTGCTGGGTGGTCAGTTCGTCGTGGCTCATCGGATCACTCATGTCCGATCACGGGGGGACGGAAGTCTGTGAAGTGGTACACGAACACGAACACTTCGTCGTCCCGGATCACGTACCGGACTCGGATGTAGGGGGTGAGGTCGATGACGCGCAGCTTCTCGTCATCGCCGAAGGCCACGGACATCGGGTGGTAGGGGTCCTCGGCCAGGACCTGGGCGGCCTTGTACACGGCGGCGCGCCGTGGCGGCTCCAGTGTGTCGATGTGGTTTTTGACGTCAGGGTCGTAGGTGATGGTGTACATGTGTCCTCCTAGATCTCGAAGATGGTCTGCTGGTCACCGGCGTACCCATACTCTCCGGGGCTCGGCTGGTGCAAGGCGTACGACCCGGGGCACGAGCGCAGTTCGGGGTCGCGTTCGGGCGGGTCGTGGCGCCAGATACGATTGCTGCGTGGTGCGACGGCGGTATCCCGCTTGCAGGCGGGGCAGTCGGCCCGCGGGTACTTCTTCACCGGTCCTCCATCTCCCGGGGATGCATGGCCCCACCGTCGTCCTGCCAGACCATGAAGGGGAGCTGCTTGCGTATCCTCGTCCGGCGGGTCAGGGCTGCGTTTGCCCGCTGCTTGGACGTGCCGGTACCGGAGCGCTCCTGGTCCTCGTAGAAGTTGACGAGCTTTACGTTCAGGGCGGCGTTGCGTCTGTTGTTCGTTTTCTCCCTGGTCCAGTGGATGTACCGGTGGAGCGCGCAGGGGAAGTCGGCGCAGTAGTAGAGGTAGATCTTCTCGCCGGTCTCGGCGTAGAACTGCCTGGCCTCTGCGCGCGCCAGCTTGGCCGTCGCATAGGTGCGTCCCTTCTTCCTCTTGGCGCAGTGCCGCTGGCCTGCGTGCTGTGTCACGTCTCCTTCTCCTTGTGGTGCGGGCAGCCGCACAGCACGCCCGAGTGCTTGTTGTTCAGGCGGCAGCGGGCGTGTTTGATGTCGCTCCACATCTGCAGTTCGTAGGCCCGGTCGGGGTGGCGTATCTTCGCCGATGCCAGGGCGCGTGCCATCTCGCAGGCGGTGGAGGTGTAGGGGCGTCGCACGATGAGGGCGAGCAGGTCGGCGGGGATCTGCTCCTCGGTGCTGCCGGGCGGGGGCGGGCGTTCCTCATCGGCCAGCTTCATGACGACGGCCGCAGTCCGCTTCCAGTGTTCCCAGAGAGGGTGTTCGGCGGCGGGCAGCGGGTATTCGGGGCCGATCAGGTAGTTGAGGTCGTCACGGGCGATGGCCGTGGCGTAGCGCATCAGCCGTGCGTTGTCGGGCATGTCATCCTCCGTGGGTCCACAGCAGGTACAGGCCGCCGGTCACCGCCCAGGCAGCGGCGGCGAGCAGGGCCCAGCCGAGCAGGATTGCCCGGCCGAAAGGGTTGCTGAGCATGCCGACGATCCATACGACGAGTGAGACGAGCAGAAGCAGGGCGATGATGCCCAGACCGGTCCAGGCGAAGACCTCCATCAGTCTTCCCCGTCTTCCCGCTGGAGCGCACAGGCGTCGAGCGGTTCGCCGCAGTCCTTGCAGCGGTCGTGCATGGCACTGCAGGGGGCCGGGCAGACGGTGCGGTCGAAGTAACTGCCGTGGCGGTGTCCGCAGTTGATGCGGCTGCCGAAATTGAGCAACGCGTCGAGCCGCTGTGGGCGTTCGTTCATGACGCTTCCTTGTCGGTGGGGACTCTACAGTCCGAGCATGCGCTTGAGGGCCTGGTTGACCTTCAGTTGCGTCTCCAGAGAGATGGACCCCAGGTCGTCCTGGAGGTCGTCCTGCGCCACGGTGTTGATCTCATGGCAGACGATGTGCCCGGAGAGAGGGTCGCCTGAGGTCAGACGCACCCACCGGGGCAGGCCGCTCGGCGCGTCCCGGTCCCAGCTGACCAGGACGATGACGCAGGAGTCTTCGCCGGTGTGGACGAAGTCGGCTGACACGACGAGCCCCAGGAGGGTGATGTCCGGTTCGGCCACGATGCGATAGATGTGGCCGCGTTGTGCAGTGTTGGTCATGCGGAGGTACTGTCCCGGGTGTCGGAGGCGGAGCGGAAACGACGTCCACGCATAGCGGCACGCCATGCCAGGACGTCGGGGTGGTTGCGGGCGTAGTGGGCTTCACGCCGGTACGCCTCTTCGAGGGCTGCCTGCTCCGTCACCTTCCGTCCGGCGACGATCAGGGCATGGAGCGTTTCGGCGTCCGAGGAGTCCGGCTTGATGTCGATGCCGGTCAGGACGGCCAGGGCCACGGCCTGCGGACTGTTCTCCGTGCGCAGGTGTTCGAGGGCTTCCTCGTCATCGTGATGGAAAGGCACTTGCTTCCTCAGTGTCTTGGACATGAATCAACGATGGACCATTACGGTGGTACACGTCAACCCGGACCGGCGGTATTCGGAGGATCTCGCGACGCCCCCGCCTCATGTCGACGAGTGATCTGCATCACATTTGACTGGTGAGGCTTGTAGTTACTGATTAGTAACATACATAATGATTCGCGTGGCACACGTGTGCCTACCCACGCAGAAAAGCCCCGGAAGACGCCGATCCTTCCGGGGCTTTTTGCTGTCTCCCCTCGGCCCCGGAGACCTCCATGCTCACCACTCCGTGCCCCCTGGCCTACTGCGATCCTGAACAGTGCGGCTGGCGCGCACACAGCACCACCTGCGAATGGCAGGACCAGGCCATCGACACCTCCGGCAACGACGCCCGCGGGGACGACTGCGATGACTGACACCGTCCCGTTCGAGGAGAAGCCCCTCATCAGCGACGAGGACTTCCTGCCGCCCGAAAAGCCCGACGGCTACCCGCCCTACCACAACTACAAGCGCGACCGCGAAGCCGTCCGCCTCAAGGCCATGGGCTGGGCACCGGAAGACATCGCCGAAAAACTCGGCCTCACCAGCGACCGCGCCGGTGGCCAGCCGGACCCGCAGCGCGCCGTCGCCGCGATCAAACGCGGCACCGCCCTGCTCCACCAGGTCAACGTGGACGAAAAACGCCTCGAACAGCTGCAGCACTACGAAATGATGAAGCAGCACATCTGGGCCAGCATCAACATGGAACACGTCCTCGTCCAGCAGGGCAAAGTCGTCTTCCAGGACGGCGTCCCCGTCGAGGACCGCCGCTTCGCCCTCGAAGCCTTCGACCGCCTCAACCGCATCGAAGAGTCCATCTCCAACCTGCTCGGCACCAAGGCCGCCCAGCGCTTCTCCGTCGAGGCCGACCAGCTCGGCACCGAGATCAGCCAGCTCATCTCCCTCATCAACACCGACGACACCATCCAGGCCACCACCGAACGCCTGGACCGCACGGCCCTGGAAGCAGGAGACGAGACGTGAGCGACGACGCACAACGCATCGCCCTGACCTACATCAACCTGCGCCTCATGGCCTCCGACACCGAAGCCGCACTGAAGAAGCTGGCCGCGCGCGGAGAGCACGTCGAGTTCCAGGCCGGGATCCTGCTCGGACTGACCGGTGCCAAATACGTGCTCGACGGACACACCGCCGACGAAACGTGGGACCTCCTCAAGCCCCTCGTCGAAGAACTCCGCAAGGACACCGAGGCAGCATGAGCGACAGTGAACTCCCCGACAGCCCCCTCACCGACCTCGCCCAGGGCGCCGCACAGCTCCACGAGATGTACGCCTCCTACATGGACGCCGGATTCCCCGAAGGCCGCGCCTTCGAGCTGGTCCGCATGACCCTCGGCCACTTCCTCGACAGCGACTGACCCGGAGAAGCGATGCTGCGTTTCCACCGCACCCACTACACCACCATGACCGGCCGCCTCATGGAAGCCACCTGGTGGCAGCTCGGCGACCGCATCTTCCGCCACCGCCAGCGCGCCCTCTGACATGCGAAAGGTCCGCCCCTCGAAAAACAAGAGGCGGACCTTTCACAACCTCAGCATGAGCCGGGGTCAGAACTTCTTGACGGTTGCCGTCCCACTGTAACATGCGAAAGGACCGCCCCGTAGCAAGTGGGGCGGTCCTTCGTTAAGGCAGGCCCAACGTCCTGCACTGCGTGGCAGGGGCGGGATTTGAACCACGCGACCTTCGGGTTATGAGCCCGACGAGCTACCGAGCTGCTCCACCCTGCTTCCTGCAGTGTATCACTCGATCTCGCGGTAGCAGGGAATCACCCACGCGTTCTCACCCGCCGGACGCCACCCCGCCAGCGCCGTCAGCGCCAGCTTCTCCACTTCCGACATGGACAGCGCCCCATACATCGCCCGCCGGTCCGGCATCCACCCCAGATCGATCAGCCGGTGCCCGAGGCTGTTGCCGGGGAAGTAGCCATGCTGCACATCCTGGTCATGCCACAGCTCATGCTTCTCGATGTCCGTGCCCGCCACTGACAGCCACCACTGCCCGAAGTCATCGATCCACGCACGGGCGATCCGCATGTCATACCTCGTCACATCAAACCCTCCGTCACACTCTCCTGCTCCTCCGGCCGGTTGTAGCGGTGCACCTGCGTCCCCTTCACCGACCACCCGCCATGCTCGGCGATCATCATGGACGGCTTGCCCGCACGAAACGCCATCGTCGCACCCGAAGCCCGTGTCGAGTGTGCCCGGTACGTACGCCCCGACGGCGCCGTGATCCCCGCCTCCAGCGTCGCGCACTTGACCACCCGGCCCAGCCAGTCGCCTTCCAGACGGTAGTCGAGGACCGTGTAGCCGAAGGACGTCTTGCGCATCTGCCGGAACAACGGCCCGCTGTGGATGCCCTTCGAGCTGAGCACGTTCACCCAACGCCTGAGCGCCCAGACCGCATCCGACATCGGATGTGCGCCGCGGTCAACGACGAGCCGACGGCCGCGGGCGCGCTGGTCCTCCTTGGACTTGGCGATGGTCATGACGACCTTGCCGTGGGTGAAGTGGATGTCTGCGATGTCCAGGCCCACGATCTGCGAACGCCGCGCGAACGCACCGGTCGCCAGCAACAGACCCGCCCGGTCACGGATCCCAAGTGCCGTATCTCCGGGCAGAGTTGCGCTCATCGCACGCAGCTGCTCGATGGTGTAGGTGGCCGCCTCATCCGGCCGCCAGCCCGACTCGATCAGCCTGCGCCGGTACCCGGCCACGATCCGCCAGCAGTCCTCCCGGTCCGGCATGTGACGCTCGGCCACGTTGTGGACGTTCTTGTGGAAGAACACCACGGCGGAGATGCCCTGCTCGATCACCGTCTGCGAGTGCCCGGCCGTGCACCGGTCGGCCACCCAGTTCGTGAGGTGGTCGGTCAGCACCGGCACCGGGTTGATGTCGTTGTACTCGCACCACGCAAGGAACTTGCCCCACTCGCGCTTGTACGCGTTGTACGTCTGCGTCGGGACCGAATCGAACAATTGTTGCCAGGCGTTGGCCGACAGACGGGACCGACGCGCCGGAAGCTGAGCTGACGGGGCATCAGATTCTTCGTCAGGATCGATTCTGACGAGAGTGGTCATGACGACCACAGCTCCGGAGTGCAGTTCGGGACCGCCTGCCGGATCCCGCCGCGAGGATCCTCGACGTCCCCGAAATGCCGGGGGATCATATGGATGTGCAGGTGGTCGACGGTCCTTCCGGCCGCCCGCCCCTCGTTGACACCGATGGTGAACCCATCAGGATGGTGCTCTTCCACCAGGCGCTCGCGCGCGGTCACGCTCAGCGCATAGGCATCAGTCACCTCCTGCGCGGTCAGATCGAAGAAGGACTCCACGTGCCGCTTCGGCACGACTTCCACATGGCCAGCAGCGGCCGGGAAGTTGTCGTACCGGACGTAGAACGTCTCGTTCTCGGCCAGGATCCGGTTGAGATCGGCGCGGCCCCGCTGACAGAACAGACACACAGGCATTCCGCCTCGATGATCGATCAGATGGTTGTCCACCTGAGGTTGACGCTTGTCGTAGTAAGGCAGCTTACACCAACCACCGTAAACCCCGAGTTGACAAACGAGGAGTTGATCATGCTGCGTCGTTTCGCTCACCGCCGAGGCTGGCTGTGGTCCCCGTCGTGCGCGTGGATGGGTGTGCCGTTCGGGAAGCACGGGACTCCGCTGCTGCCAGTCAACGAGCGGCATAGGGCCTTGGTGATGCGCGGCCATGATCAGTTCAACGAGAGTATGCGTCATTTCCTGGGGGAGTCATGTCGAACTTCGAACTGATCTTGCTCATCGAAGTAGGGATCATCGCGGTCGGCAGCCTGCTCGGCTGGCGGCGCCCCTGACCCAGGGGGCGTGGTGTAACTGGCAGCACGCGGCTCTCCAAAGGCCCTGGTCCGGGTTCAAATCCTGGCGCCCTCGCTGTTCGTTTTCTCTAACCCTCGCTGACTCGCCGTCCTCGCCGGGCCAGTCGGGCTTTTGCCTGTAGGTCCATCAGGCGTACGCGTGACGCCTCGCGAGCGGCTCGTTGGGCCTCTGAGTTCCACCAGTCCGATTTCATCCCGTGTTTCGGGCATTCCGGGTTCCAGTTGAGTGCTCCGCCGATGGACAGGCGCTGGCACGCGCAATTTGCCACGAAGCAGCGCTTCAGGTGCTGGGTGATCCCGCGCCGTACGTACTGCTCGCAGTAAGGGCATTCCGGATTGCGTCGCCTTTTTGAGGCTTTACGACATTTTCCCATGGCACACAGGCCTTCCTTGTCACCAGCATCCTAGGGGAACCAGCATGAGTTTCAGCATCCATGCCGCGGGCCGTATCGCGGACGTCATCGAGCAGGTCAAGGCCCACGACTTCGGGGGCGGCGACACCTCGCAGGCCGAGGCCGTGAGGGCGTTTGTGCTGTCTGAACTGCAGGCGTGGCCGGATGGTCCTTATTACCGGGGTGTCGTCGTCGAGTCGTCTGGCCACCACGATGGTAGCTCGCGGAATGTGACGCTGACGCTGCGTGCACTGCATATCCGGGAGCCGAAGCCGGAGGGTGATGCGTGATGGCGCGGTGTGCATCATGCGATGAGCCGGGGATCGGCGACATGGCGCAGCATCAGTGCGGTAGCAAAGAGCGCTTGATGAGGTACTTCGAGTTCGGTCATCTGCCCGTCAAGCTGCAGCACGTCTCGCGGCATTTCTACACGGTGGCCGATCTGGTGCGGAATACGGTGCCGGACGGTCCGGAGAAGACGGTGTGTCTGCGGAAGCTGCTGGAGGCCAAGGACTGCGCGGTGCGGGCGGCGCTTGATCTGCCGGACGTTTCCTGATGAGGGTCCGTACGGTCGCGGTCGATTTCGACGGCGTCATCCACGCCTACAGCAGGGGTTGGCAGGACGGCTCGATTTATGATCCGCCGATGTGCGGTGCTCTGGATGGTCTGCGGACGCTGATGGCGTTGTATGCGGTGTTCATCTTCACCACTCGTGATCCCTGTCAGGTTGCGGCGTGGCTGACGGCGCACGGTTTTGTCTGCCGCACCGAGCATGAGGGTGAGTTCTGGAATGAGCAGGGGGTTCTTCTCGTGACGAACCGGAAGCTTGCTGCTGTGGCGTACCTCGATGACCGCGCTGTCCATTTTGAGGACTGGGATCAGGCGCTGGCTGATCTTGCGGACGTGTGATGGGCGCGCCGCTTTCGTATGTGGTGAAGGCGCCGCGGGTGAGTGAGCTGGTCGCCTGGCTGAAATGCAATGACGTGGACCCGCAGGATGTGCCGTATTCGTCTTTGGTGTTCGTGGAGACGCCGGACGGTGAGCAGTGGTTCATCCGGCACGAGGCGTATGTCCGTGAGGACGGGGTTATCAAGTACGACCCGGTGGCGAATTCCTGGGAGTACATCGAGCAGTTGACCGTGATGGTCAGTGATCCGCCGATGTCGTGGCTCGTGGAAGCGGCCCCAACGGGGGATGGAGCCGCTCCCACTGGACCTGTCGGAGCAGAGGATCGACAGATCGTAACCGCACGATAGCAGGTCGTGCGTACACCATGAGTACGGAGAACATGATGTCCAAGATGCCTGACCTCCCGGAGTACACCTTTACGGTATCCACGGAGGGGTTCGACGGTATGCAGCGTGATGACAAGGTGGAGGCTGCGTACTTCCAGGAGTCCGGCCAGTACACCGTACTCAAGGACGCCACTCACGTGCCGGTGAGCGCGTTCAAGACGGCCACGGTGCTGCAGATCAAGCGCTCGGCAGAGCCCCTTGACTTCGACTGACGTCGATCTGGAGCAGCTGCGGGACCAGGTCGAACGGCTGGTGCGGACCGGTGACACGAAGCGGCTGAAGCTGGTGCATGCGCAGCTGAAGGCGGCGGTGGACCGCAAGCAGGCGGCTGAGCGTGCGGACCGGTGGGCGCAGGATCCCTCCGCGTGGGTCTCCGACCGGCTGGGTCAGCTGGTGTGGTCGAAGCAGCGCGAGATCATGGAGTCGGTGCGGGACAACCGCAAGACGGCCGTGAGGAGTTGTCACTCCTCGGGAAAAGTCATGTGGCTTCGCTCATCGTGGCGTGGTGGCTGGATGCGCACCCGCCGGGCGAAGCCTTTGTAGTCACCACCGCACCCACGACGGCGCAGGTCCGTGCCATTCTCTGGCGGTATATCCGCCGGATACAAAGACAGCACAATCTGCCGGGCCGTGTGAATCAAGTCGAGTGGTTGATCGACGAAGAACTCGTTGCTTTCGGACGGAAGCCTGCCGATACGGATGAGGCTGCGTTCGTCGGTATCCACGCACCCTATGTATTGGTTGTCATCGACGAAGCATGCGGTGTGCCGGAGTCGCTGTGGATAGGTTCCGAGGCCATCACCACCGGTCCGTGGTGCCGTATCCTGGCCATCGGCAACCCCGACAATAGCGCCACTCATTTCTACAAGGTGTCCCAGCCGGGTTCGGGCTGGAAATCGATCCGGATCTCCGCTTTCGACACGCCGAACTTCACCGGTGAGAAGGTGCCGGAGAAGGTGGCGGTCTCCCTCATCTCGCAGGAGTGGGCGGAGGAGAAGAAGCTGGAGTGGGGCGAGGGCAATGCCCTCTACAACTCCAAGGTTCTGGGTGAGTTCACCCTGGATGCCGCTGACACGGTGGTGCGTGCTTCCGATGTGGCGACCTGCTGTCTCGATACCGAGGCCGTCTACTCACCCGCCGATCTCTCCCCGGTGGAGCTGGGTGTCGACGTGGGTGGCGGGCTCGATGAGACCGTGGTGCGTGAGCGTCGTGGTGTGCTGGCCGGTCGTGAGTGGCGGATCCGTACGGACCGGCCGGAGAAGATTGCTCCGCTGGTGCTGAAGGCGATCCGTGAGTCGGGCGCGACCGCGGTGAAGATCGACTCGATTGGCGTCGGCTTCGGTGTGATCGGTGAGCTGCGCAATGCCGCTTCCCGTGGTGAGCACGCGGCCCGGATCATTGGGGTCAACGTCTCCGAGAACCCGCGGGACAAGAAGAAGTTCGCGAACCTGCGGGCGGAGATGTGGTGGACCCTCGGCCGGGAACTCTCGGCGCAGGGCGGCTGGGATCTGTCGCGGATGGAGAACGGCGACATCACCTGCGCGCAGCTGCTGCAGCCGCGGTGGGAGCTGGACACCAAGGGGCGAATCCTCGTCGAGCCCAAGGACAAGATCCGGGCAAGAACGGGCAGATCACCCGATAACGCCGACGCACTGCTGCTCGCGTACTACAGCGGGGCCAAGCCCCGTATCCGATTCCTCAGCAGCTGAAAGAAAACCATGACAACGAAGACAAAGAACAATCACTCTGTTGCGGGCGACCTCATCAGTCTGGTGCTGCAGGTTCTGCCTGCCGCCTATGTGGTGCTCACCGGACAGGCACCGTGGTGGATCCGGGCGTGGCTGGCCACCTGGCTGTCCCTGTGGCTCATCATGACCGTCGTCCAGGCGGCTCAAAAGCGCGAGCAGCTGAGGGGGGCGCGGTGAGCGACGAAGTCTTCGCCGTACCGTGCCGCCCGCAGACACTTCGGCAGGTGACGGAATGCACCACATCCGGCACGCCGGACAGTCCTCACTGGATGCACCGCAAGCTGACCGGGCTGGCGCATTACTCATGCAACTGCGGCTATTCCAGCGGCTGGGTGCCCGTTGGCACGCTGCCGCTGGCGTCGGACTTCATCGACGCCCACATGCCCGATCAGGCATTCCTGGAGCGCGAGGAGACGCTCCGGCGCATGGAGCTGGGGTGCGCCTGCCATGAATGACAAGACGACCAACCGCACCCTGCTGCCCCGGCTGTCACCCGGGGCGCTGTCGTCTGCGGGGTCAGGGCTGCTCGCCCTGGTCACCGTGGCCTTGATCGCTCTCGGTGTCGGCATGATCTATCTGCCCGCTGGTGTCATCGTCGCCGGGCTCGGGTGTGCCGCTTTGCAGTGGCAGTTTTTCGGCGGCTGACGCGGGCGCGTAGACCAGGTTCCCCATGCCGGGGCGTGACTCCATGTAGTGACGGGTGCCTCTCTTCTCGGGGTCCGGGGCGAGCTGATCGGCGTAGACGTGCGTGCTGCCGACTGTGAACTGGATGCTGCCGCCGAGTGCGCCAATGTAGCGGACCAGCGTCTCGTAGTTGACGTTCGGGTAACGGGCTTCGATCGCCGTGACGCGTGTCCTGTGTACGCCCATGCGTTCCGCGAGTTGTGCCACCCCGAGTCCTGTGGCTTTCCGCAGGTCGGAGAGGGTGCGCGGTGCCGGTGCTGGCTTGTCCGCGGTGGTCTTTCCGTCGGTTGTGATGGTCATGCAGTTCCTCACCTTGTGGTTCCTCTCATGATACGGCCACCCCGCGCGGCCTTGGATTCCAAGACGCCCGCCGAGGCGCCTCTTACGAATTGAAGACGGAGGGCCCCGATGGCACGCACGCTTGTAGGGGCCCTCGTCCGGAACAAGGCCCCGGTCCCCTACGTACCGGCCGGTATGGGGCGCCGCGGGTGGCTGCCCACGACGATGTCGCCCGGCGGCATGCAGGCCCAGATGGACGCCGTCGGCCGCGTGGGCACCCTGTTCGCCATCACCGACCGCATCATCACCGCCTACTCGCAGGTCGAGTGGCGGCTGTACCGGGTGGCCAAGGACGGACGGCGCCGGTATGAGTCCGGCACCTCCGGCGCCACCGACGGCCGCATCGAGGTCACCAAACACCCCGTGCTGGACCTGTGGAAGCGGCCCAACCCGTTCTTCATGGGCAGCGCATTCCGCGAATCGGCACAGCAGCACGAAGAACTGACCGGCGAGCAGTACTGGGTCATCGAACGCAACGCGTTCGGCCTGCCCGCCGAGCTGTGGTTCGTACGGCCCGACCGCATGATGCCCATACCCGACCCGGAGAACTTCCTGATCGGCTACATCTACCGCGGCCCCGGCGGCGAAGAAGTCCCCCTCAGGGTCGAAGACGTCATCTTCCTGCGCCGCCCGCACCCCACCGACCCCTACCGCGGACTCGGCGCCGTCCAGTCCATCCTCGGCGACCTGGACGCCCGCTACCTCTCCACCGAGTACAACCGCAACTTCTTCCTGAACTCCGCCACCCCTGGTGGAGTCATCGAAGCCGAGCAGAACATCTCGGACGACGACTTCAACCAGTTCCAGGCGCGCTGGGCAGAAACCCACAAGGGAGTGTCCAACGCACACCGGGTGGCGATCCTCGAAGCCGGAATGAAGTGGGTCGACCGCCGCTACACCATGGACGACATGCAGTTCGTGGAACTGCAGGAAGCCTCCCGCGAAACCATCCGCGAAGCATTCGGCTTCCCCAAAGCCATGACCGGCGCCACCGACGACGTCAACAAGGCCAACGCCTACGCCGGTGAAGTCATGTTCGCCCGGTGGATGACCAAGCCCCGCCTGATCCGCACCCGGGAAGCACTCAACAACATCCTGCTCCCCATGTACGGGCGCTCCACCGCAGGCCTGGAATTCGACTTCGTCAACCCCGTCCCCGAAGACGACGAAATCTCCGCCCAAGTGCTGTTCAACAAAGCACAGTCAGCGAAATTCCTCGCCGAGACCGGCCAGTACGACGCGCGGTCCATCGCCGAAGTCTGCGGACTTCCGGACCTGAAGGAACTCGCCGACGCCCTCCCCATGGGCCAGCAGCAGCAACAGCAGCAGGAAGACCACCCCCTCGAACCCAAGAAGGACCCGGACGAGGACGGCCCCGTGCGCCCGGACAAGCCCGTCAAGGACCCGAAGCGGAAGACGGAAAAAGAGCTTCAGCCCGACGACTGGCTCGACATTCTGCACCTGTAAACCGCCGCCGAGGAGGCGACACATGCCATTCATTGAGCTGGTGGCGCAGCGCCGTCCGCCGACTCCGCCCCCGGGCATGCAGCCGCCGGAAAACGCCAAAGAGTGGTTCCGTATCGAGAACAACGCCGACGACGCGGACACCACGGACGTGCTGATCTACTCCAGCATCGGCGGCTGGTTCGGCATGTGGGCCGACGAATTCATCGAAGAACTCGGCGCCGTCGCCACAAAGAACATCAACATCCGGCTGAACTCCCCCGGCGGTTCGGTTTTCGACGGAATTGCCATCGCCAATGCGATCCGCAGCCACCCTGCGAACGTCACCGTATACGTCGACTCCCTGGCCGCCTCGATCGCGTCGGTGATCGCCCTGGCAGGCGACCGCCTGGTGATGATGCCACAGTCGCAAATAATGGTGCATAACGCCTCGGGCGCCTGCTATGGCGACGCCACCGAGATGACGAAGATGGCCGATCTGCTGGACAAGCAGTCCCGCAACATCGCCGAAGCCTACGCCCAGCACACCGGCCGCCCCCTGGCCGAGTGGCAGGACTACATGGCCGACGAAACCTGGTTCACCGCCGAGGAAGCCGTCACCGCGGGCCTGGCCGACGAGGTCATGCCGATGCGCCCCAAGAAGGGCGAAGAGGCAGAAGACCCCGCCGCTGTCGGCGCCGAGCTGAACCGGGCCTGGGATCTGTCCATGTACAACTACGCGGGCCGCGAGGCAGCTCCCGCGCCGGTCATCCCCGAGAAGCAGACGCTCGTCCCGGGCGCAGTCATCACCGCTTCGGCACTGCGGGAGCTGTCCACGGTTCCCGCCGAGCCGATCGTCAAGGCCGACGTCAGGGGCGTTGACGCAGTTGTCCTGGACGTGATCCGGGACATGGTGCGCCAGGCCGTGCGCGACGAACTCGCCGTCATCGAAGGCACCGCCTGCCCATCCCACTCCACCGCCGTCAAGGACGGCACCTGGGACGCGGGCGCCAACGAAGGCCACCTCCCCTCACCGGTCCCGGTGGCGACGGTGAAGAAGATGTACGCCTACTACGACGAGGAAAAGGTCGAGGACGGCGCCGTGCCCAAGAGCGCGGCCAAGCTCCCCCACCACTTCGTCTCCTCTGATGGCACTCCCGGCGCCGCCTCCGTCAACGGTGTGCGCAACGCGCTGGCCCGTCTGCCACAGACACAGGGACTGTCCGACGCCGAACGCAAGGCGGCCGAAGCCCATCTGCGAAGCCACCTCAACGCCTACTCCGGCGGCGACGAGGACAACCACGATGGCCACGACCCCATCGCCGCGGACGAAACCGAGGACGCACAGCCGGACGACGCCCCGGCTGCACCACCCCCCGAAGATCCCGGCGAAGAGCAGCAGGCCCCATCCGACGAGACGGACCCGCCGCCCATCGAGCAGCACGCGCCGGAGGAGATCCCGCCGGACGACGGTGACCACGTCACCGAAACCCATGACGAAGCCGACGACTGGAACACCGTCGTCGGCTTTCTTTCTGCCCCCACGTCACCCAGCGCGGATGACGTGTTCGCCACGCTCAAGGAGGCATGGTAATGGCGACTCCAGTCATTCCGCGCAATGACAACGAACTCGAAGAGATGTTCAACGACAAGGCCACCCTCACCGAGGTCGCCGCGTCGCGTACGTCCCTTCTGGACTTCGTCAAGGCGTATGCGGGCCAGTTCAACAAGGCCACCAACGGCGACCTCGACGCCCAGATCGAGGCGGCCGTCCAGGACGGCCTCATCAAGTACATCGCCGCACAGGGCTCCACCGACGCGAAGGGCGACGCCAAGCGCCTCGACCTGCGCCCCGCATCCTCGACGAAGCACGCGCGGATCGCGGACAAGTACAACCCCAACGCCCCCGGCGCGAAGCTGGACGCCATGTTCCCGGACGTCCGGGACTTCATGAAGGCGATCTGGCACGGCACCCGCTCCTCCGACGCGGTGGCCGCGCAGCACCAGATCAAGGAGATCATGAACTCCTTCGGCAGCAACGTGCCTGCCGACGGCGGATTCCTGATCCCCGAGTACCTGCGCTCCGAGCTGCTCCGCGTCGCCCTGGAAAAGGCGGTTGTACGCCCCCGGGCCCGCGTGGTCCCGATGGAAACACTCACCGTTCCTTTCCCGATGATCGACACGACCTCCAACGCGTCGAACATCTACGGCGGTGTCACCGCGTACTGGACGGAAGAGGCCGCCTCCCTCACCGACTCCTCGCCGACGTTCGGCCGCGTCAAGCTCGAAGCCAAGAAACTCACCGCGTACTCGGAAATCCCGAACGAACTGTTCGCGGACTCCATCATCTCGCTGCAGATGTTCATCAACGAGATCTTCCCCGAGGCCATCGCCTGGTTCGAAGACATCGCCTTCATCGACGGCAGCGGCGTCGGCGAGCCCCTCGGCTTCCAGAACGGCTCGGCGGTCGTCTCCGTCACCAAGGAAACCGGCCAGGCAGCCGCGACCATCGTGTGGGAAAACATCGTCAAGATGTACTCCCGCATGCTCCCGAGTTCCCTGAACTCGGCGGTGTGGCTGGCACACATCGACACGTTCCCGGAGCTGGCGACCATGTCGCTCTCCGTCGGCACCGGCGGCTCCGCGATCTGGCTCAACAACGGCGTCGGCGGCCCCCCGATGACCATCCTCGGCCGTCCGGTGATGTTCACCGAGAAGGCGGAGACCCTGGGCACCGCGGGCGACATCCAGTTCGTCGACTTCTCATATTATCTGATCGGCGACCGCCAGGCCATCCAGGCGGACACGTCTCCCCACTATCGTTTTCAAAACGATCAGAGCACAATTCGTTTTATCGAAAGGGTGGACGGGAGGCCGTGGATCCAGTCCGCGATCACGCCTCAGACCGGCAGTAACACCCTTTCGCCGTTCGTACAGCTGCAGACCCGGAGCTGACAATTGATCTTGTTCGCATGACATAGAATGCGAACATGACCGGACGCGCGAAGTGCGTGCCGGGGTGTACCTGTCTCAAGCACACCCCGGCACCCAAGAAGAAGTGCCCCGAAGGCTGCACCTGCGGGAAGCACAACAAGCAGCGGCGGATCAACTGGGACGACCCCGAGGTACGCAAGGCGTACAACCGGGACATGGCCAGGAAGATCCGCGCAGTGAACCCTGAACCGAACCGGGAAGCGGCTCGACGCTGGCAAGCACGCAATCCGTACTACGTGAAGTACAGGATCACGCGGGCCGACTGGGACCGTATGTTCACGGACCAGCAGGGGCGGTGCTACCTCTGTGGTAGCGCATTCGATTTGGAGAACCGTAAGGCCATCCATATCGATCATGACCATGAGTGCTGCCCGAGCGGTCGCGATGGGTCATCGTGCGGGAAGTGCATCCGAGGGCTGGCCTGCCGCATGTGCAATCAGGGCATCGGATCGTTCAAGGATGATCCCGATCTGATGGAACGTGCGGCATCAGCACTCCGTGAAGCGAACAACCGGGTTCGTAAAACTGAATAAGTAACACCCCAAGACGAAGGACCCCGGCAATCCCGGGGTCCTTTTCTATGCCACTTTGCGCTGTGGCACGCACAGCCCTGCGGCGCATTCACACCCAATGCAGGGCCACGGACGCGGCGGCATTCATACCCCGCCGTGCCCGGCACTCCCTAGGAGATCAAGATGACCACTGGCGCTTTCGGCCTGGGCAAGTCTTTTGACATTGTCTCGGGCATTGTTCCCGTCAACCTCAACACGGCTGGCAACACCGGCGAGCGTGTCCACATGAAGGACTGCCGCGCGATCAGCATCGTCGTTTTCGCGTCGATCGGCACGGCTGGTTCGGACCTCGCGGTCGACGTGCAGGAGGCCAATGCGGCCACTGGCGGCACGATCCGTGACCTGGACATCGTCACCAAGTACTACATCAAGGACGCGCTGTCCCTGACGTCGGCGACCACGTGGGCGGAGATCTCGCAGTCCGCGGCCTCCGAGATCAGCGACACCGGCGGCGCCGGTACCTCCGCTGAGCACTCGCAGATCGTCGTCATCGATGTCCGCGCCGAGCAGCTTTCGGACGGCTACGAGTGGCTGTCGGTGAACGTCCCCCAGCCTGGTGCAACCAAGCTGGGCTGCGCGTTCTACATCCGTCATGGCCTCGAAGTGATGCGCAAGCCGCAGAACCTCGCCGACCCGAACGCCTGATTGGGGCTGTGATCCATGTCAACGATCATTCAGGGTTCCCAGATGCGGAACCTGCTGCTGGGCAGCTCGCCGGTCACCAAGTCGACCGGTACGCTCGCAGCGACGACGGTGGCGCTGTTCACCATTGCTGGCGGTGAGGTTCTCATCACCGCGATGTGGGGCAAGGTGACGACTGCGATCACCGTGGCCAACTCCTACAAGCTGCAGCTCAACCCGACCACCGGTGACACCGGTGACATGTGTGCGGCCACGGACATCGGTACCAACGACTCGGCGGCAGGGTCTTTGCTGACCTTCGCCCTGTCCACGACCACGGCGCCGCCGAAGCTGATCGCCGGTTCGGCGTCTGCCGGTGGCTACGCCGGTCCGCTGTCCACGGTGGTCACGACCGGCCAGATCGAGCACGTCTCCGCGGGCACCGACGGTGTCATCTCCTGGAACGTCTGCTGGGTTCCGCTCACTGACGGCGCCACGCTGGTGGCCGCCTGATATGAGCGTCATTCTCAGGGCCGCCGGGCCGCTGGGGCAGAAGGTGGAGAGGGCCACGGCAACGCTCCCGCAGAGCACTGCCGGGGCCCTGTTCACCGTCGCTGGCGGTCGTGTTCTCGTCACGTCGGTCGTCGGCGAGGTGACCACGGTCATCCAGACTCAGGCGGATGCCACGAAGCTGACGTTCGATCCGACCGATGCGGGTGCCACGCAGGATCTGTGTGCAACGACCGACATCACTGCGGACGCGGTCGGCACGATGTATTCCATTACCGGCACGCCGGGCACCGTTTTGCAGGATGCACTCAATTTCTTGCCGAGTAACAAGGTGCTGGCGCAGCCGCTGATTCTGAAGCCGGGCAGTGTCCTGCTGGACTGTGCTGGGTCCAATACCGGTTCGGTGAAGTGGACGCTGGCCTATTGGCCCATTGACACCGGCGCGACGGTTGTCGCTGCCTGATCAACCACCTCGGAGTTTTGATGCCTGCCAACTTGCGGACGTGCGCCGACTGTACGACGGCATATGCGCTCGATCTGTTGACCTGTCCGCACTGCGGCAGCAGCAACTTCGTGGACGAGGGGGGAGCTGTGATGAAGCGGTTTCCCCTCTTCGTCTCCCTGTCCTGCGGCAGCTGCGGGCGTGGTCCCTGGACTGTGCGGCTTCAGTCCGTGACGTCCGGGCTCATTGAACTCCCGACACTGGCCTGCTCCTCGTGCGGTTGCCGGGTGCCGGTCACCTGGCCTCCCGAGGAGGAGCCGATGTCTCCCAAGATCACCGCTCATGGCGGTGCCACGAACGCTCGCGACGCGGACGTCTCCCCGGCTGCGGTCGTGAGCCAGCCCCAGGACGTAGCCGAGGACGTCCTGGGGCGTCCAACTTCTGATGCTCAGGAGCCTGTTACCACCTTGCAGGAGGCCATGCCGGGCGATGCGCTGCCGGAGGTTGCAGAGTCGGCGTACACCGCAGACTCCGTGCCGTTGCCGCTGGTCAAGGACTACGAGTCGATGACGCTGGCCGAGCTCCGCGAGGAGGCCACCGGCCGCGACGTTCCCTCCTATGGCACCAAGGCGCAGATCGCTGAGCGTCTGCGTGAGGCCGACACCGAGGAGTAGTCCGTGTCCTGGGAGCAGATGCTGAGCATCGTCACGGAAGCCGTCGGCTACCAGGAGCGTGAGCGTACTGATCCGCCTCTGGCATGCCCTTTCGACGGTGAGCCCCTGCGTTCGTCACCCGACGGCGGTCTGTTTTGTCTGCTCGGGAACTACGAGTGGCCCAGGCAGCCGCGCATCATCTGATCGAGGGGGTCACTGGTGACCATCAATACGGTAACCGATCTCCGTAATACCGATGCGGGACAGACGGCTTTCACGGTCCGGCAGAACCCGGTCGGCGGGTCTACCGCTTGCCACGCTGTCCAGGTCACCCAGGCGGCGACGGCCGGGGACGGCGCAGGTGTCAACGTTGTCTCCAACAACACCAGTTCCCCCGCGGTCCGGGTCAAGGCGGCCGGTCCGCTGGTGCAGTTGTACGACGCCAGCAACATTCTCAAGTTCGAGATCAGCAACGGTGGCGCTATCACTACGGTCAGCGGTATCACGCTGACGGGTGCGATCAGTGCGACCACCCTCACGTCCACCGGCGCCACGTCGGTGGGCACCACGCTGGCGGTGACGGGTGCAACGACGCTGACGGGTGCACTCTCCGGTAGTAGTGCGACGTTCAGCACCACCCTGGGCGTCACAGGCGCCACCACGTTGTCGACCGTGTCGACGTCAGGTGCGGCGACGCTGAACTCTGCCGCCGTGACCAACAACGCCACGGTGGGCGGCACCCTGGGCGTGACGGGCACGACGACGGTGGCCGCGGTCAACGCGTCCGGGAATATCACAGTGACCGGTGCGGACCTGCAGATCAACGGCACCAACAAGGCCTACCGGTTCCGCCGCGGCGGTGGCGGCCTGGACCTCGAAGCCACCGGCGCCGACCTGGTCGTCTCCAACTGGTCGGGGACGAACTTCAACGGGACACAGCGCTCCTACTTCCGCCTGTCCGCCGATGCACAGAATGTGCAGGTCGCGGGCAAGGTCGAGTTCGTGGACGCCCTGTATGGGGCGACGAAGCACGTTCTGGACGGCGCCGCCAACACCATCGGCTTCTTCGGTACCGCAGCGGCGGCCAAGCAGACGGTGTCCGGGGCGAAGGGCGGCAACGCGGCGTTGGCGTCCCTGCTGACGGCACTCGTCGCGTACGGGCTGGTCACGGATTCGACGTCGGCATGAGTGATCTGTCGGTCGAGGATTTCAAGAACATTCTTCTGGACCTGTATCTGGTGCAGCGCGAGAACGCCGAGCTGAGGGGCGAACTTGCGCTGCTCAAGCAGCCCCATCTCCTAGCAGAAGAGCGTGCAGACGAGGAGGTCTGAATGACCATCACGACCCCCGTCTACACCACCCGTGAAATCATCAAGCGGGCCCTGGACCAGGGCGAGATTTCGCGGAACAACCGGAACATCGACCGGTGCATCGAATCGGCGTCCCGGAATGCGGAGGGCCTGTGCCACCGCATCTTCTACCCGCGGATCGCCACGAAGTACTTCGACTGGCCCAACGACCAGGGCACTCTGCCCTGGCGGCTGTGGCTGGACGACCAGGATCTGATATCCGTCACCACGCTGTCCTCGGGCGGCACCACGATCCCCGCAGCCAACTACAACCTGGAACCGAACACCACGGGCCCCCCGTACACCCGGCTGGAAATCAACATCGGCACCAGCTCGGCGTTCGGAGGCGGCTCCACGCACCAGCGCGACATCACCATCACCGGGCTGTGGGGATCCACCGACGACCACGTCAGCACGGGCACCGTCGCCGAGGCCCTCGACGCCACGGAGACCGGGGTCGACGTGTCGGCCGCCGCATCCGTCGACATCGGGGTGGGCTCCATCCTGAAGGTCGATACGGAGCGGATGCTGGTGACCGACCGGGCCCAGCTGAGCACCGGGCAGACCGTCGGCGGCACCGGACTGACCACGAACAAGAACTCCCAGGCGCTGACCGTCGCCGACGGCACGCAGTTCGCCGTCGACGAGGCGCTGCTCATCGAGAGTGAACGCGTCCTGGTCACCGACATCGCAGGCAACGTGCTCACCGTCGAGCGGGCTTTTGACGGGTCCACCATCGCCGCCCACGCGGCGGGCGTCACCATCTACGCCCCGCGCACCCTCACCGTCACACGGGGGGCTCTGGGATCGACGGCGGCCACCCACCTGACCGGGGCCACCGTATCCGTGTGGCGGCCCCCCATGCCGGTGCGGCAGTACGTCGCCGCGGAAGCCATCCACGAACTGATGCAGGAACAGACCGGGTGGTTCCGCACCATGTCGGCGTCGTCGATCTTCGGCGGCACCGCCAAACGGGCCGCCACCATCGAAGCCCTCATCGACTACCGCGACCAGCTGTACCAGACGCACGGCCGCAAGGCCCGCACCCGGGCCATCTGAACGGGGAGCCGGGACATGTTCGAAATCAAGTTCAAGAGCCGCGTCCAGGGCCCCATCAGCTCCGGGCGGATGGCCCGTGACGCCGCGGCGTACTCCCATGACGTCGCCAGCGCGATCGCCGACTCCGCCAAGGACACGTGGCTGAACAATCTGCACAGCTCCATCCGTCACCAGACGCCGTACTACACCACGCAGATCCGCAAGCACGAGCTGACGCCGACGCATTACCGCATCGACGACGGCGGCGTCATCTACGGCGACTGGCTTGAGTCCGGTGCTTATACACCCCGCCGCAGGTTCGAGGGCTACCGCGCCCAGGAACGCTCCGAGGCCGAGGTGCAGGCCAAACGCGGCAACATCTCCCGCCGCATCCTGCGCCGCTACCGCTCCAGCGGACGACTGATCTGAAGGAGCCGGGATGGCCCTCGACATCAACGGCATCCTCGACGCCGTCGTCTCCCACACCCTGTCCACCGGACACTTCCAGACCGTCAACGAACACGAGTCGAAACAGTCCGGTACGAACGGCATCACCGCCGGTGTGTGGGTGGAGAGAATCACGCCGGTCAAATCCTCCGGACTGGCCAACACATCGATCCGCCTCGAACTGCAAATGCGGATCTACAACTCCACCATGGCCGAGCCGTACGACCACATCGACGCCAACCTGACGCTCGCCCTGGACGCCGTCTTCACCAACTTCATCTCCGACTTCGACCTGTTCGGCGAGGCCCGGCACATTGACATCTTCGGCGCCTACGGACAGAGCCTCCAAGTCGACGTCGGATATATGAACATGGACGGCCGCGAGTTCAGGGTTTTCCAGATCCGCCTCCCAGTGATTATTGACGACGCCTGGCCGCAGTCAGCGTAATCAGTCCCACTCACAAAGGACCGCTCTCTTGAGCGGTCCTTTGTCATGTCCCGAGGAGGGCAGTAGATATCGCAAAGACCAGCGGCCTCGGCGACAATTTTTTCGTGGGTGGTTATGACCTCTCCGGAGACACCGCCTCCCTCGACGAAGTCGGCGGCGGCCCCGCCCTTATCGACGTCACCGGCATCAACAAGTCAGCCTTCGAGCGGATCGGCGGTATCCGGGACGGCCGAATCGAGTGGACGTCCCACTGGAACCCAGATGATGTCGGCGTCACGTTCACCGAGCACACCGCGCTGGCCGGTCTGACCACGGCGGACCGCGGCACCATGTACTGCCGCGGCACCACGCTGGGCAACCCAGCCGCCTGCCTGGTCGGCAAGCAGCTCAACTACGACCCCACCAGGGCCGACGACGGCAAGATGACCTTCAAGATCCGCGTGGAAGGCAACGCCTACGGCCTGGAGTGGGGACGGCAGCTGACCGCCGGTATCCGTACAGACACCGCGGCGACGAACGGTGCGTCGATCGACACCACCGCCTCGGCTTCTTTCGGCGGCCAGGCCTACCTCCAGGTTTTTGCGTTTACCGGCACGGACGTGACCGTGAAGATCCAGGACTCGGCCGACGACTCGTCTTTCGCAGACGTCACGTCGTTCGCCTTCACCCAGGTGACGACCGGCCGACAGACCCAGCGGATCTCGATCACGAACACCTCGACCATCCGCCGCTATGTACGCGCCGTGACCGTGACCACGGGTGGCTTCACCTCGGCCGCCTTCGCCGTGGCTGTGGTCAAAAATGACACGGCCGGAATTCTCTTCTGATGAAGGTTTGCCGTACATGCGGGGTGTCCAAGCCTTTCGGAGATTTCTACGCTCATCCAAGAACCGCAGACGGTCTACTCGCATTGTGCAAGGAGTGCCAGAAAAGGGTATCGAGGGATCGTCATGCTCGACTTCGCGATGATCCTGAGTATAAGCGGGGCAATGCGCGAAGGAATCGCGTACTTCGCTTGAAAAAGTATGGACTCTCGGAGAGCGAGTACGAGGCGCTGCTTCATGGTCAGGGCGGCGTATGCGCCATATGCGGTTCTGCTCATCCCGGCCTGGACTTCTCCTTCTTTCCCGTGGATCACGATCACGTGACTGGAGAGGTGCGCGGACTTCTCTGTAACGACTGCAATCTTGGGATTCAACGCTTCAAGGACAACGCAAACTTCCTCGTCTCGGCCGCGACATATCTGCTGAAGCACGTCAACGTCCTGGAGTCGTAAGGGGAGAAGCCATGCAGCGCATGAACCGCATCGAGCCCCAGGGGCGCGTACAGGACTACAAGACCTACCAGATCGTCTCGCCGCTCAGTACGCACTGGCGCCCTGCCACCTGCGCCGAGGTGGAGTGCCCAGAGTACGAGAACGGCTGGCGCGTGCGGATCGAGGGCCTACCGCCGGAGATGGTGCACGCAGCCCGCACATCGGGCCGGAAGTACACCGAGCTGGAAGTCGCGGCAAACGAGCACTGGCTCGTGTTCGAAGCCGGACAGTCCTGCTTCCGCGCCGCGTACCACCGGCGCCTGCTCGACAAGCAGGAGATCTTCATCGTGCGCGACGGGGATTTTCGTGGGAACCCGACCGGTCAGGTTCGCAGGCATACTCGCCCGATGGATTGGCAAGAAGATTTCGCCGACCACCAGGACAGGCTAGCTCAGCGAATCCAACAGGGTTGATCACGTTCCTGATGTGTATTAACCTGGACGTGTGAACTCAGAAAAGGAAGAGCCCCCACCCTGTGCATGCGGATGCGGTGAGTCAACGCGCTGGTACCCCAGGACTGGATGGAAGAAATTCAGGCGAGGGCACAATTCCCGGAACACTGGTGCAGCCAGTCACCCAGGGCGTACCCACAGCATGACCAACACGCCCACGTACTATTCGTGGGCCAACATGCTCGCCCGCTGCACGAACACGAACCACCCGGCATATCCGCGGTACGGAGGCCGTGGCATCACGGTCTGCGATCGATGGAAGGGCAAGGAAGGCTTCAAGAACTTCCTCACCGACATGGGTGAGAAGCCCAACGGACTCACGCTGGAGCGGATCGACAACAGCGGGGGTTATACGTCGACGAACTGCCGTTGGGCCACACGCAAGGAGCAGGCGGCCAACACTCGACACATCAACCTCCTCGACATTGACATCGAGTGGGTCCGCGCTCACCCGGAGAAGTCGCGCAACGAGCTTGCACAAGCTCTCGGCGTGTCCGAGGTGACGATCTCAAACATACGAAACCGGAAGGGGCGCTTCGCCGACCCCTCCTAACAAACAAGAGGCAATAAAGGCCCGCTGTATTCACAGCGGGCCTTTGTTATGCCTCAAAACGGACAAAGGAGGGTGAGTCATGGCAAAGCAGAGCGGACTTGCATGGACCACGCTGAGTGTGGACGATTCAGGCGGAACGCCCCGAGACCTGAGGAATGACATCACCAACCTCGAATTCGCCACACCTCGCGCAACCCAGGACGTAACGGGCATCGACAAGTCCGCGATGGAGCGCCTGCTTCTGCTCGCCGACTTCACCATCACGCTCAACGGCGTGTTCAACGCGGCGTCCAACCAGGCGCACGACGTGTTCAAGACGGTGCCGTCGACCAGCGTCAACCGGACCGTGTCGATCACTGTCGGCGGCAAGTCGCTGCCGAACGAGTGCATCTTCACGGACTACCCGTTGACGCGTGCGGACAGCGGTGAGTTGACCTGGGCTGTTCCTGGGCAGCTGGCCGATGGGACAGTACCGCTTTGGGCGTGATGTCCGTTTCGTTCTAGGCAGTGCCTCGGCAGTCCATCGCAGACGCGGTGGGCTTTTTTCATGCCCACGTTCGGGGAGAACGCATGGCTTTTCAGCGCAAGCGCAAGGTGTACCGGCTGGATTTCTCCGGTACCGAGTACGACGGCCTTGAGGTCCGGGTCCAGGGACTCACCACGGGTGAGTACCTGGAACTGGTCTCACTGACTGGTTCTTCGGGTGATTCGGAGAACGAGACCGAGCAGTTGCTGAAGCTGTTCGCCACCCACCTCGTCGCCTGGAACTTGCAGGATGAGGAGGGCGAGCCGGTGTCATCTGATTTCGCAGGCATCAAGGCCAACGATCTCGCGATGAACATGGCGATCATCAACGCCTGGACGGATGCCATGGTGACGGTTTCGGCGGCCACGGAAAAAAAGTCGCTCGTTGGCGATCCTTCCCTGGTGGCGTCGATTCCGACGGAGAGTCTGTTGTAAAGCCGGAAGAGGTCGCGCGGGCTGAGGCAATTCTTAGTCTGTGCGACCGCTTTCATGTGTTGCCCAGTCAGCTTCTGGACGAGCCTGTCGAACTTCTGCAGCTCCTTGATCTCGCGGCGCTGGCCGCCACGGAAGGCGGTGATGGCTGATGGCTGATGACATTACTCTCACCGTTCGGGTCCGCGACCTGACCCGCGGCGACTTCAATCGTCTTGACCATCAGCTCGACCGTATGCGGCGTGATCTGCGGGGTGTGTCCCGGGACACGGACAGTGCCGGTATGCACTCGCGGCGCCTCGGTCAGGACATCAACCAGCTGCAGCAGCGTTTTCAGCGTATGCAGACGACGGGCAGTCTGACCCGTCGTGAGCTGACGCAGATGCGCGGTCAGCTGGATGCCATGGGGCGCAGCGCCCTGAACGCGGCGCGCTCCGGTGAGATCACACATGACCGGTTTCACTCTCTGAACAGTGAGATCGGCTCCATGCGCGCACAGCTAGCGCGGCTCGACGAAGGGCTCAACAACAACACCAACGCGCTGCGCCGGAACAACAGCCAGACACGCACGACGGTGCGGATGGTGAACGGCGTAACACAGTCCATCCGTACCGCCACGCGGTCCACGGACGGCAACACCAATGTGATCAACACGTGGCGGCGGTCGGCCAATACGGCAGGCAACACCATGCGCCGCCTGGGCACCAATGGAAGTTTCGCGGGCGGTGTGTTCAGCAACATGCGGTCCAAGCTGATTGGCCTGGCCGTCGTGCTGATCGCGTCGGTGCTGCCGACGCTCGGTGCGCTGGCGCCCATGCTGGCCGGTATCGCGGCGATCGTCGGTACGGTGGCGCTGGCCTTCAGCGGGCTGAGCAAGCCGACGAGGATGCTGGGCAAGGACGAGAAGGAGTTCCTCAAGGGGCTTTCGCCTCTCAAGAGGGAGTTCGAGGCGCTGCAGAAGACGGCGCGCAAGGCTGTTCTGCCGGGTCTGACGAAGTCCTTCAAGGATGTCGGCAACGCCGTGAAGGGCATGAACCCGGTCATCAAGATCGCGGGTGAGCATTTCAGTACGCTGGTCGGGAAGATTGCCAAGGGGGTCGGCAACAAAGACTTCATGAAGTCTTTCACCGAGAACGTTCGGATCGGTTCCGACTGGGTCATCAAGTTCACCGGCTCATTCGGAAAATTCCTGAAGGAGTTTCTCGACTTCGGCACGAAGTCGAAGCCAGCGCTGGATGCGTGGCAGTCTCTGCTCGGCGGTTTCCTGGACACGGGCCTGCCGAATATGTTCAAGGAGATGGAACGCGGGATCAAGGGGTCGTCCACGTATCTGACCGGGTTCGCTGACTTCCTCAACGGGAAACTGCTTCCGGTTCTGGGGCGTGTCATTGCGGCCTTCATGGACGCGTTCGGCCCGCTTCTCGCACAGGTACTGCGTACGGCGGGTAATCTCCTCGACGTTTTCGGCACCGTATTCGCCGGTGTCATGGAAGGCCTCAAGCCCGGTATCAGCCTGGTCACCGACGTCTTCGCCGGTCTGAACGAGATGTTTGAGATCGCGATCGGTACGGTCGGAAACCTCGCGAAGGCACTCGGGACGGTGTTGTTCGGCGCGCTGGCCGATCTGGCGGGTGAGAACCGGTTCACCGCCATGAAGGATGACTTCACCGGTTTCTCCGACTGGGTCAAGACGAACCAGTCGTCGATCCGCGCGACGTTCGACGCGGTCGCCCTGGCGATCATCGACATGGTGGACACCGGTGTGGGGATGCTGCCGCTGCTTGCGAATGCCTTCAAGCTCATGGTGGATGCTGCTCTCATCGCCGTGGGTGCGATGATCACCGGCTTGGCCACTGCGTTCGGGCACCTGCCCGGCATGGGGTGGCTGAAGGACGCCAAAAAGAATTTCGATGAATTCGCGGCGGGAGTCAACGAGAAATTTGATAAGGCTGCCGGTGCGGCGGAGAAGTTCGCCACATCGGTGTCGAAGCGGTCCGCGCGCGCCAAGTTCGTCTTCAAGGTGGACGAGGCGAAAGCGAACCTTGATTACATCAAGGGGCAGCTGAACGACAAGTCTCTGTCCAAGCCCCGTCGTGCACATCTGGAAGTCGAGAAGAAGCAGGCGGAGCAGAAACTTGCCGAGGCGAGGCGTGAGCTGCGTTCCTTCGACCGGAAGAGGGCCATAGCCACGGTCGAGGCGAACAACGCTCCCTTCTTCGGAAAAATCCGCCAGGCACGCATGGCGCGGATCCCGAGAAAGTCCGTCACGATCACCGCGAACCCCGGTTCCTTCTGGGAACGGGTCAGGTCACTGACCGGCCGGGTGCTGGGCACGTCCTACATCAACGTGCAGATGCGCAAGGTCGAGGCACAGAACGCGCCGAGGTTCAGCGCCCACGGCAATATCTTCCGGAGCTTCGCCGATGGCGGCATGGAAGACCACCGCGCGCAGATTGCGGACGGCGGCCCGACACGCATATGGAACGAGCCGGAGACCGGGGGCGAGTCCTACATCCCCCTCGGCCCGTCGAAACGGACACGCTCACGGCAGATCGCCACCACGACCGTCGGCATTCTCGGCGGCTCGGTGCAGTGGTTCGCCAAGGGCGGTCTCACCAAGAAGCAGAAGGCCCAGGCCGATGCCGAGAGGCAGGCCCGCAGTGAGGCGCGCGGCGAACTCACCATCTCGCACTTCGGCCGCATGGCCGGGTACAAGAACGATGAGTTCAAGAAGGCGCTCGGCCTCCCCGAGGCCCTGGGCAGCCTGGTCTCCTCCCTGAACCACTGGCGCAGCGTCATCCTCAAGGCGACGCACGGCGGCGTTGAGCGCAGTCTGCTCAAGCAGCTCGACAGGGCGGGCAAGTCGCTCATCAAGTATGAGAAGTCCCTGTCCAAGGTCGAGAAGTCCCTGGACAAGGCGAAGACCAAGCTGGATGACCTCAAGTCGGCGGCGTCCCAGCTCCGGGAGTCCGTCACGTCCGGTGTCATGTCGGCGACGAACATCACCAGGAACACCAGCGAGGACAAGAACCTCACCGTCGCCGACCTCATGACCACGATGACGCAGGGCCGTGACAAGGCGACAGCTTTCTCCGACGCACTCGCCCGTCTCAAGAAAAAGGGTGTCGCCAAGGAGATCATCCAGCAGATCGCCGAGGCCGGTATCGAGGGCGGCGGCCTGCAGACCGCGGGAACCCTGCTCACGGCCTCGGAATCCGAGATCGCCTCGCTCAACAGCCTGCAGAAGCAGATCAACGAGGCTGCAAAGAGTTCCGGCAAGACCGCGGCGGACGCCATGTACGCCGCGGGCATCAAGGCGGCCGAGGGTCTCGTCAAGGGCCTGGAGAAGAAGCAAAAAGACATTGAGAAAGCGATGATGAGGATCGCTAAGTCAATGGAAAAGGCCATCAAGAAGGCTCTGGGCATCCACTCCCCCTCCAAGGTCATGCAAGAGGTCGGCCACCTCACCGCCGAGGGCTATGCCATCGGCATCCAGAAGAACCGCAGGGTCAACTCGGCGTGGGAATCCATGCTCACCACGAAATCGACCGGACCGCGTTCTGGGGGCGGCGCCATGTACGGCGGGGGTGGCGAGCCGATGATCCTTCGTGTGCAGATCGGTGACCGTGTCCTGGACGAGATCATGCTCGATTCGGCGCGCCGCGTTGTGCGTACCCGCGGCGGAAATGTCCAGGCCGTCCTCGGTCCTCCCGGGCGTAGGACCGGCTGATCAGTCGGCGTCGTGGGACTTCCAGGCGGTCCCACGACGCTGATTGTGCCGCTGCGTCACAGGGTCCGCCCAGCGGAGATTTCCCGGCTCGTAGTTCCCTTCGTTGTCGATGCGGTCCATCGAGTACCCGTCAGGACATGGACCGAGTTTTTCCTCAAGGTATCGAATGAACACAGCTGCATCGTGCCACTCTGTAGCGACTTCGATCCCGCGTGCTCCGTAGTACGTGTAGTGGTCGTTACTCGGGTCATAGCAGCGGTCCATCATGTTGGACCATCGCGAATAGTGTGGATGATTAGACATCCCATGGGTTGCCCTGATCCGGTTCGATTCAGAAGCTCGCTCACGCTGCAGACAACCGCACGACTGCACGCTTCCTGCTCTGAGGTTATTGACCGTGGCGATGGTCTTCTTGCCGCAGTCGCATGAGCAGTGTGCGATCCAGATCTTGGTGCCGTCGCGTCGCGCTTCCTGCTCTTCTGCGTCGACGGTCAGGCGTCCGAAACGATCACCTGGCTGTGTCGTGAAGAGTCGGGGACGTCCCCTGGTTTCACGGAAACGTTCGGACATGGTGGCACGTTTCTTGATGCAGCCACATGACTGTGTGCCCCCTTTAAGCCCTTGCAGGAGAACAGTTATGCGTTCTCCACAGTCGCAGTCACAGACGGCTTCCCATAGTGAGGCTTTACCGGGCCGCTCCCTGAGCCTTTCCTCACGCACGACGAGGCGTCCGAACCGTTGGCCTGGATGTACGAAGAATGATCGCTTCTTTCCCATGGAGAGAAGCATACCACAGGTTTGAGGAGTTGTAACTGTGCATCGATACCGCACGTGGAACGGCCCGATGCCAACTACTGCTGCCCAGCAGACGGTAACCACCGGCACGGGCGTCAAGACCATGCTGCAGATCGCCACCCCGTCGACCCGTCAGATTCAGCTTATCAGCTGGGGCTTTAGTTTCGATGATTTCCCGGGTGATGACTCGACGATCGAGCTCCTTCAGACGGACGTGGCGGCCACCGTCACTGCCCACGTGGCGGCCGGTGTGCAGCCACTTGATCCGAACGCCCCGGCGTCTCTTATGACGCTCAGCACCACAGCTACCGGTTATACCGCGACGGCTGAAGGCACCACTACAGCCAGTCGTGTCTTCGATGTGGTCGGTATTGGTACGGCGGCGGGCATTGTCAGCTCGCCTTACGTGTATCAGTGGATGCCGGATGAGCGGCCGATTATCGCGGTGTCGAAGTTTCTTCGGGTGCGCACCACGGTGTCGACTTCTGCGATCGATTTTCGGACCTGGGTGGTTTGGGACGAGTGATCCCTTCTTGTCCCTTTTAGGAGTGTAGCGCATGCCGGGGAGAATCGCCCCCCTGGCGATGGCCTGGCGCCGCCGTATGGGCGGGACTGCCGGGCCTTTGTCAGCTTCGGGGGAAGCCAGCAACGGGGATCCCGTCCAGATCGAGATGTACATCAACGGGTCCTGGGTCGACATCACGTCGTATGTGATGGTCCGGGACAACAGTGGGAACATCTCGGTTGCCCGTGGCCGTCGTGATGAAGGGTCGGCGACCGAGCAGTCCACCTGTCAGATGACGCTGGACAATCGGGACGGCCGTTGGTCGCCGCGCAATCCCACGGGCGCCTACTACGGGTTGATCGGACGTAATCAGCCGATCCGTGTGTCGGTCCCCAATGGCCTCGGTGGGAAGTCGTACCGGTTTCAGGGCGAGGTTTCTCTGTGGCCGCAGATGTGGGATCCGACCGGTACGGATGTGTACACGGAGATCGAGGCGTCCGGGATTCTGCGCCGTCTTTCGCAGGGGCCTGCGCCGTCCCACTCTGTCCTGTACGACGCACTGACGGGGTCGTTCCGCAGCACTCTGCTGGCTTACTGGCCGATGGAGGACGCTGCGGAGTCCTCGAAGCTGTCGACGCCGCTGACCAATGGGTCGGCCATGACGTACACGGGGACGCCGGACCTCGCTTCGTTCGACGGTTTCACGGCGTCAGACCCTGTGCCTTCGCTCACTGGCTCTGCTTTCACCGGGAATGTCACGAAATTCGACACCTCGTCCATGACGGGGTATCAGATGCGTTTCCTGCTCAACGTTCCCGCAGCGGGGTTCAGCAACCTGGATGCCATCGCGCGCATGCATGTCCTGGAAGTGGCAGCAGGCGCTTCTCTGCTGAACTACTACGACATCTTCTACAACGATCCTCCGGGCGGTCTGGGAAGCTTCGGCGGGCCGGGGACGCTCACTGTTCAGGCGAGGGACGGCGATCAGGCAGATATCGGTGCCAGCGCCTCAATTGCGCTGGACGTACGTGGCCGTCGCCTGTGGGTGTCCCTGGAGATAGCCATCAGCGGCACCACGATTACCCCCACACTCCGGGTCCTGGACATCGACAGTGGCGTTACGGACTCTGCTGCCAGCTCACTCGTCTCGACCAGTCTTTCCCGGGTCGTGTACATGTCGCTGGCGCCCTCCACTCTGGCCGATTCGTCGGCGGGCGTCACCGGCGCATCGGCCGGTCACCTGATTCTGCAGAACAGCATCACGTCCATCACCGATCTCGGGCGTCATCTCCAGCCGAACGGTGAGACAGCGGGGCGCCGGGTTGAGCGTCTGTGCGGTGAGAACGGTATTCCTTTCGAGTCGATTGGTGACCTCGACAGCAGCACGCAGCTCGGAAATCAGTCCCGGCTCAATCCGCTGGACCTGATGCAGGAAGCCGAGCTGGCGGACACCGGGATGCTGTACGAGAGCATGCCGATGCTGGGGCTCGGTTACCGCACGCGACTCGCCCTGGGCAATCAGGATCCGCAGCTCACCCTCAGCTATTCCGGGTTCAACCTGGCGGAGATCCCGACCCCTGTCGAGGACGACCGGTATATCCAGAACCAGGTCACCGTTACCGTCAGCGACATTTCCCAGACGTATTCACTGTCGGACGGCTCGGTTCTTTCCACATCGCTGCCGCCCGCCGGTGTCGGTGTGTACGGGACAGATCTGTCGCTGAACCTCAAGGACACGCAGACCGCGATGCTCCGGGACCAGGCGGCGTGGCGTGTCCATCTGGGGACTGTGGATGAGCCCCGTTATCCGCATATCAGTGTGAATCTGGCGCACAGCAGCTTCACCAGCAATCCGGCGCTCAAGCAGGCCGTTCTCGGGCTGCGCCAGGGCGACCGGGTTCTCGTGCAGAATCCGCCGTCGTGGCTTCCTCCCGGTGACATTGACCAGATCATCCTCGGGTTCGAGGAGACGATCACCCATTTCGAGCACCGGGTCACGTTCATCTGTGCTCCGGCCAGCCCCTACAACAATCTTGGCATTCTGGATGCCACGGATGCACGTATCGACACCGACGGCTCGGAAGTCCTTTCCGCCATCACGTCGTCGGCCACCACCATGATGGTGATTCCGTCCACGTTCGGCGGCTCACTGTGGACGACGGCCAACGCCGATGCCCCCTGGAACATCAGGGTCGGTGGCGAAGTCATGACGGTGACCGCGAACACCTCGTCCGTCTACGACAGCTTCACCAGAACCGAGTCGAACGGCTGGGGCACCGCGAATTCCGGGCAGACCTGGACGGTGGTCGGAACGGCCGCGGATTACGCCGTTGGTTCCGGTATTGGCACGGCGACGTTGCCTGCGACGGGTATCGCTCACATCACCACCATCACGTCACCCAGCGCGAACACCGACGTGTACGTGTATGTCGGCACCTCGGTCCTTGCCACCGGTGCGTCACTGCTCGCCGGTCCGGTCGTCCGGTATATCGACAACAACAACCATTACATGGCGAGGATCGAATTCACCACGTCGAACACGTTGATTCTGACTCTGCGCAAACGTGTCGGTGGGACGGAGACGTCACTTGCCAGTTACGCCCCGACCGATATCACCCATGTCGCGGGGACGCTGTATGCACTCAGGTTTCAGGTGAATGGATCGTCCCTGAAAGCCCGCGTATGGGATACGGGAGCCTCCATCGAGCCGCCGCACTGGCATGTCGAAGCGACTGATACGGCGCTTGTCCTTGCCAGCAGCCTCGGTACCCGGTGCTTTTCCAACACCGGAAATACGAACGTGAACCCGGTTGTCCAATACGACGGCTATGACCTGCACAACGTACAGACGTTCACGGTCACCCGATCTGTCAACGCGGTCGTGAAAGCGCAGGTGGCTGGTGAAGACGTCCGTCTGGCAACTCCGACCATCATCTCGCTGTAGGGAGGCAGCATGGCCGCTGAATCATATCCGACACCTCTGGCCGGTCAGAAGATTACGGCATCGCTGCTGAGGTCCATGCTGCCGCAGGTGGTCAGGAAAACAGCTGACACGTCGAGGTCCGCCACGACGACTTTCGCCGATGATGACCATCTGGTGTATGCCGCGGAGGCAAGCGCCGTGTACACCATGGTCGGCTGGATCAAGTATTTCGCCGACTCCACGCCGGACATCAAGGTGCAGTTCACGGTACCAACGGGATGTTTGGGCGAATGGGCCTGGATGATGCCCGGACAGCTCACTGCCGGTGCCACTGTGAACGGTTATTCCATCCGGACAGAGACGAATGATGTCGGATCCGGTAACTTCCGTACTGGTTACGGAACGACTGACTCCACTCATTTCACGCCGATGAGCGGTCTTTTTCGTATGAGCACCACTGCCGGGAATATTGCTCTGCAGTGGGCGCAGAACACTTCGAACGCGACGGCAACCGTCTTGTACACCGACAGCTGGATGCAGTTTACCCGGATCGCATAAGGAGGATCCATGGCGACGCCTCTGACAGCGGACCATTTCCTCGCCGCCCTCAAGGCCGAGGGCCTGCATGTGGTTGAGCGTGCCGGATGGCGCACCCACAACCGCGAGGGCCACGGCGGGTGGGGGCCGATGAACGGTGTGGTTATTCATCACACCGCCGGGACCGAGAGCAAAAGCATCGTCTGGAATGGTGTCACCGGTCTTCCGGGCCCGTTGTGCCACACCCACCTGGGCAAGGACGGCGTGGCGACGATGATTGCGAACGGCCGGGCCAATCACGCCGGAACGTTTGCGCAGAACGCCCACAACGCCGTGGTGAATGAATCCTCGACGCACCCGTATCCGGACGCCGCGGAGCCGGTCGACGGCAACGCCCACTACTACGGCATCGAGATCGAGAATCTCGGCAATGGCCATGACCCCTACCCGGCTGTGCAGTACGAGGCGGCGGTGCGGTGGGCAGCGGCGCTGTGCCGGGCGCACGGCTGGTCCGAGGAGTCGGTCATCGGCCACAAGGAGGGCACGCGCCGGAAGATCGACCCCTCTTTCGACATGAAGCTGTTCCGCAAGAACGTGGCCGAGCGGCTTGCTCATTCGGCCGACTGGACTTCCGGGGAGGAAGATGACATGCCCACGGCAACCGAGATCGCTGACGCGGTGCTCACCCGGGACGGGAAGATCTCCATTCCAGGCGCTCCGGCGTCCAACCCCACCTACACGCTCGCCAGCACGCAGACCGAGATCCTCAAGCGGATCGACAAGGCGAATGCGGCCATTGCGGCGCAGCAGGCGGCTATCACCGAGCTGGTGAAGACCGTGGTCTCGCTGGCCTCCAATGTGACGGCCATCGACCCGGATGCGCTCGTCGCGCGTATCACCGGCGCCATCGAGAGCGTCACCGTACATCTCGATGTTCCGGACAACTGATGGAAGGGAAGCACGCCGTGGCTTCAGCCGCTGTGGAAACGAAGGTGAAGGCGGCCACCAGCGCAGCCGTCGCCGTAGGCGTCGCAATTGCCCTGCTGAATGGCACTGTGGGCAACTCCCAGCTTCTGGGGGTGCTTCCTGCCTGGGCGCAGGCGGTCGCGGTCGCGGTCGTGCCACCTGTGGTGACGTTCCTGTCCGGCTGGCAGGCCCGGCACACTCCGCGTTCCGATACGGGCGTACTCACCCCGGAGGACTGACCCTGAGCGGAGGCGCTCATGCCGGACAACGTCACCCTCGGCGAGGTGATGAGACGCCTGGACGATGTCCGCCTCGACCTCAAGGAAGACATCCGCCAACTGCTGCAGATGCTGGAGACCAAGGTTTCCATGGAGCGCTATCAGTTGGAGCAGCTGGCGCGTGATGAGACAGCCCGGATGATCCTGGCCAGAATCCAGGCCATTGAGGAGTCCCGGGAAAGAGAACAGCAGCAAAAACGCGAGGATGAGCAGAGGCTCGCCGACCGCCGTGCCGCCGACCGCCGCCTGATCTTCACGGCCATCATCGCGCCCGTGATCATGCTCTTCCTCACGCTGTATCTGAGCGCACGAGGGGCCGGTTCATGAGCGGGCAGCACAAGGATGCCGTACAGAGCAAGCGGCGCATGGATGTCGTTTTCGGTCTGCTGGCTTTCGCCGTCCTTGTCGCTTTCGCCGTTCTGGCTTTCTGGGTTCAGAGTCTGTCCAGTGAGCTGCGGGTTTCCAATGATGCCCGGGATGCGCTGGCGCGTCAGGTCCAGCAGCTCGGGCAGAAGCCGGTGGCTGGTCCGCCGGGCAGCCGTGGAGAGTCAGGTAAGTCTGTTGTCGGGCCGAAAGGCGACAAGGGAGACAAGGGCGATACGGGACCTGAGGGACCGGCCGGGAAGACCGGCCCGAAGGGTGACAAGGGCGATCCAGGCAACGAGGGCACGTCAGCTACCGGGAGTCCCGGCACGAACGGCGCGGACGGGTTGCAGGGACCTGCCGGTCCCGCGGGGCCCCAGGGTGAGGCAGGACCGGCAGGACCGCAGGGGCCCGCTGGCGCGGACGGGGCGGATGGTCAGGACGGTCAGACCTGCCCCGACGGATATGGCCTCCAGGCGCCGAGCTACGATCCGGATGCGCTGGTCTGCCGCAAGGACGGTAGCAGCGATCCGTCGCCCACCGACAGCCCGTCCACGGCCGCCATGAGCGGTCTCGATCCTCAGCGTCGTCAGTACACGTGAGAGGAGGTGGACTTCATGCTCGACGTTCTCGTACAGGTAATGGTCTCGCTCTCGCTGTTCCTCTGATTGTAGGGTCGTGCCATGGCTCGCATGTATGGGGCGTATGGCCGCCCGCGTTGTCCTTCATGCCGTGCGTCATCCGGTCCTGGCTGTCCTGATCAGTCGCGTGGCAAGCGCGGTCAGCGGCAACTCGAAGAGCGGCAGTGGCGCCGAGAGGCGGAACCGGACATTCTCGATGTCGAGGAGGAGCTGCGTGCCCTTGACTTCATCGAGAGAACATGGCTGCCCGGCTGGTATCTTGATCGCTTCGACTTCATATGGATTCGCCCGGTAGAGTGAATCCGTCCACAACAGTTGAGGCGTGGCACAGTGAGGCCCCCGGTTGCTGCTCAGGCAGCGGCCGGGGGCTTTTCTTCGTTGTCGGGGTCCATCAGTTCGTACAGGGCGATGAAGTCGGCCGAGCGGTAGACGCGGGCGTAGCGGCCGGGCTGTCCTGGGCGGGTGCTGCGTCGTTTGCCTGCGGGTGGCACCTGGTAGTGGTGGTAGCGGGTGAGGTTGCGCAGCTTGGTGACGGTGACGTCGAGAGGGGTGTCCTCGGGGTCACCGGGCAGCGGGCCGAGGTGGCGGGCGGCGTCGGTGATGGTCCACAGGCGTGCGTCGTCACCGACGGCGGACAGATCCTGGGAGGTCCAGCCGCGTGTCATGTGAGTTCCTTCGGGTAGTCGATCCAGGCGGTTTCGTGCCCGCCCCAGGGACAGGGAACCGGAACGACTTCAGCAACGTCCGACCACTCACGGAGTAGTGCCGTGTGTTCGGAGCACTCGTGAACGTGTCCGTACTGGCCGTGGAAGCGTAGGGCGAAGGCCGCCGCCTTCGGGCAGCCGGACCAGCTGCATTCGTCAGGCCGCGCGGGTGTCATGCCGCCTCCGTCTCGTCCCAGCGGAACGCCAGACCGTTCGCCGTGATGGTGAACTCGGCGGACCAGCGCGGGCGTTGGTCGTTGTGGTTGCGGCAGTCAGGGTTGACGCAGACGGCGAGGCCGCGGGCCGGGTTCCAGCGCATGGTCTTGTGCTGGCAGTACGGGCAGGGCGGTTCCTTCTCGCCGGGCTCCCGGGGCAGGCGGTGCAGTCCGCCCGCCGGGTTGAAGTAGACCTCGGCGCGGCGGGCCCAGCCGGTGAAGTAGTTCAGGATGGCGAGGACATCATTGTCGTCGCAGGCCTCGCAGAGGTTGACCACCGAGTCGACGGCGTAGCGGGTGTTGTCGGCGGAGGAACCCCGCCGCTTCAGGTACCCGCCGGTGACGCGTTCCTTGAGGTGGATTTCCAGGCGTCGTATCTCCTGGTGGAATTCGAGCGTCAACTCCGCGGCGACAGAATTCCATGGAATGGGCGCCACGGAGCGCTTGTGGTGCGGTATCGGCGCCTGATATTCGCCGGTGACCTGCCGGTATGGCACGGCGAGTTCGAGGGTGTTGTGGAGGCGAAGTGCGTGGTCGGCGGTGGTGCGCAGGCGTGCGCGGAGGCTCCCCGGCTCATGGATCATGCTGGAATTGTAACCAGTAATGCGGGAAAGAAAGCCCCGCCCCCGGAATTCCTCCCGGGGGCGGGGCGCATTTTGTTTTTCTGACGTATTGAATTACGTCGTGGTGTGTCGTGTCATCATCCGTCGTCTGGTTCTTCGGCACCGGCGCCGTGTGTGCTCACTACGGCCGTGGGGCCCGGTACCCAGTCGCCGCCGCACTTCTTGGGGTCCTGCACCACAATCATCTGGGATCCGTTGTAGTCGGTGTTGGTGCCCTCGATGAGACGCCACGGCGGGGCGCCCGCCACGCACTTCGTGGAGACGTTGCCGTACCCGTCGGGCATGTTGGTGACGATGGCCGGGGTGTCGTCGCCACCCTTCTTGCCGGTGCTGCTGGTGGCTACCGGCGCGTCGCCCATGCCCTTGCTGTCGTTGTCCCTGCTGCAGCCGGTGGCCGTCAGAGCGAGAGTGGCCGCCGCGGCGGCTGCGAGCCAGCGCCTCATGCGTACTGAGCCGCTCGTGCCATCAGGACATCCTGGCTGCTGGCGGTGAAAAGCTCGTCGATCAGCGACAGCTCCCACTCCTGACCGGCGCGCTTGGCGCGGAGCATGGCGCAGGTGTTCTGGCTGGAGTTGATGGTGACGCGCGAGGGCTCCCACGCCTGGCCGTCGACCGTGATCTCCACGGTCACGGAGGAGACGTCGCGGAAGGAGACGCCCGGCTTGTAGGCGGAGATGCAGAAGACGAGTGTGTCGACGTAGGCCGGGACGGTGGAGAGGTCGACCTCGTGGGCCTCTCGGGAGAGCGGGTCTTTCTTGCCGAAGGGCAGCTTGCGCCCCTTGGCGTCCTTCCCGGCGACGAGAGAGCCGTTGTTGAAGGGATCGGTGTCGTCGAACCAGCAGATGCCCTTGGCGGCGGTCCCGAGCAGGCCCACGGTAATGATGTCGAGGTCGACACCCACGGCAGACTTCACCTTCCCCGCCAGGGACTTGTCGCCGCCGCTGGTGCCCTTCCAGGCGCCCCCCACACGGACATTGCGGCCGGTCACGCGGACGGCGGGGCCGTCCTTCGTCATGCTGTGCATAGAGGTGGTTCTCTTCCTTGTCGGTGGTACAGAAGGCAGCCCGCTACTGTGCGGACTGCCGGTTTTCCTGCGCGAGGCGGCTGGTGTTCGCCTCGTTGCGGGCCAGGATCTCGCCGGGCGGTGTCTGTCCCTCCCCGTAGCCGGGGACTTCGTCCAGTGTCCAGACGGTGACCTTCCTCCAGACCCGCAGGTCCGTGTCATCCGGGTCCTTGGCGAGGTGGTAAGCCTGGATCCTGGTGACCTCGTCCCGGTCCACGCGTTCGTTGGTGGACTGCACCCAAGCGCCATGGGACAGCTTGGTCTGCATGACGTAGACCGGTTCGGTTTCGATGACGTACCCCTGAAGCTGGTCGATCTTCAGCGGATCGTTCTTCCACAGTTCCTCGTCGGGCATACGACACCTTTCACCAGGGGCAAAACGCGAGAAACCCGCAGTGCAAGCACCCGAGAGATGAGGAACTTGCACTGCGGGAGCGCCGTGGCATGGGCCGCGGCGCTTCGTACGCACGGAGGGACTTGAACCCCCATCATCCAGGACCTGAACCTGGCGCCTCTGCCAATTGGACTACGTGCGCTCGTTCACCCGCAGCTTTGATGCACACGGGTGAACTCTATGCTATTCACTACCCTCATCAAGCGGCAGTCATTGGTGTTTCCTCGCCGGACCACTGCACTCCGGCGAGGAACTGATGCGAAACCCCGTCGTGCACTTCCGCATCCACCACTGAGGTGCGTGCATGCGGCATGTCTTCAGGCACATGCCGCGCACCTTCCTTGTCGGTGCGGGCCGGAAGACCTCCCCAGGTGCGTCCGGCCCGCGGATCAATCGCCCTGGGACACCGCATCCCAGGGCCAGACGCCCGCCACTCCCGCTTCGAGCATCGGGATCAGCTTGAACGCCTGGTCAGTTAGTCCGCCAAGCGTGAAGCGGGCATCACTGCCGCTCGGCATGGCGGAGGCCGTGTATCCCGCGAAGTTCCACATGTACACGGGAACGTTGAGAGGGACGACGGCGTCGATGCGGGTGTGCTCGACGCTGTAGCCGTTCTCGTTGGAGGGCAGGTACCCGGGCTGGGTCTGCTCGTCGGTGATGATGACGACACGGTCGTGGTTGTTGTAGTGGCGGCGGACAGCGGCGGGGATGTTGGTGCCCCAGTCCTTGCCGAACTGCTCGACCAGGGGCAGCACACTGGTGCCCTTCTTGACCGTGATCTCCCGGGACTGGCCGTGAAATTCGACCAGGGTCGGGATCTCGGCACGTACAGCCAGCGCGGACCCGAAAACAGCGGCCTGGTCGGCGCGGGAGATGTCTTTCATCTTCATGTTCGGGAACTTGTGATCCCAGTCGGGGAACATCGACGGGCTGCGGTCCACGAGGATCAGCGTGCGCCCGCCGAGGGAGGGCACGTTGGCCAGTGAGTGGTTCAGTGCCTGTTCCAGCGGATAGGCCCAGCGCAGCAACCCGGCGTCCTTCGTCGCGCGGTGGGCGGCGAGAAAGCGGAAGGGGAACTGCCGCGACCGCGCGATGACGTCGGCGTCGGTCAGCGCGGACACGATCTGCTGGGCGACCTTGTCAGAGACCCCTGCCTGGTCGAAGTTCCGCAAATTGCGGATCTGCGACATGATGCCCATGGACGGGATCATCGCTTCCCAGGCCGCCTTGTCCAATGGGCCCTGCAGCCATCCGGCCAACGCCTCCCACGTCATCCCCGCTTTGGCGAGGATCTCCGGACCGTCGGGGCCGGTGACCACCGCACGGCGTTCCTCGACCGGCATCTCCATCAGCCTCTTGCGTGCCGTGAGTGTCCGGTTCGAGTCGGGCGGTACCGCGGTGTCGGGGTGGTGGCGGCGGTCGAGGGCGTATTGGAAGACGTCGCCCTGCCACGGCTTGTCGGGGTCCGGCGACGCGTGCACCAGGTTGAGGATGTCGCCGAAGCGGTAGCCCTTGGACGCGGTGTCGTACTTCAGCAGCGCCTTGCCGTTGTAGAGACGGCGTACGGCGTCGGCGATGCCGCGCTTGACGGGCTTGGGTACGTTGCGGCCGTACGTGGACGTCCAGTAGGCGAGCAGCTCGCCGGGCTCGTCGGCGCGCTGCAGCACGGAGTCGATGACCTTGCGCGAGCCGAGCTGGTTGTGCTGGAGGCGTTCGGCGGTGAACTCGGCCGCACCAACGAGGGCGGCAGTGCGCATGTTGCCCGGTCCGCGGAGCCACTTGAGCATGTCGGCTGTCCAGACCGGGTCTTCCACGGTGGTCTTGCGGATGAGGCGGGCGAAGCGGCTGTCACGGTCGATGCCCGACTCGTGGAGATGGTCCTTGCCGTCCAGGAGGGCACCGGACGCCATGAGGAATAGCTCACCCTGTGCGGTACGTGTCCATCCCGGCGCGCCGAGGGCGGTCGTGGTGTCGGGGGTCTTGGAGACCGTGGCGATGGGACTCGTGGTCGTGGCGACCGGAGGCTTGGTCTTGTGGCTGGTGGTGTTGAAGCGGGCCACGCCTGTCCTTCCTTGTCATCGCACCAGCCGGTGGCTGGTGATCAGGTGTCCCCGAGATCAGGTCGGTATCGGAACAAGGCGTCTTGGGCCACTCGACCACACCAGCAAGCTGGCGACGGGATTCGAACCCGCGTCTCCCTCTGGAAAGGAGAAGTAGCCGATACCTTCGCACCGGGGACGTCGTGGGAGATGAGGGATTCGAACCCTCTCGCGACCGGGGCCTGCCGGTGCTTCAGCCGTGTGTCTGGCCAGGACTCTCCCGTGTTCAGTTATATGCTGACGGGCTGCGGGAACCACCCCGCAGCCCGTCAGTGTGGCCGGACCCACCCGGATACCAGACCAAGTGGAACATGGGGGAATCGAACCCCCGACCTCTCGCTTTTCAGACGAGCGCTCTCTCCGAGCTGAGCTAATGTTCCGGGTGACCCCTCCCTGTGACGGAAGGGGCAGCGCGACTCGGGACGATCACTCCGGGGTATTCAAGGAAGTGACTCCATCACGCTTCTCCAGCGGCCCGTGAAGGCGTACTGCACTGGAGCCGATTTCGGTTGTAGGGCCTGGAGGACTTGAACCTCCGACCACTTGCGTATCAGGCAAGTGCTCTAACCGGGCTGAGCTAAGACCCCTAGGTGCCTGAGATCAAGATCGACGACACTGTTCGTACCAATGCTCTACCAACTGAGCTACCGGACAGAGGGGGGAGCTGCCCGGACAGGACTTGAACCTGTGACCTTTGGTTCCCTGTGAAGTAGGTATCGTCTGTCGCACCAGGCACATGATGTGACTGTCTGAGATCAGATCGGCGTCAGGGGGGACTTTTATCAGAAGTACCCTGTTGCCTGCGCACCAGACAGAAGTCATGCGCGCGCCTGAGGTCAAGAGTGGGCGTTCCGGCGTGATTTCACCAGAAGAAGTAGCCGGGGGTGCCGTTCGCACCAGGCGCACAATGGTTGGCACTCTGTTGAGTTGTCTAGGACAGACGACGGGATTTGAACCCGCACTGCCCCCTCGCATGGCGGGGGCGTGCTGCCAACTACACCACGTCCGTCAGGTGTACTGCCCGAGATCAAGTCGACGACGCGTTCGTAAGCGCTCTGCCAGACTGAGCCACCGGCCGACAGCCGGGCGGGATTTGAACCCGCGACCTCTCCATTAACGGTGGAAGAATTCGTCATCTGCGCACCGGGCAGTATTGAGCGGCCCACCTTGGCGGGTGGCCCACCCTCGGTTGCACTCAGGCCTTGAGATGCCACCGAAATTTTGGTTCGAACGGCAGAGGTCCGTGGCGTCGCCGGGTCGTATCTTGGAAGGAAGGAACCGGCTCCTTCGCACCTGCCGTTCGAGTGCGTTCACACTATCACCGCCGGTGACTCTGTCAACGCGCTTTCTTGCTTTAGTCGGCTGAAAGTTCTGACCGGGTTTCAGAACGCTGCCTCATGTCAACTAGCTTTGGCCATAGGTTTGTTGACGGTGCGCAGCGGGATCGTGGTTTCCGTGTCGTCGCTGTCGAACGAATGGCTGGTCGGCATATTTCGCATGACCTCGTTGATGTCGTCCTGAAGGTAGAACGTGTTGTTCTCGCCTTGCAGGCGGCGCAGTTCTCCGCGCAGGAACTTGACATCTGAAGTCAGTGAAAGGTTGTGCTCCTGTGAGGACTTGTAGGCCTGGTAGATCTCCTGCATCCGGCGGTTGATGCGTCTCTTGCCTCTGCCGGGGGAGATGACACCGATGGCGAAGGTCAGCAGCCAGAAGACACGGCCGGGTTTGCGTGGTGCCATAGGCGGTGTACGCCTTCCTTGTCATGGCATGTCCTGATGTCCGATCAGGCGGCCAGGGTGCCCTTGTCGTCCGTGGACGGTTCGGTGCCCGTGATGCGCTGTGTCTGCTCCTGCGGGGCGGCGCTGTGCACGCCCCGATGTCGGAGGTAACTGGCGTACCAGTTTTCGACCTCGGTCAGGTCGAAGACGGAGCGTCCCTTGCCTCCGTTGGCCGTTCCTGTTGTCTGGACGGCTTCAGGAAAATCGTTGAAGTGGCGGTAGTGCCACCACTTGTGTACTAGCTGTCGGCTGATCGGACGTGGACGAGTCGGGTAGAGCTTGTTGAGGTGTTCCGCCGCCTTGGCGAAGCCCCCCCGGTCAGCAGTGCCGTCGTCGTCTACAACCGGTTCAGCCGGACGTTCCTTGTCAGTCATCCGTACCTCCCCGTGTTGCATGCGGTGGTGCGGGGGCCGGATGTGGACCGGCACAGGGGTCTGGTTTTCCGCCAGGCTGGGCTACCCCGCGTTGGTGTACCGCGTATTGAGAGCAGGCCCACAGTAGACACGAGTAGACGCAGATGCGCCTGCGGGTCTGTCACTTTTGTGCAACGCCTGTATACGGACTGTGTCACAGCCGTTGCGGGAAGCTGCCGGTCCCTGTGTGCCCGGCAGCTACAGAATGCAGGTTATCCCCCGGCACACGCGCGACGACACAGGCAGGCTCACGGTGGTCCGTCAAGAATCAGCGGTGATCTCACCCTAACAGGTAAGGGTCGTGTGTTGAAGGAGTGAAGCAGGAGGTGGGACGGCGTGTCGGAGCGTCAGAACGGGGGCAGTCCGGGGGCGTTGGGGTCGGCCACCGGACCGGGCGCGGGCGCGGTGGCCATCGCCATCGGGTCCGGGGCGGGCGGCGCCACGGGACCGGCCGATACCACGGGTGGCAGAATCCGGATGTCCTCCACCTCTTCGTCGCTGTTCTTCTTCTTCCGGCGGCCGACCTGGGCGCGGGCGGTGCGGCCCTTGAGGGCGGCGATGACAGCGTCGTCGCTCGGCTCGGCCTCGAAGAAGCCGTCGTCGAGGCCGAGAGCGGCCATCTCTTTCAGCCAGATCGCGACGAGGCCCGGGTACTGCTCGATGACCGTGTCCGAGAGGGTCATCCAGTTCTTGAACTTCCGTCCGGCCAGCGGGCCGGTGGTCACCTCGAACTGGACGATGAAGCCCATGCCGCCCTTGCTCGGCTTCTCGGCGTCCACCACCTTCACGTCGTAGGCGCCGACGGGGAACAGCTCGAATCCGGCGTCGCGTCGCTTCGCCAGCAGGTCTCGGTAAAAGGCATTCGCCACTTTAGTCACCATCTTTCCGATTTCGCCTGGATTGCCAGGCTTTGCGCGTGTTCTCGGATCGCTGCTCAGGAGTGAGTGATGCATTCCATGCCCGCTGGGTCTCGCTCCGTCGAGCCCGTTGAGCATCGGTGAACCTGCGCCCCACGTTCGCGGCGCGCAACTTCTCGAACACGCCGTCGTAGGTGAAGTGGCAGGACACACACATGGCTTGGTAGTGCTCGTAGGGATCGAGACCGTCGGTGTCGTGGATCTGCGCCCAGTGCTTTGCCCCGGATCCGCACTCGCAGCACTGTTGATCAGCCGCCTTGCCACGTGTCTCCCAGACGCGCGCATGGCGCGCTTGGTATCCCACGGGCGAGTCGCCGTGCTTACCACACGCGCAGTCCGGCTCGCACTTCCGCATCCTGTGGCGTGCGCAGACGCACCCGGGCTCACAGAAGACACCCCGGTGACGACCGCATGTACAACCCGGCGGACACTTCGGGCGTTTCATGCGGCTGGCGCCTCGTCATCCATGCTGCCGTGAATCACGGAGAGCATGTCCGTGATGCTGGGGTTGTCGATAAACCGACCCAGTCGTCCGCCCACGCGTTCACCGGTTGCGTAACCCTGGGCCGGTCCGATCAGGAGCCGGTGGACTGCGGTGCCATCCTCTTGGGGGAGCGCCGCCAGATATGTCAGCAAATCGACATAATAGGGCAAAGTGACCTTCAGCTGGCCCTGCACGAAGGGGAACCAGGTGCCGTCCTGGCGCTGGTTGGTCATGGCGATGAACAGCACCGCGTCGAGTGGCTTGACGGGGTGGGTGACGAGGTCGCGGAGGTTGCGGATCAGGAGCGAGGCCTTGCGGAGCATCTCGCCCCAGTCCTTGATCTCCAGCGGGTGGTCGCCCTTGAGGCTGTCGGCGAGGCGTTGCTGGACCTCGGAGATGGAGTCGACGACGACGCTGCGGAAGGGGTGCTGGCCGGTGTTGAGCCACTCGTAGGCCTTCTCCACCGCGCGGTATTCGCGGACGGTGACCAGGCAAGAGTCCCAGGTTCCGTCGTGCTCGGGGATCTTGTCGGTCAGCGGGTTCCAGTAGATCTTCCGGGAAGGGGTGAAGCGGGAGCCCATCTCGGCGTCCAGGACGAGTCGCGGTGCGGGGGTGGTGTCTCCGAGGTAGGACTTCCCGGCGCCCTTCGGGCCGTGGACGATCATCGAGATGCCGGGCATGTCAGCCATGCGTGCCCCCTTCCGGCGAGGACATGCCGATGGCCGCCTTCACCTGAGCGAGAAGATCGAGCTTGCGATATGCGTATGCGTCGGCGTTCTCGATGAACTCGGCGCGCATCGCGTCCTCGACGCGGGAGCCGTCGTCGAACAGCGGACACATGTTGACGAAGGGGCAGTCCCAGTCGCAGCGGTCCGGGATGGGGTTGTGGTAGGCGACGAGGCGGTGGTCGACGCCTGCATTGAGCTGGCGGACCACCCGGTCCATGTCGTCCATGATCCCGGTGATGCGGGTGAGGGCGTTCTTGCGCTCGACCTCGTTGTATCTGATATGAACCTGGTCGTAGAACGGGCCGGTGGCGCGGGCGGTGCGCTTGGAGCGGAGCATCATCGTGTAGAGAGCGCCGTCGACCCGCTCGTCCTTGTTGGACAGGTCCAGGAGGGTGGAGTAGATCAGCATCTGGGGATCGAGCATGATCCGGTTTGCCTTGCTGAGAGTGCCGACCGTTTTCCAGTCCCTCAGCTGCAGGGCGCCGTCCAGGGTGCGGCGGACGATCTGGTCGAGTTTGCCGTGGATGCGGGCCATCGATCCGTTGGTGAGCAGGATGTAGGTGTCGATCTCCTGCTCGGTGGAGACGACTTCGTGCTGTTCGTCGAGTCCGTTCTCTGCGGCCCACTCCATGAATCCCGCGATCATGATCGTGGCGTAGTCCTGCTCGCCCGTCAGTTCCGCCGCATACTCGGGCCGCTGACTGCGGGCGATGTCGTAGATGATGGCGACCGAGGCGAACGGGTCGATGTCGTACCCGTAGTACCCCTCCATGGCAGCGTGAATGCGGGTGCCGAGAAGGGCGGCGCCGACGGGCTTGGCACGCATCGGGTCGACGCCCCACTTGAAGTAGTAGGTGAGTGCCCACTGCCGACGACAGCGCAAGAATTTGGCGAGTTCCGAAGGGCTGGCGCTGAGCATCAGGCGGCCTCCCCGAAGAGGTGGTCGTCGCACTCCCAGGAGTAGAAGTCCGCCTCGCAGGTGAGTTCACCGTCGTGGTTGTTGCCGTCGTGTGTGCACCGTCCCCACGGGACCCAGTGGCTGCCCTCGTTGATGCAGCGCACGGAGGTGGCCTCGCTGTAGATCTGGCAGCGGCGGACGGCCGGTGGGTGCATGTCGATGCTCATGTGTGATCGCCGTCCGGCCCGGTGTGGCGGGCCCAGATGCCGTGCTTGCCGCCTGTGGTACGTGCGACTGCCTCGAAGGTGCCCTCTGGTGCGTAGGCGGCAATCTTTCCTCGGCGGATGAGGTGGGCCACGGAGTTCGCGCTGGATGCGTTGTCGTAGGTGCCGATATGCGCCCATTCCCCTGTGACCTTGCGGAGCTTGTCGGCGATCTTCCGGTGCTTGGACCTCTTGGCATTGCCGTGGATCTTCGCGGGAGGTTCTTCGAAGCGGATCCGTGTGTGGAGGGTCATGGTTTCTCCCCGAGGAGTCGGAGCAGGGTGGTCCGGTCCCGGACGAGTTCCTCCGCGTGTATCGCCTTGGCCTGGAGGATGTCCTGCTTGGTCTCTTCGACCGTTCCCGGGGTGATCTGCCGGATGATCTGGATGGAGTCGTGGCGTTCGGATCCGATGCGGTAGATCCGGTCGACGAATTGCTGGTTGCGGATGCTGCTGTAGCTGTCCTGCATGGACAGCAGCCTGGACGCCCGGGTCAGGGTGAGTCCCTCGGCCCCTGCCCCGAGCGTCAGCAGGATGACGCGGAGTTTGCCGTTCTGGAATCGTTCGACGGCCTGTCCGCGTTCGTATCCCGACTGGGCCCCCGTCACGAGGCCGTGCGGGATGTCAAGTTTGACTAGTCGTTCTGCTGCCAGTTCGATGAGCTGGCGTGATTCGGCGCCGACGACGAGGGGCTCGTCACCGAGTTCTTCGAGGAGGTCGGCGAGGTCGTCGACCTTGGGTGAGGGGGCGACGAGCTTGACGTCGAAGTCGGGGTACTCGTAGAGGTACCTCTCGTAGACGAAGTCACCATTCTCATCGCGCTTTTGTTCACGGATGAGTCTGCCGTCGAAGTCCACAAGCCGGTTGCCTGTGTAGACCGGGCGTCGTCGCCATTCACGGCGGGTGACCGGCTCCAACTCGGCGCAGGAGGAGGCCAGCTGGTTCAGGCGCATGACCTGGGCGAGCGGGTTGGGGGCGACGAGCAGGCCGTCGATGTTGGCGATCATGTGCAGGCGCATCTGCTCGTACGCCTTCTTCTGCTTGGGCAGCATCGGCGTGTGCCGGATCTGGTCCGGCAACTTCGGTGGGAGCTGCGGCAGGGCGGCCTGCTTGGGGATGCGCCGCATCAGAGGGTCGACGATCTGGAAGAACTCGGCCTTGTTCTCGGACTTGATGCCGTGGACGTCAAGGCCGCCGAAAAAGTTGGGTGTGACGTCGGCGTACCGTTCGGTGTACTTGATCTTGGACGGGGTCCACTCGGGCTCGATGCCATGCAGGAGTGCCCAGAGCTGGACGATGTCCTTGTCGATGGGTGTGCCGGTGGCGAGGTAGCGGAACTCGGCGCCGTGCAGGACTGCCCAAGTCGCCCTGGTCTGGGCTGACCTCGGCTCCTTTAGTCGGTGCGCCTCGTCACAGATGACGGTGCGCAGGCCCATCTCGTTGAGTTCTTTGGGCTCGCGGTCCTTGTCGGAGAGGGCGATGGTGCCGTATCCGGCGAGGCGGGAGTGCAGGCGCACGGCCTCCCAGTTGACTATGAACACCGAGGCGTCGCTCGCGAGCTGCTTGCGTCGCTTGAGGGCGGAGCCGTCGACCACCTGGACGGTGAGTTCGGGCGCCCACTTCGCGAGTTCGAAACTCCAGGTTGACGACTTCAGGGAGTTTGGGCACACTACGAGGGCTGGGAAGGGGTTCTGCCCCATCTCGGCAAGGACCTGAAGGGTCCGGATCAATTGGGCTGTTTTGCCCAATCCGGGCGAATCGGCAAGAATCGCCCGTTTGTTCCGTACGAGAAACGCGACACCGGGGCGCTGGAAGTCAAGCAGCTTCACGTGTCTCCCCTCGCGCTTCGATGCGGTCGATGATCTGGGCGATGGGGTCGCTGGCAGGCAACTCCATCGCAGTTCTCAGGTCTGTGGCCGGTTTGATCCGGCTGTTGTATTCCTCCCACGACCACTTCGTCAGCAGCGTCCCCACGCTCAGATCGCTGTCGAAGAGGCCTCGGAGGGTAATGCATGTGGCCCAGCTCAGCGGGGCCGTCCAGTACCCGGCGTTCTTGTCGTAACGGGCGCCGGGTACTTGCTGGACCAGGTGCCGCTCGTGGTACTGCGTACGCACGGCGATGCGACCGTCCACGATCTCAGCGACCGGCATGCCATCCTCCGCATGTCTGCCGCCTCGAACAAGATTCCGAGTACGGCGGCGATCATAACACCTGCTCAGTAGCCGAGGGGTAGTCCCTTGCGGACGTTTTCCGGCACAGGTTTCATTCTGATCAGGTGTCTGAACAGGTGACATGCCGCGTCGTTGGCGTGCTGCTGGCCCGGCTGGTACCAGCCCAGACGGCGCAGGAAGACCGTCGTACTGCCCGCCATGCGGGCCGAGGACGGCTGCCCCTTGATCTGCGGGATGCCGTACTGCTGGCATGCCTGGTCGATGACGGCAATGGCGTCGTTACTGGGCTTCGCGTTCGACCCCGGCCGAGGGCGAGGCGTCTGGATGTACAGCTCGTAGCCGACGGCGAGGCGCCCTTCGTACATGTACTGCAAGTCGGCAAGACACTGCCCGAGTTCCTCGTAGCTGTACTGACCGGAGGTGACGTCAAGGACGGCACTGTACTGGCCGGAGGTGAACCGGTCGGCCGTGATGTCATAGACGGCGCCGCCGGTGGTGAGGCCGGGATCGAACCAGGCAATGACGTCCTCGGTCACTGGTCGTCCTTGATCTCGGTGACCTTCACCCCGCGCCGCCAGCCACCGCGCCACATCTCGTGGTACTTCTGCTGGTCGATCCTGGCGAGTTCGAGCAGCAGCTCGGGATCCTCCGGCGGCGCGGCGGCCATCAGGCGCTGGACTTCGCACACGGGGTAGCGGCGCAGACCGTTGGGTGTGCGGAAGAACCCGATGATGCCGTTCGTGGCCCACTTGGTGACGGTCCGGGCGTCGACGTCGAAGATCTTCCCAACGTCGCGGGGGGTGAGTGTCTCCTCGTGGAGCCAGTGCTTGGGGATCTCGGCAGCCATGCGGCCTCCTTTACGCCAACGTTCGGTTGTGGGTCACAGGGCAGGCGGCCGGGCCAGCAGCCGGGCGATGTCGCTGAGAGTCTTGGTGTGTTCGTCAACCCGCTTGCGCTCGGCGTCGTAGTCGCGTCGCAGGGCGCGGGTGTCTTCGGCGCCCTGGTAGTGACGCACCAGCGCATCGAGGAGTGACTGGCCGACCTCGAACGGCAGACAGAAGGACGGCTTGTCCTCCTGGTCCGAGGCAGCGGCACCATCCGGGAGCGGTTCCCACCGGCGCCCGAACTCGTCGCCTTCCGGTCGCAGGATGTAGCGCGGATCGCCGTCAAACTTGCGGATGATGTAGATATCGAGACTGTCGCGGAAGAATCTCTCGCCGATGTAGACCTGGATCACCAGCTCACCACCCTCGGAGCATCGTCGGAGACCTCGTGGTGCGACCACACCGTGATGTGCTTGAAGCCCCCGGCCTTCAGGCGATCGACCAGCTCATCGGGCTGGGCGTAGTTCCAGCCGAACCAGATGACCGCGCTCCCGGCGACCTTGCTGCCGTGCTGTAGCGTTGGCCAGTCGTCCCGCTCCAGGGAGATGATCGGGATGTCTGCGGAGAAGTCTTCTACCGGACAGTCGTCGCCGTACTCGCGTGCGGGGATGGCATAGACGGCTTCCCAGATGGCCTTGGCGACCTTCGGTGCGACGGCTTCGGCGAGTCCGTCTTCGCTGTCGCCGATGATGACGAACATGTCGGTGACGCTGCTCATGACGACACCGCCTTCCACAGATCCGACACCAGGTGCCAGACCAGCGCTCCGTCCGGTGTCAGCGCGGTGCCTACATACAGAGCTTCCTCGGGTATCTCGTGGCCAGTGCCATAGACACGGAAACGCAGCTCGTCTACAAACTCGTCAGCGTCGTCTTCAAAAGGATGCGCCCAAAACTCCACGAAACCATGGTGGCGGCAGGCCACGTGCAACGGCGGCCCGCACTTGAAGGTGTGCCAGCGGTCGTCGACTGGGACCTCGTAGCGGTAGATGCGGTATGTCACTTCTGCCACCTCTCCGCCATGATCTTTCCGCCAGCAGTGAGGGGCACGCGGTAGGACGTTCTGTCGGTCATGCACTCCTGGACGGTCCTCAGAACTTCTTCAGCCTGGTCGGCAGGCGCTTCGAGAAGGATCTCGTCGTGCACGGGCAGGCGCAGCATGGAGGTCAGGCCTGCTGCGTCCATGTTCAGCAGGCAGAGCTTCATGTAGCGAGCGGCTTCGCCCTGGATTGCGTAGTTGAGGGTGGCGTATTCCTTGCCTCTGTCGCAGGGCAGGAAGCGGCCGTCGCTGAGGTGCACTCCCCCTCGTCCGTGGGGACCGTTGCCGCGTTTCGCGTCGTGTTCGAGGCGGTTCATCAGCCGCTTCATGCCGGGGAAGCGGGAGTTGAACATTTTCTCGAAGTAGGCCACGTGCTCCAGGCTGGCGCCGGAGGTCATGGCGATCTTGTCGCGGCCTCCGCCGTATGCCTTCGCGTAGACGCTGTTCTTCGTCAGCTGACGGCGGGGGTCGTCCTTGATGAGGGCGGCGTCGGCGTAGAGGGTCCGCGCGACCAGGGTGAAGAAGTCGGGGCCGATCGTGTCTGCTTCATGGAACGCCTGGATGAGGCCTTCGTCGCCGGAAAGGTGCGCGAGGATACGCGCTTCAACTTGATCCAAGTCGCATGAAACCAGGACGCATCCGGGGCGCGGGATGAAGCTGCCGCGGATGACTTTGTCATCCCGTGGGAGCTGCTGCAGCGGTGGGTCGGAGACGGACATCCGCCCTGTGCGGGCGCCCATGACGTTGATGCTGCAGTGGACTACATCATGTGCGTCGGCCAGTTCCAGGAAGGCGCTGCTGTAGCGGTCGCGGATGTCTTCGGTGTGCCGGACGGCGCGTATGTACTGGGCGAGCTGGCGGACGGCTGCATTCTCGCCGTGGTCGGCGTAGAACTTGAGGGCGTCCTTGTCGAATTGCGGGGCGCCCTTGTCCGTGTAGTACATGATCTTTTGCCCGCAGGCGTCCATGGCCTTGGCTATCTGGGCGCTGGACTTGGGGCTGGTGATCTTGTGGGCGTTCTTGAGCCAGGTGCGGATCTTGTCCGATGCGGCGTCGAAGTCGTCGATGGACTGCTTGACGTAGGGGACGTCGAGCTGCAGGCCGCTGCGCATCATGAGGGTGCAGATGCGGGTGGCGGCCCGCTCCAGGGAGTACGCATCGGGGCAGGTGGCGTTGACGCGTGAGCTGAGGTGCGGCTCCAGGTGGACGGTCTCCACCGGGTCGAGACTCCCGTACAACCAGAAGGGCGGGTAGTCGATGGGGACGGTGCCCCAGTCCCAGCCGTTGGCTTTCATGCCTTCGTCGAGTTCCTGCTGGCCGACGGCGGCCTGCGGGTCGACGAATCGTTTGTTCAGCGGCTTGAGGCGGTTGTCCCGGGTGGGGTCGTCGAGCCGGGCCATGGTGAGGGTGTCGTGCAGGCGCTCCCAGGGGATTTCGTAGCCGGTGTGCTCGGCGACGAACTGCCAGTCGAAGGGCGCGTTGTGGGCGACGTACTCGCCGTCGTACTCGCGGAAGGCTTCGAGGGCGACGCCACCCCACTGCTGCCAGGGGATGAGCCAGCCGTGGTGGTGGTCGCCGAACTGGAGGGTGCGCAGGTGATTGCGGTACGCGCTGAGCCCGGATGTTTCTGTGTCGAATCCGAGGGGGCCTTCGCGGCGCTGGCCGAGCCAGGTCTTGAATGCGACGGCGTCGGCAACGGACTCCACCAGGTGGAGTTCTACGTCTGCGAGAGGTGACGTCGTCACGTGTGTGCACTCCTCGTGCTGTTGTTGCCGAGGAGTGCACAGTAAACACGTCAGAGTTGACGCGGCAAGATTTTCTCAGATCAAATCTAGCTTGTCAACCTGGTGGAGACAAAAAGTGTCAACCCGGTGGTGACGAAGATCAGGCGGCCTGTTCCTCCACCGGGCCGGACTGCCCGATCCACTTCAGCCACGTGCGTTTTTCGGCCTCCGTGACCGATGGGAAGCTGGAATCGAGGCCCAGCGTGTCGAGGATGCCCGGGTGCCGTTCGTCCGTGGTGAGCAGGCTGTCGGCGTCCCGGCGGTGATTGGGGTGCGTGCACGGCGTGGTCGGCGTGGCGTCGCATCGGTGCCGGTTGCTCAGGCGGCGTGCTTCCATGGTGGCCATGCGGCGCTGAATGTCTTCGGCGACGTCGTCGGGGACCCGGGTAGCGTGCCGCGGGCGGCGTACGGGGCGGGCGGAGGGGTCCTCGGCGTACAGCTCATCGATATTCATACAGTTTCCTTATCTCAAATCCTTCTCGGACCCTTCCACGCCATCGCGATGTCCGGATCTTTTCGGGCCGCCTCTCGTAGCATCCTGGCGGCCATTTGGCTGATTTCACCACTGTGGCGATACAGCCTGCTGACGATGGCAGCCGCGTCGGAGCACAGATAAACATGGGTGTCCGAACGTTCTTCGGCGATACGTTCATCGGCCCGCATCTCTTCCAGGTCCAGCGGTTTGCACGTCGGGCAGGGATAAAGATTGCGCCAACGGGTGGGATTTCGTTGTACGGATCCGACCGCGTTGATCATATGCCTTCTTCTGACGCAGGGACCATCGGCGCGGTGGTAGACCCAGGAGCGGGCGATGATCTCCAGGGCGTAGCGGAAGGGTTTGTCCTGCTGCCTTTCGTCGGGGGCGAAAGGTTTTGCGCAAGCTGCGCAGATGATCTGGCCCTCCGTGAGCGTGTCCTCGCTGGCCAGCAGCGTGCGGGGTGGACTGCACCCTCCGCAGCTGAGTGTGAGCCGCCAGTCATGGACCGTCTCGACGATCTGATAGAGCGCCATATCGGTCCAGCGTGGTTTGCGGTCACTGCCGAAGCGCTGGTCGACCAGCAATACGCCTGTGACGGTGAACGGGCCCAGACGGTCGTGCACGGTGAATTCTTTGTTTTCCATGTGCTCGTCCTAGCTGGCGCCTACATGTCCCTACTGCTTCCGGCGAGCAAAGTAGTTGACTGGGGTTCAATGCCCGTCGCACGCCATAGGAGTGCGACGGGCTTCCTCGTCCTGGCGCGAAGCGTAACAGAGAGTGTGCAAAATTGCCGCCCCGATGTGGCACGAATCATGCCCACGATCGGGGCGGCTGCTCCGTTCATTCCGTCGAGTAGTGTTTCGGTCAAAACCAGGTGGACAGGACCGGCCGTTGCACAGTGCGTCAGTATGCCTACGGTCGGTGCGTATATCCGTCCTCTTGTGCAACTTCCTGACCGATGTCCACTTGCTTCCCCCTGCCACTCATACAAGCGGATGAGTGCCCGTGAATGTCACAGCAGGCGCCGCAGTCGCAGGCGGGGTCGCGCCGCAGGTGGGCGGGTACGCCATCCATCAGACTGCCCCCTGGTCGGTCATCCATCTACGGGCGCGCTGGACGGACCACTCGTCAACCTCGATGCACGACTCCTTCATGCGCTTGACACAGTCCCAGGTTCCACGCGAGGTCGGCTCGGGGAAGGCCAGACCGTGAATCATGTCGGTGGGTGCCAGCTGCAGGGCCTCATTCACGATGCCCTGATTGCGGATGGGGCCCGCCGCATTGTCGTAGCGGTCCCAGTCCGCCGGACGGCGCCGCAGATCGATGCCCGGGGCGGTCTGCGCCCAGTCGTCTGCGTAGCGGTCGGCACCTGTCATCTCGTCGCTGCCGAGTGGCTGGCAGGCGCCGTGGAAGAGGATGAAGTTCCCATACCAGACGTAGAGGGTGTTGAGGTTCGATTCGACCACGCGGCGCAGGTTCTGCGGGTAGCTGCGTCCGCCGGTCACGATGACGACGTGCTGAGCATTCACGCGGCCATCCCGTTCAGTGCGTCGAGAACACGCCGCATGGTGTCGATGTCGTTGTCGTAGGGCCGGGCCAGCGGGTTTTCCTGCTCGCTGGCGGGCTCGCCCTGCGTGATGTCATCGGTGTCGTCGTGCTTGTCCAAAGCCATGGCTGGCCTTCCTTGTCATGTTCCCCTGTACCCGAGGGGCGGTTACTGCTGTGGTGCGGGGGGCTCATCGTCGATCCAGACGATCTCAGTGTTGCCGTTGTGACCGCTGATCTGCTGGAACGGCGCGATGCCGGGGTTGTCGTAGAACTCGAACTTGGGCTGATTCCGCGGCGGGCCGCCGAGCCAGCGGATGGCGGTGGCGCCATCGGAGAAGACGCAGAACTCCACGATGTGGCCGAGACCGGAGATCCCGGTGATGTCGACCTTGCGCAGGGCCGTTCCGCGGCTCGGCTGCCGCTCTGGTATCGGCCGCACCGGCTGGGGTGGTGCGTGGATGACGCCGTCGTCGTGGTTCTCGGGTATGTACGACATAGGTTCCTCCTGTGCCGGTTGCTTCAGGGCCTCGCGCAACCTGACGTACAGGTCGCGTGTGGCCTCGCTGACACTGTGCCCGAGGGGCAGGTCCGCCATGATGTCGTCGGCCTGCCCCTCGGTGAAGCTCAGGGTGATCGTGCGCTGCCCCGGGGGCGCACTATTGGCTGCTGGCAGCTCGTTCATCGGACTTCTTCGGGGCTCCTTCCGGCTCCTGGTCGATGCGCGGCAGCGGGCATCCCCGGTAGTGCTGCGGCAGACTCTGCGGCGTGGTGAACGCCAGGCCCAGCTTGATGCACTGCGCGTGGGCCCGGCACTGGTAGCGGGGCTCGCCGTTGCTCTCCCGGGGCAGGATGCCCTCGGGGTCTTCCCAGGCGATGTCCCACGCCCTGAGACCGTCATGGATCATGTCGGCGTGGGAGTTGCGGTCGGAGTAGTTGACGAGTTTCGGCCCGCCGCCTTCGGTGGGGTGCGGCAGCGGGCAGAGGATGCGGCGGACGGGCTTGTCGGATTTGCCCTCCTCGGCCTTGTCTTCGATGGGCAGCTGCTCGGCGGCCTGGGGAGGGGGAGCACCCAGTTCCTTTGGCTTGGCAGTCTTCACTGCCTTGGCCCTCTTCCTGGGTGGTGCTTCCTCCTGAGCGGGGGCTGGGATCTCCCGGCCGCAGTCGACGAAGAGCCGCACGAACTCCTGGAAGAACACCTCATCCCTGCCGCACACGTCGACTTCCACCGGCGGGCGCCCGTCGACGGCGATGGTGTGCTGAGCAACAGCTTCCGTGTTGGGGAGGTCGTGCTGGTTGCAGGGATCGCATACTTCGATCCACTTGATGTCCTTGGCCATCAGCGGTTCGCCTTGCTCCGGTACTCGGCCTCGACGGCGGCTTCCCGGAAGACGGCGCGGCCGTCGCTGTCGAGGCGGCCGGTGCCCTTCGGCATCAGGTAGCCGTCGGGGTATTCCGACGTCGCATTGAGGATGTGGCCGCCGCTGATGACGTAGTGCCGCTTGTAGCCGCAGCGGCGGCAGCGGCGTGTGCGGATGTAGGTGCCGTTCTCGTCCATCTGGACGTCGTGCTTGGCCATGCTGTGGCCGTCGCTGCGGCACTCCACCCACGCCTGCTTGATGGTGCTGGCGAACTCCTGGACGTCGCCCACTTCGGCGATGGGCGACGCCTGCTTCTTCCTGCGGTTGGCAGCCATGCGGATGTCCTTTGTGGTGGTGGTGATCCGGTGGTGTGCAGGTTACCTGCACACCACCGGGTGTTTCAGCGGCTGGTCGGGGATTTACGGCCCCTGAGTTCGCTGGCCTTCTTCTTGCCTGCTTTGGTGACGGTGTAGACGGGGCTGTTGTCCTCCAGCTTCTCGTCGAGGAAGCCGTGGCGGACCAGGCCCTGGCACACGGCGTCGGTCAGCGCCCGGTTCTCGTCGTACAAGGCGTCGCCGTCCTTCAGGCGCCAGACGGGCTCCTTGCGTTTGGCCGCGGTGAGCTTGAGGAGCACCTCGGCGTGGGCTGTGCCGAAGGGGAGCTGCCGCGTCATCGCCGCGCCTTCTTCCTGCTGTAGTCGACAGCCGAGTTGTAGCGGTCGCCCGCCCCCAGGGCGTTGTAGGCGGCCTTGTCGCACACCTCGATCTCCTTGCCGGTGTAGTCGGCGCGGATGTCGAGTTCGTAGCACTCCGGCTTGGTGGTGGCCGTGGCGGTGATGGACCCGGTCGTCACCGTCGTGCAGGTGCGCTTGCCCTTCTTGACGGTGCAGACCCGCTCCTTGACGGGCTTGTTCGTCTTCTTCGTCTTGGCGGGCTCGTACTCCTTTTCGATGACGGTGCCCTTGACGGGCCTGGTGTGGGTGTCGGCGCCGCAGGCGGTGATCAGGAGCACCGGTGCAGCGATGAGGGCGGCGATTACGAGGCTGGTTCTCATAGACGATGTGTCGTCTTCCTTGTCAGATGCGGAAACGGCGGCCAGCTGCAGGGGCTGGCCGCCGTCCTAGTGTGGCGCTTCTTACCGGAGGTTTCCAGGAATCGGCAACTCCGTGGTGATCGTGCTATGTGGGTCGTAGAGCGTGTGGACTGGCGCCGTCAACTTCCGTAGTGGCATGGTCTCCTCGTGCCGCTGCGCCGGGATGATCACCTTCGGCGGTGCTTCATCCGCGGTGCTCTTGCGCGTTCCCCAGTGGGTGGTCCGTGCCTGTGTGATGGCCCAGTACATGGCGGGCTTGATGAGGAGCAGGTTCAGCAGCGAGACGAGCGGCGTCAGGAAGAGCCACGCAACGAACTTCTGTCCTGTACTCATCTCGGGGCGCAGTGCCACGTACATGCCCGTCTGCGCGTAGGTCATGATGACCCAGTACCCGAAGCCTTGGAGGAATACGAAGTATTCGCCCTGGTGGTACGGAAGCGCGAAGAACACCCAGGCGTAGAGAACAGGCGCGACTCCTGTGAGCACCATGCCGTACAGCCGGAAGAAGAGCGGTGCACCCTCGAAGTAGGTCAGTTCGTAGCCGACGTACTTCCAGTAGGACTTGAACCACCGTACTCGTTGCGTCCAGAGTTCCCCCAGGCCTGTCGGCATGGCGCTATACACGAGTGCTTCGTTGACGGCGACGACCTGTCCACGCTGGAGTGCGTAGTGCGTGAGACGGCGGTCGTCGCCTGCGGTGCCGGAGGTGATGTAGTCCTCAAGGTTGTTGAGGACCAGCTCCTTGCGGTAGACCGCGAGGATTCCGGATGTCGGTGCTACGGCGCCGAGCTGGGAGCGTGCCATGCGGGTGACCAGGCACCAGGTGACGATCTCGACGTCGATGACGCGGGTCAGCCAGTTGTCGAGGCGGTTACGCACCAGTGTCAGGCCGGTGCATGCCTGGATTCGGGCGTCCGACATGGCCTTCATGCAGTGCCAGAGGGCCATCCTGTGGAGCACCGAGTCGGAGTCCACCGTCAGGAGCATGTCGTAGGAAGCGGGGTCGACGCGTCGCAGGACGTAGGCCTGTGCGTGACGCTTGCCCGCGTTGGCCTGCCGGTGCCACGTCACCAGCGGGTGGTCGAAGGGGACCACAGGCACCCGGGATCCATCGTCGACCACGTGAATCGCTTGGGGCGGGCGCGCCTGGTTGATGAGCGCCCACACCGTAGCGTAGAGCGCTTCTTGCGGTTCGTTGTAGGCGGGCACGATTGCGAGGACACGCGCCGGGGAAGGCGGGTAGTGCTGGAAGCTGCGCCCCCGGATGGCGGCAGTGAGAGAGAAGACCATTACCACCGTGATGACGCAGTAGAAGACCAGCGCTACACCGAAAGACTGCTTGCTCCACATGAAGTGGTACAGCAGCGACCATGCGGTGGCCGCCAGGATGGCGGCCACACACACGAACACCTGCCAGGGGGAGCGGGTCCTCCTGGGCTTCATGCGGTGTTTATTACCCACGGGTGCCGTTCCGCTTGGCCACGCGGTAGGTGAACGCGCCGATCAGGATCAGCGCGATGACTATCGCAAGGAGCCAGTCGATGCCCACCCCCACGCCGAAAATCGTCAGCGTGCCCAACCCCGTCTTCGCGAGGGCTCCTTCGTCGTACATGATTTCCTTCCTTGTCGGTGCGGCTAGAGCCGCTCGATGTGTGGGGCCGTCGGCATGACGCCCCGGGTGTCCAGCACGTAGGTCGCGTAGACGGCGACGTGCTGGAGATCGAAGGCCGTGTGCGGCGTGAGCAGCACGACGGCGTCGTAGTCCCCGATGTTGAGATCGTGACGGTCGGGAATCTCCTTGAGCTGGTCGAGGTCCCCCTCAGGGAAGAAGGGGTCGACCACGGTGACGCGGGCTCCGGCCTCGCGCAGCAGGTCAATGACGTCGGTGGCCGGGGATTCGCGCATGTCGGCGGTGTCAGGCTTGTAGGCCTGGCCGAGCGCGAGGATGAAGGCGCCGTTGAGCGCCTGGCCGTAGCGCTGGCTGAGACCGTCCTGCAGACGGCGTACGACATAGGCGGGCTGGTTGTCGTTGATCTCCTGCGCCAGTTCGACGAGGCGGAACGTGGCGCCGAACTCGGTACGCAGATGGTGGGTCAGGTAGACCGGGTCGCAGGGGATGCAGTGGCCTCCGACGCCGGGCCCGGGGGTGAACTTGGTGAAGCCGAAGGGCTTGGTGGCGGCGAGGTTGAGGACGTGGTGGACATTGACGCCGAGGGTGTGGGCGTGCCGCTGGAGTTCGTTGACCAGCGCGATGTTGACCTGGCGGTAGGTGTTTTCGAACACCTTGGCCAGCTCGGCTTCTTCGAGGCTGTCGGCCGGGACCAGGTGAGCGGTGATGCCCTGGTAGAACTCCATCACCTTGGCCAGGCAGTCTTCGGTGAGGCCGGAGATGATCTTCGGGGTCTTTTGGAACGTCCAGATGTGGTTACCGGGGTCGATGCGCTCCGGGCTGAAGCCGACGTGGAAGTCCTTGCCCGCGGTGAGTTCGGAGGCCGTCTCCAGGATGGGGATGACGACGCTGTGGGTGGTGCCCGGGTAGGTCGTCGACTCCAGGATGACGGTGGCGCCGGGGTTCAGGTACATCGCCACTGTGGTGACGGCGCTTTCGACGTAGCTGAGGTCGGGGGCGCCCTTCTTCACGGGTGTGGGGACCGTGATGATGGCGACGTCGAAGTCCTTCATGTGGTGTTCGTCGTTGATGGGGCGGTACAGCCCGTGCAGGCCAGCGAGGGTCTCCTGCAGCTGGAGGGAGGTGATGTCTTCTACGTAGGAGATGCCTGCTGTCAGCTGCTGGTAGCGCTGCTGGTCGGGTTCGTAGCCGAGTACTTCATGGCCCGCTTGCGCGGCAGCCATGGCCAGGGGCAGGCCGACGTAGCCCTGCCCCATGACGAGAATCTTCACAGGGATTGCCCTTCCTTTTCACGGATCATCGTACTGGTCAGAAGTTGACGTTCTGCTTGTAGTGACGCATCTGAGACATGCGTCAGCCCGGAACCTCAGGCTCCGGGCTGAGTTGGTGTTGTGATCAGCAGTTGTGGCTGACTAGAAGCCCCAGGCCTCATCGCACATGTCGACGATCTCGGCCAACAGGATGTTGCCTTCGGTGACGGAGTCCGACCAGGCGGACGCGTCGGGGTAGTCGGCGTCAATCATCTTCTGTCGCTTGTCGCGCCAGCCTTTGGCCTCGACCAGCTTGCGCTGCAACTTCGGGGGGATGTGGTGGGTGGGTTCGCTGTCCATGGCGTTCTCCTGTTGGTGGTGGGGTGAGGTGCGGCACTCGCGAGAGTGGCGTCCAACCCGGCCCGACGCCGTGCTGCACCTCCTTACCGGCCAGTCGACCCTCACATCATGCGGCGTTCCTGTGCACTGCCTGGCGGATCTCGTCGCTTCTGCGGACTAGGCAGCCGTCGCATGTGCAGGCTTCGGGATGGCTGAGGGTGTCCTGGCGGCGGGCGGCGGCGAGGGCCTTGATCTCGTCGACCAGCTGCTCGTTGCTGTCAGGCAACGGGCTCTCCCCGATGGCCCAGGGGTTGGGGATGTCCTTCTTGCGTGCCATCAGATGACCTCCGCGTGCAGAATCCGGGCGGGTGCGACGTCACTCTTGATCATGCCGTCGTCGGTACGGGCGAAAACGCCGGAGGGTCCGATGGACAGGACGTTGCCCTGGTACACGCCGTAGACGCTGTCGTCGGTGAAGGTGACGCGGAGGATGCCGTGGGCGGTGACGTGGCTGTAGGTGGCTCCGTAGTGGAGGGCCTTCAGGGTTGTGAGTGAGTAGCGCGGTTCCTCTGCGATGAGCTGTTTCATAGGGTCTGAGCCCTTCCTTGTCGTGTTCCGGGAGTCGGCCCGGCTCCGTCAACTCCTGTCTGGACCGTGTCCAGTTTGCGATCAGGCTCCTTTCAGGTCATACACGGTAACGGGGATACCACACGCAGTGAGGGTGTTTTGGATGATCGGTTCGATTTCATCCCAGGTGCCGCCGCCGAGACCGCATCCGATGCGCGGCATGTGGACGGAGGCTTCGTTGAGGTAGGCGATGTGGGCGACCTGTTCCAGACAGGAGTGCACCGCGTCGTAGTCGACGGCGCGGGGTGCGCTGCTGTGGTGCCGGATGCCCCGCTGGGCGATCATGTTGGCGACCAGGGTCCTGGACTCGTAGTCCGCCTGCTCCATGGGGCGCGGGTTGTAGTGGGTGAGCTGGATCTGTCCCAGCGTGAACGGGACTTCTTGGTCGCCGTTCTTGTAGAAGGTGTTCTCGGCCCAGTGGCGGTAGCACATCTCCGGTTCACGGTCGCGCTTGGAGAGTGCGACCACGAATCCACTGCCCCACTTGCCCTTGTCGTTACAGACGTGCGCGATGATCTTGAGGCCGTCGCCCTGGGGGTCGGTGGCATCGCCGGTGGTGTAGGTGATGGTCAAGTTGCTGCCTTCTGCTTCCTCGTCAGGGAGATGCCGGGCCTCTTCGGGCTGGCTGCCCGGGGCGGGCAGGGAGGCAGCTGCGCGGGCTGGTGGTTGAGCCGGTCGCATTCGGCGTCGGCGCTGGTGTAGTCGGGGTGCTGGCTGATGAAGGTGTACGTCTCCTTCTCGCCGAGGGCCACGGCGACCCACTCCTTCAGATGGACCACGGCGTAGTCCTTGGTGGGGTTCAGCCGCATGCCGCGGTGCAGGACTATGTAGGGGTGCGAGGTTTTCATGTGCGGCGTCCTCTCCTTACGGCTTCGGCGCGGATGGCGTCGGCGGGGTAGAGCGCGATCATGCGTCCGCTGTTCTCGTCTTGTCGTTCACGGGATCTCTTGATACCCCAGCGGGACAGGGCGGAGCGGGCGGCGGCTGCATCGCGGTAGCCGAGGTACTCGGCTGTCTCGGCTGCGTTCCACGCTTCGGCTGTGTCCGCTTTTGCTGCCTCTTCAACAGCAGCCGTGACGTACCGGTCGATCAGCTTCATGGCGGCAGCGACGTCGCTGTCACAGGAGCAGTGGCAGAAGGGACACATCTCCTCGTTGCCGCCCGGACATCCGATGATCAGTTCGCGTAGCTGTTGTTCGAGTTCGTCACGGTTCATGGTGTGGTTCCCTGCCAGGGTGCGAGGTATACGACGAGCCAGGAGACGGCCAGCCAGCAGAGAATGACGGATACGCAGCCGATGCAGTACTCGGCGACGGGGTTACGCTCGCGTGGTGGTGGCTCTTGCGCCGTCTCGTGATCCATTGCCCTATGTTTTTCAGGAGTGCCAGGACGTCGGCAACGATCCTCGCGATGAAGGCGGCGGTCCACAAGATGGACGCGGCGGCCATGGGGGCGATGTAGCCGGTTGCCAGCAGCCAGTCGGTCCGCGTGGAGGGTACGGGCAGCACGCCGATGGTGATGACCAGCCACTCTGCGAGTGTGAGGACCGTGAGGCAGACGAGCAGGCAGCCCAGGGCGGATCTTCGTGGAGCGGCCATCGGGCCGTCCTTCCTTGTCGGGGTGGTGCGGGTGTTACTCGTCGATCTCGCGTGCGGAGAAGGAGCAGACGCGCGGGATGTAGGCGCCGGTGGCCTGCGCCGCATCGTGCAGGATGGGGCGCGCTGTGTCCATGGCGTCGTACACGGTGTCGGCGTCGACCTGCCAGCACAGGTGGACCTGCTTGTTGACGCGGTCGAACTTGACGAACGATCCGAAGCCGAGGATCTGCCGGATGGCGAGCGTCTCCGTGGTCTTGAGCCATCCCACGTCTGCGATGACGCTTTCGATGCTGTAGGTCTGTATCACTGTTTCACCTCCTTGAACAGGGTCTGTGCTCATGGGTGTTGTGGATGGTCATGGTGCCTCCCAGTCGACGCAGCCGTTGAGGAACATGGCGGCCTCCAATGCGGTGTCGTGGTCGGTGTAGTTGCCGATCCGCTGGGTGGGGCGGTGCGGGCTGTGGCGTGCTATCTGGAAGCAGCCGTCCAGCTCTGTGTGCGGCTCGACGCGGTACTCGGCGACGGGCCTGGGTAAGGGATCGGCTGGCACGGCTGCCTCCGGCGTCAGGCGGTGAGCATCTGGATCAGGACCCACCCGGCGACGGCGGCGATGGACCACCAGATGCAGAAGCGGGTCAATGGGTGATGCCGATCGTTTCTCCAGAGATAGACCCAGGTATCGACATCTTGGTCGTACTCGTCGTCGTAGTCGTTCACTGACTTCCTTGTCGTGGCATCTCGCTGCAGAACGGGTCGATATCGCAGACCCGGTCGTGAAGATAGCTGCCGTGGACGCAGCGTGGGCGGTTGTAGTCGGGATTGTGATCCCGGCCGGGTGCCCGGCGCGGCTCACCGGCGCGCTTGTGCCAGAAGAGGGGCTCGTCCTGGGTGCCCGGCGCGGCTCACCGGCGCGCTTGTGCCAGAAGAGGGGCTCGTCCTGGGTGCCCGGCGCGGCTCACCGGCGCGCTTGTGCCAGAAGAGGGGCTCGTCCTGGGTGTCCGGCTCCCAGAGCAGGAGTGCGGCGTAGGCATGGTGGTAGGTCTTGAAGCACCAGCCATATGTGGGCATGTTCCGCTGGTCGATGCCGATGAGCCGGTGGTTGAGGCCCATGCGGACAATCAGGTAGCGGTGCGTGCCGTCCGTTGCCAGCTCTGCGGCCTTCCACGCCGCGTTGAGGGCGTGGGGCTGCTCATGGAGCTGCATGCTCGGTCTCCGGGTCCGGGATGTACTGCATGTCGGTCTCCAGCTGTTCGTCGTCGCCGGTGTCCTCGACGGGCTGCGGGAGTGGGTGTGTGAGGAAGTAGCGGACAGGGAACTCAGGGCTGCTCCGGGCGGTGGAGTAGAGCGTGAGGCCGAACTGGTTGCCGAGGTTCTTGGTGGCACGCAGGAAGGCCACGGAGAGAGCACCGTTCATGCAGTCGCTGTGCAGGTCCCAGATGGCTGTTTTGTCGCGTGCCTCCCTGCCCTGGCCCCAGGCTCCGGCGCCGTCCCAGAACGCTCCGGGAGTGCCATCGGGGTTGCGGATGATGATGCGGACGCGGGCGCGGTAGGCGACGTATCTGTTGAAGGATTTTCCGTCGTCGCCGGTGGGTACTTCGGTCAGTTCGAGCGTTTGTTCGCTCCAGCCCAGGGGGCCGAAGATTTCGCTGAGCCGTGCCCTCACATAGTCGTGGGGAACGATGAGCTGGTTGTCGCTCTCTCGTTGCCCGACGATGTTGTGGTCGAAGGGTTCGAGGAGTTCTTTGATTTGGGCGTGGCTGAGTCCGTTCACGGTGTTCATGCGGACTTCCTTGTCGGTGGAAGGTGGTGCTGAAAAGGGCGGCACGAAGCCGCCCTTTTTTCTGGTTTGTTCAGTTGTTGACGAACCGCAGTGCGAACCCGTCGTGATCCCGCAGGGTCGCCATCTCGGCCTTCTTCTTGTGGGCCTTCGCCCAGACCGTTGCGTTCATGCGGGCGCTGCTGGTCTGGACGTGGTAGTCCTCGCCCTTCCGCAGTTCCCACCAGTCGCCGTCGTCGTAGTGCTCCCAGTTGTACTCGGTACGCGGGGCGGTCTTGGTGATGTGAGAGACCATCTCGTTGGGGATTTTCTTAGCCATGCGAGGAATCTATAGAGACGTGCTGTTCCGCGCAACCAGTTGTTCTCACAATTTTATGGATTTTCGTCAACGCCGGTAGCTTGTGATGATCGCTGCATCCTTGGCTCGTGTGAGGGCCGTGTAGAGCCACTGTGGATAGATGCCGCCCGGTGCGCCCTCATCCATCACAATCACCTGGCTGAACTCCGATCCCTGCGCCTTGTGTGCGGTGAGTGCGTAGGCGTAGTCCCACAGGCGGGAGTGCCGCGGGCGGTCCGGGGAGTTCTTCCACAGGTCCCGCTCGGCGCCGAACTGGGCGCGTGCGCAGCCTGCGACGAGGAGACAGACTGGTGCGGCGGGCGTGGCCAGGACGTGGTCGTCGAGCTGAACGACCATGTCGAGGGTGGGGCCGCCGCGGTCGTGCACGTGCCGCACGGTGCCGGTCATGCCGTTGTGGACTTGCAGGAAGTCGGCCGTTGCGCGGTAGCTGGCGCCCTCCATGACGACGCGGACCGTGTCGTAGGGCTGTCCGCCGAGTGCGACGACCCTGTCTCCTGGGCGGGGCGGGCCTCCGCCGTGGTGGGAGGCGTTGATCTCGGCGCGCAGGCGGTTGGAATGGGTGATGATGACCCGCTCCGGGTCGGGGACCCAGCGCTCGAAAACGCCCTGCATGACGGGGTCGGACAGCGGGTAGCGCACCGCGTCCCCCTGGCCGTACCGCTGTCGTGTCAGGTAACCGTGGTTGCGGACGTCGTAGGCGGCCTGCAGGATGCCGGAGTCGGCGCCCTGACGGTGGATCTGGGTGAGCAGCACCTCGGGGTTGCGGGTCCAGTGGTTCATGTCCGCCTTGACGGGCGGGAGCTGGCCGTGGTCGCCGACGATGATGACGGGTATGCCGAAGGAGCGGACGTCTTCGACCTGTTCCTCGGAGAGCATGGACGATTCGTCGATGATGACGATCTCCCGGTGGCCGCCGAGGTAACGGCGGCGCTCGTGGGCGAGTTCTTCCCGGATCTTGCAGGTGTGGTCTGCTCGGGGGGTGCAGGGCTCGAAGCGTGCCGGGCACTGGCAGGCGTCGTCCTGCTGGCAGGTGCAGGTGTCGACGACGCGCTGTACGAGCTTGCCGGTGGTGTCACAGTGGTAGACCGGCAGCATGTGGTAGATGAGCGAGTGGTAGGTGCGTACCCGGTGGCTCTGGTTGCCGGTGAGTTTCCTGCGCAGGACGGCTGCCGCCTTGTGGGTGGGCGTGCCGAAGACGGCCCTCACGCCGAGGGCGTTCTCCAGGGCCTGCATGAGGGTGGTTTTTCCCGTACCGGCGAGACCTCCGAGGGAGATGGCGGGGGCGCGGCCGGAGGCGTGGGTGTGGGGCGCGTTCGGGCACGCGCCGAAGCCGAGTTCTTTCTTGCCTCCGTTGCAGTGGACGATGTTCGTTGTGAGTGATTTGTGCCATTCGGTGAGCTGGTCGAGGGCGTTGGCCTGGTCGGCGCTGAGGGTGGTGGTAGTGGTCAAAGCACCTTCTCACCTTCGAGGAGGCTGGAGACGGCGTGAGTGAGCATGCCTTGCTGCACCTGCTCGCTGACGATGAGCGTAGAAGCCCTGTGCGCCCATGACGTGATACACCGCTTACACGCCCGATCGGGACGTCCTCGCTTGTGACGACAGTATTGCGCAAGCAAACTGATGGCTTCCTGCAGCTGCTCCGCATACGCAGATTCACCGCCACCCACGACAGGCAGGCCTGTCCTATGCGCCAGCGCTTGTCCGGCTGGCGAGAGCGGACCCTTGAGGATCAGTTGCTCTGGACATGCGTCGCGCAGCTCCTGTAGGGCTGCACGTCCGATGCCGCATCCGCGGTACGTCCTGTCCAAGTACATGAGTTCCACGGCGGGAGGGTGTATTTGCACCGTGACGAAGCCCACAGCGCTCTCTTTTCCGGTGGTCACAATAAGCAACGTTCGGAGGTAAGGAGCTAGTGGAGCACCCGCCAGCGATAGTCCGGCAGACATCTGCTCGACGAGGAAATGTCTGTAGAGACGGGCTATCTGCATACGGTCTTCTGGATCCGCCACATCGAAGCGCCGTAGGGAAACTTCTTCCTTGTCTGTCATGATGCACCATGTTCTATTAACTATTGTCGGTTTTCTTCTGATCTTTTATGGACAACGGTGGCGGATCGGCTCACTGTACGAAGAACCGAGTTGACACAGCTACCAACCTCAGCCCCGCGGCGTGACGGCGGGCCGCTTGCGCCCTCTCGCGGGGCAGGTACGGAGTCGACCGCTGGCTGTGGTGAATCCGGCACCGGGAGCGCTTCCTGCACGGGTCCGTCGGACTCATTGTCCTCATCGGCCTCGGGTGCGGGATGGTCGATACGCAGGCCGATCCCCCGGTAGACCGGGGTGAGTTTGCCGTCGATACGCTTCTTCTGGTCCCTCGCCTGAATGGTGGGGACCATGCCGAGGAGCTTCGTGGTGAAGGACTCCCGGGTGTCGGGAACTGTGCGGCCGTGCTCGCGGTTCCAGAGGACCCACATTTCGCGCAGGCGTTCCTTGGACACCCACTTGTCGCCGCCGAGGACGCATACCTCCTCGACGAAGCCTTTCTGCGGGGCCGAGCGGTCCCGCTGGGCGCCGACGATCTCGGGGGTGGCGGTATTGACGGTGAACTGGCCCTGCTTGATGAGTCGGTCGAGGCCGTCGAGTGCCCAGTTGAGGATGCCGGGGAGTTCGGTGACGAGCCGCCCGAAGAGTGAGGGGTCTTCCTTGCCCAGGAAGGATCGCGCGGTCGTGGCGACGATCCACCGGGTGGGCAGCACGCCTGCCGAGTCCGCCCAGTTGGGGATCTCGTTGCTCAGCAGAACGATCCGGGCGGGGATCTTGCCCTGCCAGGGCTTCATCCACTTGCGGTCGACCTGGATGGTGTCCTCGCCGGTGATCGACAGCAGCCGCTCGGTGATGATCTCCGTGCCACTCTTGGGCAGGCGGGCGTCACCGATGACGGCCAGGGTCTTGTCGGTCAGGGCCCACAGGCCGAACTGTTCCGTGAGGCTGTTGAGCGTGGGTCCGCAGCAGTTCGAGGTTCCCGCGAGCTTCTGGAGGATCCGAGCGATGGTTCCCTTGCCGGAACGTTCCGGGCCCTGCAGCATCAGGGCTTTCTGCAGATCGGTCCGGCCGGAGATGATGTAGCCGAACCATTCCTGGATCATGCTGATGCTGGCCGGGTCGTGCTCGAACGTCTCCTCCAACCACGCTTGCCACTGTGGACAGATGGCTTTCCCGTCGTAGGCGAAGGGGACACTGGAGAACGTGAAGTAGGACGGGTCCGCGGGCGCAAGTTCTCGTCCGGCAACGCGCAGCAGACCGTTGGTGCAAGAGACGGCCAGATCGTGGACACCCTCGCCGATCATTGTGTTCTGCTGGGTGTCGTCACGCAGGTTGACGGCGGCACGCAGTGCCTTGTCGAGGTTGTTGATGTTGGCGTTGCCGGGGTTCCACGGAACCTCGGCCCACTCCTTGGTCTGCTTGTCCTGGGCCATCATGTAGGCACGGTCCATGCGCTGGTACAGCCATGAGGTGACGTCGGCGTCCGACATGACGGACCAGCAGGAGCCGTCCCAGCGCACCCACATGTCCTGCCAGCGCATGAGGGTGGGCTTGCCATTATGCAGGAAGAAGGCGTCTCTGAGTTCGGTGGCGACACTGTAAGGCTTCTTGTCGCTCGGAGCGCGGAAGTCATCATCGATTCCGGGAAGCCTGACATCGGTGAGCATTTCCGTCTGCTCTACGGGTGCGGCCACCGCCTGCACGGAGGGTTCCTCCGTTTTCGGGACATCGACTGCCTGTTCCACGACGGCGGCACCTTCGACCACCTGTCCGTTGCCGTCCACCTGTCCGCCCCACATGTCCTCACGGGTCTCGGTGCGGGTGAAGTTCTTCCAGACGAACGGCTGCTTGAGGCCCGCCTTGGCACTGTTGACGGTGGCGCGGACCTCGGACTCATCGAGTCCGGCGTCCAGGCCCGCGGTGGTGAACTCCCGCTCCACGTCCACCGGATCGAGCTGCCCGGCCCCGGCGTACTGGTAGGACATGTAGGCCAGGCGGTTGAGCGCGTTGTTCCGCTCGAACGTCGTGGCGCGCATCTCGGCGAGGTGGTGTTCGAAGCGGGCGCGGGCGTCCTTGGCGGGCTCGCCGCTGAACTGGACGGTACGCCGCGCGGGCTTGGGAGGCACCGGGCAGGCGGCCTCCAGCTCGTCCAGGGTGTAGCGCTCGCCGGAGGACATGTACGCCGTACGGCGCCGGTTGTTCCAGTCCTTGGCGTTGATGGTGCCCGGGATCCGCAGCACACGTGCGAGATCGCGGGCCTCCGTGCCGTACTTGTACCCCATCTTCGCGGCGGTCGCCTCGATGCGCTGATGCCACCGCCGGGAGAGCGCGCTGACACGCATGCGCAGCTCGGGGTCGGTGATGTCGAGCGGCTCGGCCAGCTTGACGATGTGGTAGAAGCCGCCGCCGGAGTGCACGGTGAGGGACGCCTCGGGCAGACCGGAGACGTCGTACACAGCCTGCGCGGCGGCGGCATCCGGCGGCAGCTTGTCGGCCGCGTGGCCAACGGTGCCGAAGTCCAGGTCCGTCCACAGGGCAATGAGGCTGGCCGACTGGTTGATCCGTCCGCGAGCATGGGGGTTGTCGGGGGTCCGCGGGTCCTCGGTCAGCGTCGTGATGCGGGCGTAGATGCTCTGCTGACCGTCGACGTTGCCTGCGACCTCGACGAAGGTGACGGCCTGCTCGATGCCCTCTTCATCGGTGGGGAAGAACCGCCCCGACTTCTGGTGGGGCGTCGTCCAGATCTGGAGAAGACCCGGGACACCGAGGTACATTTCCGTCAGATAAGCGCGAACCGTGTCCCGGTCGACCGTCAGGGAGGGTGATGCAACGTGACGCTGGTCAACATCCGTACCCATCAGGTTGACAACGGGGCCCCGCTCCCCCAAAAATGGTTCTCGTCGCAAGTTGACACGATGCGTCGAGACGGAAGATGCTGGCTGGTTTAGCCTGCTAACATCTGTCTCATCCGGAATAGTCGTCAATTCCCTGCCTCCGCCCTCTGCGGCGGGGCGGCGGGCATGGTGAGGTGATTGATAGGCCGGTAAGTTGTAGGCATCAACGCGGGCGTCCTTTGTCCCAGGGTGGACCCGGTGCTGTGAACACCGGAGCTCCGATCATAGCCCTCGGGAGACCCGCGTGTCAGGGGCGGTTCAGGAGTTCACTCCCGAACCGCCCCTAACGTTTGTCCCCGTGTCAAGAGGGAGTCGGTACCTCGTTTTGGCGGTTTGTCGACATGTCGTCAGTCGACTGCGTGCAGCGGCACCGTCGCACTGCCGAGCAGCTCCCGGTGGTACGCCTCCCCCAGCACACCGGCCTCCGGCAGGTCACGCAGCCGGGTCTGACGCAGCATCGGCTGGAAATCCCCCTCGATGATCTCCTTCATCGACTGCGAGGCCTGCCACAGACCGGCGTTCATCTGCGACATCCGATAGTCGGGGCGGTCGGGGTCGGCGTGCTTGTCCTCCCATCGCTGGATGGTGGTGAGCACGGCCTCGACGACGAGCCGCATGGCTCTCAGCATGGGACGGGGCATGGTCTTCATAGGGTGGTTCCCTTCCTTGTCGGTGGTGCGATGTTTCACGTGGAACCAGCGATGCGCCGGAGCTTCTTCAGAGCAGCCCTCGACGTGCTTGTCAGGGCGGACTCCTCGACATCGCCGATCAGCTTCAGCAACGCCCGCGCTTCCTCATACCTCAGCGGCTTCAGCGGCCGGGGCCCTCGGTTGCCGCCCGAGTGGGAACAGCGCGTTCGCCGGTCACTGAACTCCGGGTCTAGCTCGCTGCGCCACTGCCGGTAGTCGTCCTGCGCAACGAGGTTGTTCAGAGTGACAGTGACTTCTGCGCCACACAGAAGACAACGCGCTGGCCAGCGGGCGTTTGTGTCGCCGGGGTACTCTGCGGTGGACGCGTACTCGTTGCGGTCCAGTACTGCGGAACGCTCCGCCTCGCTCAGATCACGTGCGTAGTTGCGTGGCCGGTCAATGTACGCCACGGTTCTCCTCTCTATGTTTCACGTGGAACATCGACCGGCTCGTTCTTGATGACGATCCGGTGGGTGCGCTGGCCGTCGGCGTACTGCGCCGTGACCAGCAAGTCACCGGTGCCTGGGTCGTTCTCCATGGACAGAATCTGGCCGCCGGACGTCTCAGGGTGTGCGGACAGTTCGTTGCGGATCTTCGTACGCAGCTCGATGAATGCGTCTCGGCTGTTCATGAGTTCCTTGTAGGTAGGCACTACGCCTCGACGATCTCCAGGAAGAACAGCTCGCCGCTACTCTCATCCTCCACGCCGATCACTTCCTTGACACCCGTGCCGTCGATGGGTGACGCGTTGAGGGTGCTGGTCTCGCGGTTGATGGTGCGGATCAGCAGATCGCGCAGATCGCTCTTGGTCATGGTGTTCCTTTCGGCGGTGGTCTTCCTGGTGGATGTTTCACGTGGAACATGGCGCGATGCCGCGCTCGGCACGGAACTCGTTGATGGCCGCGGTGCAGCAGACCGGCTCGCCGATCACGCTGAGGCCATCCTCCTGCCCGAACTCCGACACCTCGCTGTTGTTCCACAACTCCTCCCACTGGCGATCGCAGTGGGAGCAGTAGTCATACCCGTCAGACTCGATGCGCGCCTCGATGACGTTCGGGTGCTGCAGCATGCCGCCGCGCAGCACTTCGCAGCGCTTCTGGTAATCGCCCTCAATGTCACGACTGATAAGGCTGTCGCTCATGGAGAGACCCATGCCGACGTCACCGAGGCGTTTCGGCAGGATGGTCAGCTCGAACTGCTGACCCCAGACCAGCCCTTCGAGGGGGTCGCCCCACGTGTCTTTGAATCCGAGGCTGGCGATGGACATGTGGGTCTTCTGGGGACGCACGACTGCGACGACCTGCCAGTTGTCCCGCTTGGTTTTCTTCATGGATCACTCCTTGGTTTCACGTGGAACATCGCCCTTGCCGTGTGCTGTGGTTGTAGCGGATCCGGCCTTGTACCCGGCCGCCCACATACGGGCGAGGAGATCCCGAAGCAGTGCGGCCTTGCTGCCAGGACCGTTGAGCAGGTCCAGCATGAGCGAAGACCGAGTCACTGCCACGGCTGCTGCACACGCCATCGCGTGGAGTTCATCGCGCTCGACGGGGCAGCCGGGCGGCAAGCTGATCCAGTCCTGGCCGTCCAGCATGGCGTCGAAATAGGAGAAGGCGATGTCACCAGCACTTTCCGTGCTCACGCTTCCTCCGATGTTTCACGTGGAACATTCGCGGCGCCGTTGCCGACGAGGTGGTTCCAGAACTGTTCGGAGTGGCTGGGATCACCGCCGTACTCCGCCCAGGCCTCGACGATGGTGGCCTGCAGCATGGCGACCACCGGGTAGGGCATCTCGGCGGGCGGTATGATGACGGCGGGGATTTCAGGCATGTCGGCTCCTATGTTTCACGTGGAACATCAGCCGATGCTCCGGGCGGCCAGCTCGCGTGCGGCCTCGCGGTAGGCCTTCGCGCCCTTGCCGGTCGTGTCATAGGTCAGGATCGTCTCGCCGTGGCTGGGCGCTTCGCCCATCTTGGTCGAGCGGGGGATCTTGGCCTCCATGATCTGCTCGGGGAAGTATGCGCGTACCTCCTTCGCGACCTCCCGGGACAGCCGGATCGACGGGTTGAACATCGTCAGCAGCACCAGGGAGATGCGCAGCTCCTGGTTGAGATGCTGCTGCACAGTGCCAATCGTCTTCATCAGCAGGCTGACGCCTTCCAGCGCGTAGTACTCGCACTGGATCGGCATGAGGACCTCCCGCCCAGCCGTCAGCGCGTTGACGGTGAGCAGACCCAGGCTCGGTGGGCAGTCGATGAGGATGTAGTCGAACGGCATCTCACTGGCCTCGATGGCGTTCTTCAGCCGGTTCTCCCGGGAGACCAGAGAGACCAGCTCGATCTCCGCACCGGCGAGGTCGATGTGGGACGGCACGCAGTAGAGATTCTTCGAGAACGCCGTCTCCTGCATGACGTCGTCCAGCGGCTTGCTGTCGATGAGGACGTTGTAGACGGACAGCATGTCGTCGCTGTGATGGTCGATCCCGAGTGCGGTGGACGCGTTGCCCTGCGGGTCGAGATCGATGATCAGGACGGCGTTGCCGTACTCAGCGAGCGACGCACCGAGGTTGACCGTGCTGGTGGTCTTGCCGACGCCGCCCTTCTGGTTGGCGACGACGAGGATGCGGGTCTGCTCCGGGCGCGGCAGGAGGGTGCCGGGGATTCCGGTGGTCATGGTGGTGTCCTTTGCTGGTGGTGATGTTTCACGTGGAACATCGAATGTTCTGGGCGGCCAGCCTCAGCCGACGTAGACGATCGTGTCGGCGCGCATCAGGAACGCGGTGGGGGTCTCGCCCTCGCAGGTGCCCCAGCACTCTTCGTTGCCAGTGCAGCCATCGGGACAGGAAGGCGCGGCGGCGGAGACGATCTCGACCGTTGTGTCTTCACGTTGTGCCGTGGTCAGGGGGATGAGCCAGTGGTCTTCGCCGTAGAAGCGGTGGTCATCGACTCCTTCCAGAGCGAAGACCGTCGCGGTCCACGGGGCGGTGGTGCCATCGCCTCCCATCTGGTGGTGGTAGGCGGCGGTGATCTTTCCGGAGTAGCCGGGCATCGTGTTCCTTTCAGTGGTGATGTTTCACGTGGAACATTCAGTTGTCATCGGTGTTCCGGCCGACGAGATTCGACAGCAGCTCAATGATCTGGGCCTGGTTGCGGTCGATCTTCGAGTTCAGTTCACGGACCTCATCAGTGAGCCTCCCTACCTTCTGGTCCAGGCTGTCCACCTTCTGGTCGACGTTGCTCACCTTGAGCTGGAGCGTCGTCAGCTCGCTCTTGATGATCCCGAACTCACGAACGTTCTGTGCCTGAGCCTCTTCGAACCGGCGAGTCAGCGCAGCGATCTCGGCCTGTGCGATCTCGTCTTCGGGCATGGTGTTCTCCTATGTTTCACGTGGAACATCGTCAGTCGTCGGGGTTGCACTGGTGGCTGTAGACCACCATCCGCGCATCGGACTTGCCGAAGGAACCGAGACCGTGCAGGTCGTAGACCATGCCGGTACGGAACCCGCACGGGGTGTGGATGAGATGGACCAGGTGCGGGAAGTAGCCGCCGCCGCTCTCGGCCCGCCAGTCAGGTGGTAGTTGCATGAGTGTCTCCTCGTCGATGTTTCACGTGGAACGTTCGCTGGCCCGCTCCGCCTTCAGTTCCTTCTCGTACTGAGTGAGAGCGGTAGCGTAGGAGTCGAGGCGGCGGCCGACGGCCTGGTTCGTAAGGTCACCACGGCGCTTCCACCCATCCTGGGTGTGGCAGACGGCGTCCTTGGGTGCGCCTTCCTCCTCTGCCTCTATACAGGCACGGGCGACATAGTCAGCGCGCAGACCGCCATCGACCAGATAGGCAACGAGGTAGCGGTAGCCGCGGTGGCGGGCGGGGTTGGTGACGTGCTGGTCGCCGGTCCCATAGGGCGGCTTGAAGGTGGGCATGATGTCCTCTCAGTCGGTGGATGTTTCACGTGGAACATCGGACAGCTCGCCATCCCCCAGCGTGAAAGCACGTGGAGTACCGGCATTCCAGGCGTCGATGAACGGCTGCGCCCTGGCCTGCATGCCATGATGCTTGAACCGGTGGAAAGCCACGCCGTCAGTGCCCACCCAGAAGAGGGTGCCGTCGTACACCCCAGGCTGCTCCACGCCATAGGCGATCTCGCGCTCAGCCATCGCCCGGCTCCGATGTTTCACGTGGAACATTGGCGATGGATCGGTCCCAGCCCTCTCGCCAGGGAGAAGTGCTGGTGTAACCCAGCTCAACAGAGAGCGCTTCGGCGAGATCCGAGACGATGCGGTAGGCATCGTCGGACAGCTCCTCCCACCTCTCGTCGCTCTCGTCGATCTGCTCGTACTCCGCCTGCTGGCGGTCGGCGTCCCAGTCCACGACTTGCTGAAGTAGGAGGCGGACGGAGGGGGTGAGTTCACCGATCTTGTTCATGGGCGGTGCTTTCTGTTGGTGTTTCACGTGGAACATCGTTGTCGGGTGGGATGACCAACTTCGGCAGGCGGACGCCAGGGTCCGGAGTAATCAGGCCGAAGGCCCAGCCCAGGAGGCGGCACCAGTAGTGGGCGATCGCCTCCCTGAGTTCACTCACCGGCGCCTCCCGATGTTTCACGTGGAACATCGGCCCGACGGAAGTACTCCGCCCACACCTCACGTTCCTCGTCCGTCATGGTGGTGTCAGGCTTGCGGTGCAGGAACACCGTGTGGCCGCAGACGCCGCCAACGGTCATGTAGGTGCAGCCGGGAGCACACTCCATGATCGTGACGTCTTTTGTTTCGTCGCACTCGTCCGCCGGGCAGACTGGCCACGCCTTCCAGGCGTCGAGCGGCTCACTCACCGGCGGACTCCGATGTTTCACGTGGAACATTGCTCTGCTCGCGAAGCGCGTAGTAGAGCCGCTTCGCAGTGGCGTTGTCATTCACGAAGGTGCGCAGAGCCTGCTGAGCTGCCGGTGTACGGACGCGCTGCTGGTGGGTCCAGAAGAGGGCGAGCGCGATCCCGATGTCCTGCTCGGTCATCTTCACGCGCCACTTGTGACCGCTGTTATGCGCACGGTGGAGTGGCCCGACGAGGTCAGCGGTCGGCCCCACATGCCTGCTCTCGGGGCTGCTGGTCATGTTGAGCAGGATCTGGAACTGCCCGGGGGTCAGGCTGATTTCTTCCATGGGTGTCCTTGGTAGTGGGGATGTTTCACGTGGAACATTCAGGAGCTGGATCCTGATTGTTCCAGTAGTCGTTGTCCTGGCGGGCAGCTTCCCGCGGGGTGAGGCCGTCCCCCTCGGCGATGCGCTTGCGCTGGACGTAGACGAGGCGTTCGGCCCGGATGTCCTCATAGAGGCGCCCCTCCCACCACACGCACATGCTGCATCCGGTGCAGTAGTCGTGATCGTAGGGATCTTCCCAGTCGCCGTACTTCAGGCCATAGGGGTCAAAGGTTGTGGTCATAGCCCCTCCTTGCAGCGGGCTTCCTTGTCGGTGGTGTGGTTACAGCGGGCACTTCTCGCAGTGCATGGGCTTGCCGTCGGACTTGCGGACCAGCTGGCCGTCGCGGATCTCGTAGGGGTCGATGATGTCGGCCGCGATTTCGAGTACGTGAATGGTCTGGGGAACAATGCTGGAGTCTTCGAACGCGCTCTCCGCCGTCTTCACGTGGTGCGCCTCCTCGCGGAGCTTCTCCGCCTCACGGTGCGCACGGTCGTCCTCGACCCAGTTGAGCAGGCCGTGGAGGTAGTCGTCGTCCTCGCTGCCGCCCTCGACCGCCTGGTAGCCGTTGTGGTCCTTGGGGTGGTGGGCGATCTCCTGCCTGGCCGTGCGCGCCGTCTTGTTGACGAAGTTGTAGACCAGGTCACGGGCTACGCTCATGTCTCCTCCTTCTCGTATCCCTCGCCACGGAGGTCGGCCTTCGCGATGATCTCGCTGGCCACGTCGACCGCGGCCAGGAGCGTGCGGTCGCAGAACTCCCCGAAGAAATAGGAGTGGCCGACGCTGTATAGGTGCCAGCCGGTCTGTGAGCCGGGCTCCTTACGGGAGCGGGCCCGCTTCTCCAGTTCGTAGACCATGCCGAACACCTCGGTCTGCCGGTTGCCGTTGGGCAGGCAGATCCAGCCGAAGCCGTTGTCGGCCTCGATGTAGCGGACGTTGTCGGCCTGTCGGTAGCGGGCCATCACTTCTCCTGCGGCAGACGGACGACGACGTCATAGAACGTGATCTCACGGTCGTCGTCCTCATGGACTTCAGTGCTGGTCCCTACTGAATCCACCTCGACCCACACGCCAGCTAGGCAGATCTCCTGGCCTTCCCCGAAAGCCATGGGTTGACGGCTCTCGGTCCAGCCCAGCGACGTGCGCGTCGGCTGACCGTTCGTATCGAAGATCGGGTAGGAGTACTCAGCGAGGTGCGTGTAAGGGTCCGGCGATTCATTCATGAACCTGGAGTCAGAGATCTTCCTGATGGGATCAGGAAGCTGATCTCGGAAATAGTCCGGCAGCATCACGCCTCCGTACACCGGCGGTAGCGGGCCATCAGACGCTGTCCACGATGCGCTGCCAGTCCTCGATCAGCCGGTCCGGCGGCGCTTGCTTTAGGGCGTAGGTCTCGGTGAAACGCTCCAGCAGCTCACGCGACGCGTGCCCACGACGGGCATGGATGCCGTGGTTGGGTGCACCACAGGTGCATGCTTCGGGGTTGGTGTGCCGGTAGAAGATGTGGGTGGTGAGATGATGATCCCTGCCGACGGATTCGATCTCCACCACGTCGTCCGGGTTCCCGCGCCGGTACCAGAGGTGCCCGGCCTTCGGCTCCACCGGAGCGGAGAGCGCCGTCAGGCGGCCCTCGATCTTGCCCTGCGACAGGATGGCGTCGAGCATGCCACGCACCACTGACAAGCCGTCGACGTCGTCTACCGTGTCTTCAGTGATCAAGCTCAAGACGTTGTCGTACAGCTTCTCGGTCCTGAGGTGGCGCTGGATCTGGCCGGTCATGATTCCTCCTTGGTCTCGGCCCAGGCGGTGAACGCCTGACCGATCTGATCGGCCTTGTCAGGGCTGAGCACCAGCTCCTTGATGCCGGGGTCCACGGTGATGGCGTGCCGCGAGAACCAGAAGACGGTTCCCGAATGATCGGGGGTGACTTCCACCTCGACACTTTCGCCCTGCCGGATCAGCTCGACGATCTCCTCGGTGGTGAGGCGTCCGTTCTTGTCGGGCATCAGAGCTTCACCATCCGGCGGTCCGCCGCCATGCGTTCACGGGCGGCGGTCTCGCTGTCGAAGTCGTACGTCCACTTGCGAGCGCCGAGCCAGGTCTCCACGGCGTACCGGAACTCGCCGGAGCGGGGGTCGCGGTAGTAGGTCAGATCGACCTCACATTCGGGGCCCTGGGACCAGTGCTTCTGATACTCCGATGCCACGAAGGTGATCAGACGTCCCTGGGCGATGGCTTCGATGATCTCCTGCGCCTCCTCGTCGGTGACGTCGGGCTCCTCGTAGTTGCCGTAGGTGGCGCTCTGGATGATGCGCTTGTCCGGCAGGGTCACTGCCGTTCCTCCTTCTTCGGCTTGATGATGTCGTCGAGTTCGTGCAGGTTGAGGGGCTCGTAGCCGAGTTCCTTCTCCAGCTCGGCGGTCTTCTGGCGGCTGGCCTCCAGCTGCCGCTGCCGTTTGGTCTCCGGGTCCACTGTGAACACGGACCAGAAGATCCAGGGCACCATCACGCCCACACCTGTGGCGTAGGCGATGGTCAACAGCGGGTTGTTGTGCAGGTGCGGGGTGAAAAGGGAGGACCAGGCGGCTGGCATCACGAGCCAGATTCCCTTGAGGCGGGGGATCTTCATGAGGCCCTCCGCCTCTTGATGTCGGCGCGGTCCTTGACCGTTTCCTGCCGGGCGACGGCCCAGCCCTCGGAAGTGAGGGCGTAGTAGCGCCGGGGCGGCCCGCCCCGGCTGCGGGGCCTGTAGCTGGGCTGGCCACGGCGTCCCTCCCGTCGCGAGATCAGCCAGCCTGCTTCTTCCAGGCGGTTGAGGATGGGGTATGCGGTGCCGGGGGCCAGGCCGGTGGCATGGATGACCTGGCGGCCGTACAGCTCGGTGTCCGGGTCGTCGTGGTCCTTGAGGAACGCGGCCAGGACCATGCGGGTTTGCAGGGTCAGGTTAGGCATGTGGGGAGACTACTCTATCTATCGAGTTTGGGTGGAAGGGGAGGCGGCCGGTTGCCCCGGCCGCCCCTGTGTGCAGGTCAGTTGTCGATGCTGCCGTTCATGTGGCCGTCGTCGTAGTAGTCCAGCATGTCACGGTCCTCCTGCGGCAGGCTGTCGATCGCGCTGCTCAGGACGAGCGCGGTGTAGTCGTCGTCCTTCACGTCCTTGCAGGCGGCAGGCTTGCCCTTCTCGTCGTTGTACAGCTGCGCGGTGATCGCCTTCTGGCAGGCCTTCAGGGTGTCCTCGTACGACGGCTTGCCCAGCCAGACCATGACGCCGGTGATACCACCGGCGAGCGTGACGGCGACGGCCAGGGCGAGCACAGCGGTGCGGCGATGCATGACGTCTCCCCTAGTCCCAGCCGCCGAGCAGGCCCGGACTCAGCTGCGCGTCACAGATGTTGTAGCCGCCGGAGGCGTGGCCCTTCTTCGTCTTGCCGTCGACGGTCACCGAGCAGTTGATGTCGCCGGAGCCCTGGAGCTGGGCGTTCAGGGTGTAGTACAAGGCGTCCTTGTCCAGCGGCAGGGTGGCCGTGAAGGTGCCGTTCTTGAAGGATCCCTTGCGGCTGTCGGAGTCCGAGCCGTAGCTGATGTCGAGGGAGCCGAGGGCGCCTGCGGGGGCGTTGCCCCAGACCTTGAAGGTGACGACGTCCGGCTTCTTCACCGGCGCCGGGGTGTGCTTCTTCGTCGGCTTGGTGGCGGTGTGCTTCGGCAGCGGGGTGTCCTTCGTGGCGGCCGGGGCGGCGCTGCTGGCGTTCTTCGGGCCGTCGTCATCGGAGGAGGTGATCGCGGCCACGAAGCCGCCGAACACAATGAGGGCCACGACGCTGCCGCAGCCGATGGCGGCGATCTTGCCCGCCGTATTCTTCTTCGGGGGCCGCGGCGGCTGTGGCGCCCACTGCTGGTAGTTGGGGTCGTAGGACATGGTGCCTTCCTTGTCGGTGAGGGTGGTGTGCAGACTATCGGTTCGGTCAGCGACGGTTGCGCCGCTTCGACCACTTCTTGTGACGGGGCAGGTGGCGCATGTTCAGCCCCTTGGTCTCCTGCTCGGCGGCCTCGGCAGCGGCAAGGACGGCAGCCTTGATGGCCTTGTACTCAGCCTTGCGGGGCTTGGCCTCGCGGACGACCTGGATGACCTGGTCGAGGGTGTAGTGGTAGACGCGCAGCCCCTTGCGGCGCCGGACACTGCGCTCGACGGGCGCCCCGGTGATGGCGTCCCGCAGCTTGACGATCTGGTGCCGCTTCTCCCTGGACGTCATCTTGGTGCGGTGGACCTTGGCCGGGCGCAGCTTCAGACGCTTGCGGGCGGTGTCGCAGGAACCATCGACGAAGTCGCGGGCGAGGGGCGCGTCCACGCCGGAGAGGCGCATGACGTGGGTGACGAACGAGCGGGGCCGGTCGGTGGTGTGGCTGGCGGCAGCCATGATGGTACCCTTCTGATGTTTGGTGTTGATCACCGCGCGCCTTGGCGGGCGGTGCCATCTACGTCGGTGGATGGAATGTGCAGCGAAGCCCCCGGGACGCCGATCCCGGGGGCTTCGTGTTGTGTGTCCGGTTGTGGTGTACCGCTGGGCGTCAGGTCTTCTCCTGTGCCTGCCGGTGCGCAGGCAGGGCCAGGGCGATGTCCACCACCTCCTCCAGGGTGCTGCGCAGCACCCACGGATCGTTCGGGCTGTTGTAGGGGCGCACCCCCCAGCGCTGGTAGTACCCGTTGCTCATGAATCTGCGGACGGTGGCGGTGTAGACGTCGCTGCCCGTGGGCCTGACGTGGTAGACGTACGTGCCGTCCTTGTGGAGGGTGCAGTTGTCCCGTTTCAGTCGGGTCATGATGGCTTCCTTGACAGTCTGCTCAGACAGACGCGGAGGCGCGGCGCTGTTCGATGGCCTCACGCCAAAGCTGCGTCAGGATGCCGTAGTTCTGGGGAGACCATTCGTGATCGTCCAGGCGGAATCCGTACGCGGTGTAGGCGTCCACGTCGAGGCCGAGCAGTTGCATGCCGTGCTTCCAGGCCCAGCCGTCCGCTTCCTTGCCGCTGTCATGGGCATACAGCTGCGCCGAGACACAATGGCTTCCCGAGCCGATGTCGAGCGTGCCGGGGTCCACCTCGGTGTGCCAGGAGGGGCGTGTCCTGTTCAGGTACGCGATGCCCCCGGGGACACGCATCTCAAAGCCGGTGGTGGCAGTGGTCATGGTCATTCCTTTCAGCTCGCCGTCGTCATGCACGGACGGCTCCTTCTCATCCGGATCCAGCAGCCGGGGCGCCGAGACCAGCATGCCCAGGAACACCACGGCAGCGATCAAGTCCGCGTACCACAGCATGCCCTGAGCGATCAGTTCAGGCGTCGGCTTGACGGTGTAGGTGTACATACTGGACATGGCAGTCAGGTGCGGCCGGGCTTGGTGAAGACCCACACGTCGTCACCGTCGTTCACGTCGTCAACCCAGATCTCAGAGTCACCCATGACGGCGCTCTTGATCCTGCTGCGGCCGTGGTCGTTCAGCCAGTTCCAGCGCACCTGACCGCAGCGCTCTTCGAGGTACTCGTTCATCGGCCAGGCGAGGTCGGCGTAGCGGGCCGTGAAATGACAGCCCATCTCCTTGACCTGGCCGGGAGTGAGGAACATGCCGCCGTAGTGCTTGCGAGCGGCCTTCAGTGTGGCCAGGACACCGTCCTCGGTGTCCACACCCTTCCACTCCAAGCTGTAGACGAACTTGAGGGCCACGGCAGCAAGCAGGACGTCAGGGTTCTTCCCGTCCATCACGGCGTCAACGTCTTCGTCCCTCCACGGCGTGCCGTACAGCTCGGAGTAGAGGACGGACCAGACGGCGGGGATGCTGAAGCGGGTGTCGTCGGCATTCATGGTGCCTTCCTTGTCGGGGTCAGTGTTTCACGTGGAACATCCACGCGGGGTTACTTCTTGGGTGCGGGCGGCGGGGTTGGTACGCCGGGGCAGGTGTAGATCTTGCCGTCCCCCGACGGCCAGTCATGGCCGGGGTGCGGGCTGGAGTTGGGACACCGGCCGGGTCCAGCAGACATGTGTGTTCCTCTCAGAACGGCGGGCAGCCGTCGGGGTAGGTGTGTTTGCAGGTGCCGTCGCAGTCCGGGTGATGGCCCGGGACGACGGCGATTTGGCGGGGGACCGGTGCAGCCGGAGCGTGCCACTTCGGATCACCCAGCAGCGAGCACGCAAAGCCGCCGATGACGGCGTCCGTGCTCTTGTCGAAGGTGTCGACCCAGCCGTAGCCGTCGCATTCAGGGCAGCGTTCCGGCTCGTGGAAGACACCGTCCGGGTTGGCGCCACAGGACACCTCGTTGGCGGCCAATGACACGGGCGGGTCGTCCTTGGTCAGCTCGTCGGAGCAGTGGATACAGCGTCGAGGAGTCACAGGCTCATTCATCGGAACGGCCAGCGAGGATGTGGTCGGCCAGCGCGAGGGCGGCAGCACGCGAGCTCGCACCATCGAACGCGCGATTCCACTTGCACTCGTCACGCAGCAGCTGGGACAGCAGCGGCAGGGATGCGGGGCCGAGGGCGAGGAACACCTCGGCGGCGCCGCCCCAGAAGAACTGGGCAACCGTCTGAGTCGGCGACTGGGTCTGTGTGCAGACCAGCCCCACCCGGAAGTCACGGTCGTGGATCAGGTCGGTGGGGATGTGCTTGCTGCCCGCGTGCAGGTGGTCGAGGTAGTCGGCCGCCTCGATCAGGCGGGCGCTGTCTTGCGTAGCGTCGGTCGTCATCACGCTTCCTTGTCGGTGTGTTTCACGTGGAACATCGTCGGTCAGTCGAGGTAGTCGTGGGCCCGCAGATCGGGGTGGACGGCAATGGCGTTGACCACGGCGACCACGTCCCCGCCGCGGCGGTGGCGGCCAAGGGCGGTTGTCACCTGGTCGGCCGTCAGGCCACGCTCCAGCAGTGCACCGTAGAGCGTTGCCCGGAGGTCAGCCTGAACAGCGTCCAGACCCATCACACCCGCCTGGTGCACGGCGCCGATCATGTAGATCAAGTGCAGGCGCTCCTTCTCTTCGAGTTTGGAGTCCTCCGGGTGGGGACCGGCGGCACGGCGCAGACGGTCGAGGATGTGGCCGGGAGCGGCGGAAACGATCATCATCCCTCCTTTTTGTGATTGAGGTAGCCGATCACGGTGGAAGCAAGTACACCCACGGCCAGGAGGACGGCGACCAGGAGGATGATCAGGACCCAGGCGCCGATCCCGAGGCCGATCCCGCAGCCCTGCGGGTCGGCCTTGCGCATGTCGGGCGGGCACCAGAAGTCGTGGTACCAGCCGGGGATGATCATGCGTCGGCCTCCAGCATCTCGACGAAGCCGTCCCAGGCCAGGCAGTCGCCCTGATGGAAGTGGGCGTTGACGTAGGCGACGGCGACGAAGTCCGTGATCTCACCGACCGGGATGTGCAGGTGGTTGGCGGTGTAGTGGTAGGCCGCCTCCAGCTGCTGGCGGGTGCAGTTGCGCAGGATGTTGATGATCACGATGTGTACTCCGTACTGTCGGGCGCCCACCCATTACCGTGCTCGCGGTTCATTCCCTTGATCCGATTCGCCTGCTGTGTGATCCGCTCGGCGTAGGCCAGCGCCGCATCCGGGGTTAGGAGCAGCTCCAGCTCCCGGCCGTCCGGTGCGATGGTCGGCAGACGCACAAGGCGCGCCCACGGCCCATTGAGGGTCGAGGCGTTGGGCTCAAGCGTCTCGGGGTTGTAGCACGCCCAGTTGACGGCGCTCCATATGCCGCCGGGCAGGGTGGTGCGCCAGGGTGTCTTCTGTCTGGCCATCAGCTCTCCTTCGGTACCTCGATGTCGGGCAGCACGGCGAGGACCAGGCGGCGTGCCCAGGCGTCGGCCTCCTGAACTTCCTCCCAGTGCACCTCATCGCCCCAGGTCCATACGGCGTTCGTGCCGTAGTGCTCGTATTGCTCCTTGACGATGTCGATGATCTCGTCGAGGGACAGGTGATCCGGCAGTGGCTCGTCCTCGTCGGTTCTGTTGCGCCAGTACTGCGAGCACAGGCCGGTGACCAGAGCGCTGAGTTCGAACTCCCACTTGGTGCGGGGCTCGATCCAGCGGCACGGAATGGTGCCGTCGAACTTGGTGCCCCGGTGGATCTTCACGTCATTCCTCCAGACGGCTGCGGTCGTGCTCGATGTTGTGCTCCGGCGCCAGCGCACCAGTCAGGCTGATGCCACGGAGGCCAGCCATCGCGTAGGCGTACTCGGCTTCCTCACCGCAGCCTGCGTCGTCGGGCTCGTCGGGGTGGATGGGGCAGGGATCAAGGTCCGTGGTCATGACTGTTGGTACCTTTCGTTGAACAGGTGGCGAGCGAACCGGCTCAGCTCGAACTCGACTTGGTGATGCACTCGCTCCGTGGCGATGTGCGTCGACAGGTCGGCCTCAACAGGGAGCACGCTCACCACTCCCTTGATCATCTTCAAGGCGTTGATGATGTGCTCGGCGTCGTCGTCACGGATGTCGTCGGCCGGAGTGACGACGTATCCGGCGTGACGGGTGGTCACGATGATCACCTCGGATCGTGGGTCGGTTCGGCGGGAACGTGGCGGGCGTTGTGCAGCAACGCTTGGCGGGCGCGCTCATTGAGGCGCTCTTGCCCTGCGGCCTCCCGGGCGTCGTGCTCCTGGTCGATGTCAGCGAACAGGTCGGCGTCATCAAGGGTGTTGATGGCCTTCGCGATGGCGGCGTACACGCCGATGGCGCCGTCCCTGGCGATCTGCCGCAAGGCGTTGAGGGCGTTGATCTGCTCGTCGATGGTGGGCTTGGACATCAGTTCTCCTTTTCTCTTTCAGATACGGCGACGGCGACGTTCTAGAACAACCGACCCCTTCGGGACGACATGCGCCCGTGGATCACCGTCCTTCATGTCGATGTAGTCCACCGTCGGACCGGCGCCCCGGCGCGTCTCGCGTTTGCTCCACGGCAGTTCCGGGAACGCCTCACGGGCCCGCTTCAGGCGACGCTTGATCGTTCCCACGCTCGTGCCGAACTCATCGGCCAGGGCGAGGAGCGATGCACCGGCCAGCCAGCGCAGAGCAACATCCTTGGGCGTCAGGTCAGGGCGCTGGGCCATGTCAGTCCTCCTCTCGATGTTTCACGTGGAACGTCAGTCGTCGTAGTGCATCCGGATGCGCTCGCCGGGGTCGAACTCGGAGACCGTGCCGTTGCCCCACTGAATGAGGATCCGGCCGCGGTCGTTGGTGACCGGCTCGCCCGCCTGCCAGGTCAGGCGCCCAAACGCGCACCAGTCGCCCATCTTGATATCCCTGGCTGCCTTGGTCTCGGGCCGGGTGGTGTCGGTGGTGTTGTTCATGACTATTCCTGTCGGTGAATGCAAGGACGCGACCGCGCATCCTGCGTGATGCACGGCCGCGTCCGGTCCTATCGTGTCAGCTCACATCGCCTGCTGGCACGCCTGGTTGAAGACGAAACGGACCAGGGCACGTGCCTGCATGACGGCGTCAGACAGGCTGCGGGCCTCGGCGCCATCGTCGAAACGGAAATGCATGCCGTCCTGGTGAACGATGAGTGCGCGGCCGTCGGTGAGGTCGGCATAGACCTCCTCGTAGGCTTCCAGCTTGGCGCCAAGATGTTCGATGTCGATGATCGTGTTCATGATGTCCTTCGAGTTGACGGAGCAGGCCCATTCTTTCAGGTCCCACTGACAGCGTGGGCATCTTTCAAGCGGGCACCCTCCCGCTGCCGCAGCAGTGACCACATTCCTTCGTGGGGAGGTCGGTGACGTGCTTCCACGTCCGGCGGCGGATGATCTCGCGGCATGTGCTGGGGCAAATGCCGTACATGCTGGCCAGAGCGAGCATGCTGATATTGCCCTCGGCGTACCACTGCCTCAGCTCACGCACCTTCGCCTCCGTCATCTTCGCGAGGGGGTGACGCTCGCCGGGCGGGGCGCCCTTGCGCAGCCCCCTGGTCCTGCCAGGCGGGTACGCCTCAGTCGTCGAAGTGTCCATGCTTCTTCCTTGTCGTGCAGCAGGTAACCGGCGTCAGCGCTGAAGCATGTGATGGAACCAGTCCTCGGCGGCCATGCCGTCGATGCACCAGCCGTACGGGCCCGCGGTGATGTCGCCGGGCTCCACCTTGAGACCCTCACGGGCGGCGATCTCCTGGATGTCCCGCCGGGTCCACTCGGAGGGCGGCTTGTCGCTCCACCGGGAGGTGTCAGACATCATCGCCCCCCTTGCTTTCGAGTGGCTCCCCGAACGTCATGACAATGCCGCCTGCGTAGATCTGCTGTGTGATGCGGGTGTGGGCCACGCGGGCCTGATACCTGGGGCGGCTGTCCGTATGGACCTTGCCGTCATACAGGTCGCGGGCCACGGCAAACGCCTCGTCGAAGTCGTGGGTCTCGTTGTGCATACGGCCCACCGGCCCCTTGAACACCTGTCCGGTGAACTCCCACCAGGTGTCATCGCCCAGCTTCTGGTACTGAACGCTGTAAGTGGTCTCGATCTCCATCGTGGTGTCCTTTCGTAGATCCAGAGGGGCCGCCGTGCGCGACGGGGGCCCGTGCCAGGACCGGCGATGTTTCACGTGGAACATTCAGGTCGTGCGAGTGAGGAACGCGTACTGCCCGCTCCCCGGCCTGGCGAAGACGTACACCGCGCCGTTGGCCTCGACCATCAGCTCGTCCTCGCCAACCATGCCGTCCCACACAGGGGCGTCATCCTTGAACCACTCGACCTCGGTGCCCGGGTAGTTCTCCTTGATGTACTGCTCCTTGAGCATGTCAAGGTCTGCGTAGGCGCACATGAACGCCCTCGCCAGATCAATGAACGCGTCCGGCTCCCAGCTTCTCCATGCCACGGAAGCGGCCTCGATGGCTGCCGCCACCACACCTTCATTCCCGTCGACCTGCTCGACATCCATGTACACCTTGAGTATGGCCGCTTCGAGGTCGTACTCCGGTTCGTGCTCTGTCCACCCGCCGCCCGAGACGTTCCGGAACGCCTGACGCCAGTGGTCGGCGGTGTAGTCGTCGGTCATGGTCGTATCCTCTCTCGATGTTTCATGCGGGATGCTCAGGCCCGGTACAGACCCAGGCACCAGTCGTTGACCGCCTCGGCATACACCCTGACAGGCCAGGATACGGCTGCGTCCTGGGTGACGTGCCAGGGCCAGCTCTTCAGACCCGTCAGGGCGATGGCCCATCCGTCGCAGTGAAAGCCGGGTTCGTACAACTTCATCTCGTCCGACCATCCGGAACCGGCCCGCAGGGCAACCCAGTCCTTGGCGATCTTCAGACAGGCCTCGGCCTGCTCGCGGGTCAGCTGCGGGGTCTCGTCCTCGCTCACAGGAGTTCCTTCCTGATCTTCTAGTTCCTCGCGGACGGCGTCCATGGCCGCCTCCAGCCCGTCGTCCCAGCCGGAACGGTAGTGATCCGAGCCGTCGGGCGGCGGGCTCTTGAGGGCAAAGATGGCGCGGGTGAGGCGCTTGATCAGCTCCTCGTTCACGTCGCACTGCCCTCCGCTTCCTCAACGGTGACCAGGCCGTACTCCTTGGCCTGCTTGTCGGTCAGGGACGCCTGCCAGAAGTAGCCGCAGCGCCATGCCGGGCCGTGCGGGTCGGAGGGGTCACATCCGGCGCCGTTGTTGTAGCCAGTGGAGACCACACGGCACACCCAGCGGCGTGTGAACAGGTCCCGCATCGTGGCGGCGGGGTTCTCGAACGGCATGTCGTCGTAGTCGCCGTCCAGGTGACGCAACACGTGCTTGATGGCGTTGCCGTTGGGGCTGTCAATCGCGTCCAGGTAGGCCGTGGCCTTCGCGATGCGGTCCTCCAGCAGCACCGCGCGGGGTGCCACCTTGGCCTTGATGGTGGTGATCAGCTCCTCGGCCAGCTTCGCGGCGAGGGCCTTCTCGTATTCGGTGCTGATGATGGCGGTCATGATCGCTCCTCCTTGTCGCTGCCATACATGTGGTCATAGGTGGCGCGGGCCGTAAAGCCGTCCTGCCACATCGCCGTCATGAGCTGCTGGACCTTTTGCGCCTGCTCCGGGGTCAGGACCTTGCGCAGGGGCCCGAAACTCTTGAACATCAGCTCCGCCCGGTAACCGGCGACTCCCAGAAGAGCCGTGCGATCAACGCCCGCGACGTTGCCTGCCGCGTCGGGATGAGCCCCCTGAGCCTGGTCGTACTCCCAGAGAGCAGCATGCAGTTTGAGCATGTCTGTACGAGTAGTCATCGCTTCTCCCATTCCGTGGCGGGGTGGCCCACCAGATAGAGGTGCGAGCCGTCGAACCTGAACCGCCGCTCGTACACGCGATCATCCGGGGCGGCTTTCCCCTCCGCCTCGCTGTAGCTGACAGCCTCGATGGCCACCACGGGGTAGCCGGTCGCCCCGTGCACGTTGCCGGTGCGGATCTCCACGTAGCCGATGCCGTCGGGCAGCAGCACACGCAGGGTCTTGTCCGTCATGGGCAGGGTGGGGATCTGATCAGTCACGGAGACCCATGCTCCTTTCGATCATGTCGCCTTCTTCGTCCTCGGCGGCCAGGCACAGTTCGCACTGGTTCTCACCGGAGCCGCACTCGTCGCCAGTCTGGCCGCTGGGGCAGCGCTCCACCTGAGATGCGGCGATGATGGTCATGCTGTCGGCACGCTTCCAGACCGGCTGGACACCAGGCCGGAGGAATTGCACATCGAGCCAGAGACCGCCCTCCCCTTCGTCGTGCTTGACGGCGCGGATGTAGCCCTGCTCGCCGTGCCGGTTCTCCACGTACACCCGGGGGCCGGTCGGCTCGCGCTTCACCGGCTTCGGCGGGGGCGGGCACTCGGGCCCGTCGGGGTGGACCTCGACCCGGTTGTCGGCGAAGGCAAAGGACTCGTAGTCCGAGTAGGAGCCCGGCTGCCATTCCCGCTGCCACCGGTACTTGGTCCGGTCTGCGGCGTAGCCAGAGATGCGGCCAGCGGACGGGTTCATGCGCTCCGGCTTGCGCGTCTCCTCGTTGTAGACCAAGTCGGAGACCAGGACGCGTGTGCCGACCGGCAACAGCTCGTGCTTCGGCTCCGGCGGCGGGTCGGCGTAGGCGCAGTCCTCGGTGTGCCGCTCGGCGCAGGCGGGTCGGCGGGCCTCCTTGGACCTGCACTCCTTGAGCGGCGGGCGGGGGAACACCTCACGCCAGGCGTCCAGCTCATGGAGCCTGCCGTCCGTCGCGGCGTCCACCTGCATCACCACGGCGGCAGTGTGCGCATACGAGGCGGAGACCAGCGCCGACAACATCGTTGCGATCTTGTCGCACCCCTCCGATTCAAGGGCCGTGAACACCTCCTTCACCGACTCTTCGAAGTGCTCCGGGCCGGTCTTTGCGCTACTCATGATGTCTCCTCGGGGCGGCGGTCGCCCAGGTAGATGCGGCCGTTGTCATAGGTGATCAACGAGGCGTCGGGGGCGCGCATCACATACAGGAACTCACCACCCGACCAGGCGGTACGCCACCCGGCTTTGCGCAGGTGATCCCAGACAGTCGCGGTCCCCTTGTTGCCGTCCTCGTCCTCCTGCCCGGCGAAGAAGGCATCCGGCGCGCCGGGCATGGCGGCGAAGGGGTTGTGGTCAGGGGCGAGGATGTCGATCACATCACCCGCGGTCGTCGCATACAGCAGATCGCGCAGCTGCTCGCTGATGGTGCCCCAGAACGTGTCGGCCATGGTCAGGGCTCCTTGGTCATCAGGACCGAACACCCCATGCAGGTGCGGTAACCGTGGTGAGCGATCAGGTCGCGCGCGCTGTCATGGTCACCGGCCGTACAGACCTCGCCACCGCAGAAGGCGGCACCATCCCCACGGGTGCGGTGAATCTGCATGTCGTTGCCCTGGCCGTAGCCGGGCTCGGGGGAATGCTGCATGGTCAGATCTCCTCAATGCGGAAGCGGTAGCCCGATCCCTCATGCAAAACGTCCGCATTCAGGGGGTGCCGGGACAGCTCCAGTGCGAACCGGCGGGCATCGGCGGGCTTGACCATCGCGTTGTCGATGAGCACATACGCGGCGGCGAAGATCAGACCGCGCATGCTGGTGAACGGTGTCTCGTGTCGCCGGGCAGTGCCATCGGGAAGGGTGCGGTGGAGGATGTAGGGCATCAGGGCTCCTCGGTGGTGTAAGACACGCCCCGCCGGAACAGACGGGACGAGATGTGACGGCGCTCGGCAAAGCGTTCCATGGCCTGCTTGCCAGAGGTGAACACCTCTTCGGTGTTCATGAGTTGCAAGGGCGTCTCGCTGTCGCCCAGCCAGACGTTCACCATGTGATCGACCATCCACACGTCGGCGGTCCACGTACGGAAGAAGCGGCGGTAGGTCAGCTCGAAGAGGTGCACGTGGAGTTCGTACTCCCACCGGGGGCGGTCGCCCACGTAGTAGTGGGCGACCTGCTTGACCGACCTCACGTCCACCAGGTGGCGGCTGTCGGTCTCCAGGAAGCTCAACGACCGGGCGTCCCGGTCGGCCAGCCAGCGGCGGGCGTCACCACCAGGGGCGAACATCAGGGCTCCTCGGTGTGGGCGGTGTTGGCGGGCAGGCAGGCGGTCATACTCCGGGACCAGGTGAAACAGCCCAGACAGAACGCGTCGTCCAGGTGGGCGTAGGCGTGATCGGTCGGCAGCACCAGGCGCCCGCAGCACGGGCACGGGTGCGGGGCCTGGTCGGCGGCGTCACGCCGCATGGCGATTCCCCACCCCTTGTGCTCGTACGTCTGACCGAGCGGCGTTCTGCTCAAGTCCTCGACGAAATGCGACAGGACCAGGTCACTGGGCGGGTACTCCTGATCCGAAGCCCACTCTCGCAGCACGTCGTACGCCTCGACGGCCACGCGATACAGGGTGGGCAGCTCCGTGTACACCTCGGCCTTGCCGAAGGCGGCCGGTTCGATGGGCGGGTGGATGACGGACAGGACGTAGCTCACAGGGTCTCCTCCTCAGTCGGTCGAGCGGCCATCGAGCTGCGACAGGTCGATGGTGCGGGACTCCACGCCCGGCATGGGGTGGTGGACCTCGAACACATCGTCGATGGAGTCCGGGTCGAGCTGACGGGCCCGCGCTGTGCGGGCGGCCTCTTCGTGGGTGTCGGCTTCCACCTGGATCTCCCAGACCACGGTGAACTCGGGCATGATCAGACCTCCTTCGTGGCCAGGCGCTGGCCGTTGAGCTTCTTGCACGGGCGGATCCGGCCCTCCCGCAGGAAGTCGTACCAGCCGTCAAAGAACTCCCCGCCGGGGCCAAGGCTGTCCTGGCGCAGGAACTGACCGGCCTCGATCACACCCCACTGGCGGTCGTAGTAGTTGAACACCTTGAGGCCCGGCGTGATCGCGGCGCCGTCGGCGGTGAAGTCGGCGGCCAGGATGCGGAAGTCGTAGCCCGACGGGTGGCCCCAGATGGTGCCCAGCGGGCGGCGGGCCAGGGCATCGGCGAACAGTCGGGCGTTCGCGCTGCCCGCGGCGCCATCCGCGATCAGAATGGTGCGGGCGGCGAGCGCGGTACGCCCGAACGTGACGAACGTGGTGGGGTGGGCCAGAATCGTGTTCACAGGGGTGCGGTACACGAGGAGATAGCGTTTCGGCGCAGGCATGTCGGTGCCTTCCTTGTCGTGGTGGGTTCAGGCGATCCCGATCCGGTCGGCCATGATCCCCAGCCGGTCGATCACGGCCTGACGGAACGGCTTCTCCGGGCATGCGTACTGGCGCGTGCTGCCGTCAGCGGTCGTCCCCTCGATGTGTCCCGCGTAGCCGTTCTCGGTCTCCCACACCGTGCCGATGCGGGTGCCGTCGGCGGACAGGCCCCAGGTGGGGTAATTCGGGTTGCCGCTCCGGTAGTTGATGGCGTGATCAGTCACTTCCAGCGTGGTCATGGTGGTACTCCTCTTCGGGGGTCAGCGGCCGGTCGTGACGATGCGGCAGCGGCCAGCCAGACGACGGGGCGGCTCACCCCACGGATACGGGAGTCGGCGGCGGCGCATCATCCGGGTGCCCACAGCCACCCGGTAACACAGATGACGGCCAGGACGGCAACGACGATTGTGCTGTAGATCTGCACGTCGGTGGGCTCCGTCTTGCAGACCTTCATCCATGCCCACCGCACCAGGAGCAGGGGCGGGCTCACGACGGCCAGAAAAACGACCATCCACATCAGTCGACGTCTCCCGACGCAATGTCGGTATTGCGGGCGTCGATCCACACCCCGGCTCGTTCGGCCAGCCACTCGCGGGTGACATCCTCGGGTCGCATGCCCTCAACGTTGAGGTCGATCAAGAACGGCCAGTCGTCTCGGCTGACCCGGTCCCCGACCGGGATCACGCGGTTCTCGTCCACGAACATCTCGCGGATGTAGATGTAGCCGCTGCCCCAGTAGGCGAACTGCCAGATGGCGCCCCGACTGTCGGGGAGCGCAGCCGTGGCGGGGCTGGCCGGTGTGTACGTGCTCATGATCACTCCGCGGGGTCGTCGGTGAGCGGGACCAGGTCCAGCACGGCGGGCGGGAGCGCAACAGCCAGCTTCGCGGCCTCACTGCCCGCCTTCAGGGCGCGGGCGTCGTGCCCCTCGGCCTCGGCACGCAGAGCGGCGGCCTTGCCCTCCTCGCTGGCCTGCATGCCCCGGTGGTACAGGTAGCGGCTCAGATCCATCCAGCCGGGCGTCTGCACGTCGAAGGTGTCCAGCGCCCGGACGGTCTCCTCCCACATCAGATTGAACGTCTTGGTGTGCCGGTCGACGGGGCCGCGCCGGTCGTTGCGGAACCCGCCCCCGAAGGGGACGTAGCCGTCCCGGTGCCAGCGCCCCTCCCGATAACCATTCGCGTACTCGATGTGCGTGCGGTCCTCGAAGAAGACCTTGTAGTGCACGGCGTAGGCACGCCCGCGGATCGTCCAGTGATCGGCAGCGTCCGGGTCGGCCTCGAACGCGGGATCGGACGCCACACGCAGCATGGGCCGCAGGTCGGTGACGTTGCCGCGCTCGGTGTCGTGGTAGCTGTACGGATCGGCCTGCTCCACCGCGATGTACAGCGGGCCGTACAGGGTGGCGAATGTGACGGGGGTGGTGATGGTTTTCATATCGGTGTCCTCTCTTGGTCATGCTGCGAGGGGAATGCACACCGGGGGTGTGCACTCGGGTCACGCGGCATGCTCAGTAATCCTCGTCCCAGCGCTCACCGGCGTACGTCGGGTCGAACCCGCCCGGGGGGACGTCGGAGAAGGGTGCGTACCGGCGGATGATGTCCTCCTGCTTCTTCAGCCGCTCCGCCCAGTGCCCGTCACAGCGGGGGAAGGAGCGGCCCGTGCCGGACAGCGGCATGCGGTACTCGACCGCGCCGGAACATTGGTTGTTGTGCCGGTCGAGACACTCCAGCGGCTCGGCGGATTCGTTGGTGTCGGTCATGATCCGTTCTCCTCAGCTGCACTCGGGGCACGGTGCCCCGGCGGAACAGACGGTGCTGCCCAAGGCGCACACCCTCTCGGTACGGAAGCTGATGCCCAGCACGCTGTGGGTGACGGTCTCGCCCAGGGGGCAGGCGGCCACCCGCTCGGCGAACGTCTGCGCCCCGCCGTCGCTGACATCCAGACCAGCGGCACGGGCCCGCTCCTCGACCAGCATCCGCACGGTACGGATGGTGTCACGGCGGTTGTCATACGGGCTGCGCAGGGACTTGACCTCACGGCCATTGCCGCGGGTGAAGTACAGGTTGTAGGGCACGGTCAGGCCTCCCCGTCGGCGGGCGTGGACGCAGCGGCCACGACGGCGGCGAACCGCTCGGGCGGGATGCTCACCCAGCGGGACTCGCCCCCGGGGCCGCGGACCTTGATCGCCGGAAGCTCCAGTTCGTCGTCAATGGGACGGGCCTTGTTCAGCTCACGGGCGATGTACTCGTTGTCGGCCATGGTCAGTCCTCCAGCTTCGGACGGCGGGGAAAGCGGACCTCGTTGCCGTCGGCGTTCGTGATCACGGCGGTGGCGCCGTCTGTCTCCGCACGGACGACGGCCAGGCGTGCATCCGTGAGCGTCAGGTTGTGGAGCGTCCCGGCAAGGTCCCCGCTGGTCACGGTCACGGTGTACGGGCCGGACTCGTGCGCGATGTAGGCGGCGACGGCGTCCCATGCATTCCAGTTGGCCATGCCAATGTGATGGCCGTTGTGGCTGATGTGCAGATACCAGCCCGCCCCGTTGTTGCGGACCGTCCAGCGGCCGGGGGCGGCGCCCGTCACCTCCAGCACCGCACAGCGCCACGACGGGTCCGGTCCGTCGTCGGGGTGCCACGTGGCGGGGGGCTTGACAGTGACAGTCATGGTCAGAACTCCTCAACGGGGCAGCGGCCGTAGTGCTCGGCGCGGTAGGTGTCCGTGCACTTCACGCAGTGCTGGAAGTACCCGCCCCGCTTGTACACGTAGGGGCGGGTGATGGACTCCCCGCAGTACGCGCCGATGTTCGCCGGGGTGTCACGGCGCAGGTGAATGATGGTGCCGCTCTCGGTGAGCAGGCCGAAGCGCTGCCGGGGGATGCAGTCGAAGCCAGTCCCGTAGCGGCGGGCGATGTCCTCGGCCACGGCTTCGGCGGACCAGCCCTTACCGGCCGCCCCGGTGGCCAGGCAGCGCCAGCCTGCGACCTGATGGCCGATGACAGCCCAGCGCTGGGCGGCGGGATCGACCAGGACCAGGGCACGCATGCCGTTCGCCTCACGCTCGATGCGGTGGCGGTAGGTGTAGGGGCCCAGGTCCTCGTGGACGAGAGCCGCTCCGGGTTTCATGGTCATGGTCAGGCTCCCAGGTAGGGCCGCACGGAGCGGCGGAACGTCTGACGGTCGGCGCGCTTGAGCTGGCGGCGGCGCACGGTCAGGTCACGGCGGCGCAGGTGGAGGCGGTCACGGTAGTAGTGGCGGCGGGTCATGGCGGAATCCTTCCAGGGACGGGACTAGGCGTCGGCGGTATCGGCCAAGGGGGCGGGGGCCTCGGCCGTCTCGTACAGGGCGAGGGTTTCGCCACCGGTCGGCGTCATGATCCGGGTCAGGGTGACTGACTGGCCGGACGCGTTCGTGTCGGTCCAGATGTAGACCGGGTAGCCGTGCTCGCGGGCCCATGTGACACCGCCCGTGACGACCGTGGGCAGGACGAAGCTGGAGCCGCGCCAGTGGATCTCGGTGATGGTCATGCCGTCACCTCCTGAGGGATATCGGCCAGCGGGACGGACACGGCCCGGTTGTTGTCGCGCAGGTGCACGCGGGGGGTGCCGTCGTCCTCCTCCAGCACGCCCACGAAGGCCACGGTGTAGCCGGGGTGGGCGTCGGGGAACGGCTCGAAGGTGGCGCCGGGGGCGAGGAGACGGCCGTTGTAGGTGATCTCGTGGGTGTGCGGGTCGGTGGTCAGGGGCATGGGAGTGCCTTCCTTGTCGGTGTAACGGAGAGGTAACTTTGTTGAAGGTTGAACGTAGTGACCTCCCCGTTACATCACGGGAAGGTCACTGCTTGGGGTTGCGGAGACGGATGCCCCGGTAGATGTAGGTCAGCCGACCGTCACGGCGGACACGGGCGGATGAGACGCCGGGGCATGCGGACTGAATCGCAGCACCGAATACCGAGGCATGCTGAACGCGCATGTCATCCGCGGAGCCGTAGTCACGGAACGCCTCATACAGAGTGCGGGACGCAATCTCATACTCCGGAGAGCATTCGCACAGGTCAGAGACGAAAGAGACCAGGGGGTCCATGGGAATTCCGGGGGCTGTCTCCTGCTCGGGGATACCCAGGTGGGCGCGGATAGCGGCCAGGATTACCGCGTTCATGGTGGTGCCCTGGTCGGCTGCCGCGAGCCGGATTTGACGGTGAAGGTCGGTGGTGAGTGGGACTTTGTGGAGCACTCGATCAGTCATGTTCTGAGCGTACCGGCCCTGTGGGGCAGCACTCCCAGATAGTTGGCGTGTGCATCTATTGTTCCGACCCCCATCCTGTTGTGTTCCGAGTGAGGATGTCGAGGTCGGAACAGTGTTTTCCCAGGTCACAGGGTGTTTGTTCCGAGTGTTCCGAGTGTTCCGAGTGGAAACGAAGGCAATGCGTGAGAAGGGGTCAGATAACAGATAGGTAACGGTAACGAATAGGTAACGCACGCATGCGCACGTATAAGGAACCTAGAGATTGGTCGGAACACCCGGAAACCTCGGAACACAGGTGGGGTGACCTGCGCAGATGGTGTTCCGACTTACCTGTTCCGACCCCGGAACAGGGTCGGGTACCTCGGAACAGGGGCCGGACGTGGCGGCGTCAACCCGGGGTGGCTTACGGTCCGGGGCATGAGCGAGAGTGTGGCCCCGGCCGATCCGGGTCTGGCCGTGATCGAGCGGCTGTGCTGGCATCTGTCGGGGTGGAACGTCGAGCAACGCGACGTTGACCGGCTCCTGGCCGAGATACAGGTGTACGCGGCAGGGGCGGGCAGTTCCGGCGCAGCGGCGCCGTTGGCCAGCGGGGGTGAGGGGGCTGAGATGGCGCCTGACGCCCCCCTGAGCGCTGCGGAAGCCCCCGCCGGGCCCGTGGAACCGTCCGGGCCCGTGCAAGAGGCGCAGGTGCCCGTACAGCGCGTCCACGTGACAGGGACGCTCGCGCTGGTCTGCCCCGGGGGGCACGCGCCAGCCGCACAACCGGCGTCGCACAAGCGGCAGGCACCGCGCACGCGCAGGCGGGTACCCGCAGCGCAGCGCAGACGGCAGCCCGCCTCGCCGGACACACACGACCCGTCGCAGCCCGAGGACTTCCGCACCTGCCGGGAATGCCGGGAAAGCAAGGCCATCGGTGAATTCGTCCGGGATGTTCACGGACGGCGCGGACGTAAAACGGTGTGCCGGGACTGCGAGAACACCCGCAAGCGCACCGCACGCCGCGCGAAGAAGCAGACGGCCGCCTGATGGCGATGATCCGCCGCTACGGGCAGTTCCCCGCCCTGTTCGTGCCCGACGAAGGAGAAGTGGTCCGCGCGGCACGCTCACCTGCCGGGCCCTACCTGCGGGCCGTCGTGGTCAAGGTACGCCGCGCGTCAGAGGACTACATCCGCATTGACTTTGTGTGGCTGGAGTCCTGGCCCGTCTCCCCGAGCGGCACCGGGCACCGTGCGGGGGAGAAAGGCCATGTGGAGATCCACCGGGACGACACCATCCCGCTGATCCGGCGCCTGCCCGTCAAGCCGTGACAGGGGCGGGGTGGCCACGGCCCACAGGGGGCTGCACTTCCCCGCCCGTACGTCAGGCAACGCTCACGCCACCGGCGTGATCTTCAGGTGGTAGGCGCGCACGGGGCCGTGCAGCCACGTCGAGTAATCCACCGGCCGTCCGTCGTCCGTCCGCAGCCGTGGGCTACCGTCGTCGTTGACGTTCACCGGGAACCGGTCGAGCATGATCCGGTCGCGTTCCTGGGAGAACCCCTGGACATACCAGGGAGTCACCCTGCACCCGTCATCGATCAAGTAGATGGCCTTGAATGCGTCAGGCTCGGCATTCCAGCCGACCACCACGTAGCGGACGCTCCCCTCGGCCGACGTCCACACTTCCAGCAGCGAGTGGGCAATCCGGCGCGGCACGGGCTCATAGTTGTCCATGGCGCAGCAGAAACCCACGGTGTGAGTGAATGTCTCCCCCGTGTGCGGGTTGGTCCAGCCGACCGGCTTGTCATCGGTGTAGCTCATGATCAGATCTCCCTCTCCAGCCGAACCGTCTCCACGCTGCGCACGTCGAACCGAGCGGTCAGCGTGCCGTGTTTGCGCAGCCATACCGGCTGCCTGCGCAGCTTGTACGCCTGCGTGACCTCCATCGACCCCGTGCCGGGAATCCGGCACAGGCCCGGGTACGACAACACCCACTGAGCCGCCGTGCTCGGCGACGATGCCTTGACGTTCACCGCGGCCACCGTGACGTGCGTGAACGCACGGTTCACCGCGCGCACGTTGACCCGGTACACCGAGTGCGGCGGACTGTCCGAAAGAATCGGCATGACTTCCCCTCCTGTGACTGTGCGGACATCCGGCCCGCCGTTCCCTGCGGAACGGTGAGCCGAGACCCGTACAGGTCAGGCGTAGTGAGTCCAGCGCTCCCCGTCGCGCTCACGCCATGCGACCGCGTGACCGTTCGGGCACGAACCAAACGTGCACCCCCACGACTCGACAGAGCATGACGCGCCGAACCCGACGAGCCACCGCCCGCCGTCGTCGTCCACCAGGGAGCGCACGCTCCGCGCATACCAGCGGTCACCGATCGTCGCCGGTCCAGAGACGATCTGATACCGGACGTCGTCGCCCATACCGAGGTGATTCTTCGGACGGAAGTGAACCAAGTGCTCGCCTTCCACACGGATCGTCAGTCCCATGTCCGCGCGGGTGATGGGCGTCTTGCCGTCCCACTCGTACGGCAGTCTCTTTCTCATCACTCACCCTCCCGTTCCGGCGCGATCCTCGTGCAGTACGACCCGAACGCGTCGAACGCGTCCACCTCGCCCGTGTAGCCGATGCTCGGCACGTGCACGGTCACCCGCCTACCTTCGATGGCCCGGATATACCCCCACGTGGCGCGGTGCGGGTTGATATACCCGTAGTTGTTCGGCGGGTAGAACGCTGCGAGGTGGCCGATGTACGGCTTCAGCGCTTCAGTGATCTCCTCGGCGCTGAGCCCCTGCTGGGTGCTCAGGTACACCGTGCCGTCCGTGCTGGCCACGTACTTTGGAATCATGTCTCTCCCCAATCCGGCACGGAGTGCCACCTAAGTGACACTCCGTGCCATTTTTCCGCTGTGACACGACGTGTCGTGTCGGGACTACACCAGTTGAACGCGTTCAACTCCACACCGAACGACCGTTCGGTACGCGTTACGGATCATCCAGTGATCAAACTTGACTAGCCACCGGTGGGGCAGGCGCTAGATGCGGTAGCCGAGCTGTGCGCACGTGAGGGTGGCGTCTTGGCCTGCCCAGCGGTTGACCTGCTCGTTGTTGCGGTAGGTGTCGTAGGTGACGTCACCGGTGAGTTCGCGGGTGGCGGTCATGATGCCGCCGTGGCGGTGGGCGTAGCGGCAGATGCCGCGCTGGGTGGTGTAGTCGTCGTGCTCCTGGCCGCGCTTGCCCTCGGGCACGGCGTTCCACAGGCGGGCGGCGTCCTTGGGCGTGCCGTGGGTGAGGCAGGCGTGGTCATAGGCGGGCTGTCCGCGGTAGCCGGTGTCACAGACGGAGGCCATGAGGGGGTGGGTGGGGGTGGGTGCTGCTTGTGCGCTGGGGGTGGTGGCGGTGAGGAGGGTGATGAGTCCTGCGCCGATGCCTGCGAATGCACGCCGGATACTGATCATGTGCATGTCACTTCCTTGTCTGTTGGTGCCCGCTCGTGGAT